ATGAACCTTTTATATTATTTATGTCGTTTTAGAGTTTAAGTTTATATTAAGTTTCAGTTATTATAGTATATACTACTAAAAAGCCAAGCATTTTTTATACTTTTTAATATTGCTTTAAGCTTTAAGCATATGCTAGGATATATAGCATTGTTATATACTACTAAAAAGCCAAGCATTTTTTATACTTTTTAATATTGCTTTAAGCTTTAAGTATATGCTAGGATATATAGCATTGTTATATACTACTAAAAAGCCAAGCATTTTTTATACTTTTTAATATTGCTTTAAGCTTTAAGCATATGCTAGGATATATAGCATTGTTATATACTACTAAAAAGCCAAGCATTTTTTTAAGTACCAAATAAAACTACTAAAAATTTTTAAAAAAGTTTTTTATATTATAATATCATATTAAAGGGTAAAAATTTTTTAAAAAATTTCAAACTCTTTAATATTAAATTAGAATATTAACAAATTTAAAATTTGTAGTTTTTTATTAAGGTTATCGTATTTGATAGAGTCGTTTTGAGATTTAATCCAGTAGTAATTTAACGCAAGGCTCATAAAGCTCAATAAAAATAGCGCTGTCGTCAAAGCTTTTATCTTTTTTAAGTTCTTTTAGGTATTTCCATCCGATCCATTTCTTAGATTTTGATTTTAAAATACCTAAAAACACTTCTTCCTTAGCTCTCTGTTTATAAAGAGGTAGTTTTTTCACCACCTCATATATTGGTTCTAAATCTTCACAAAATATCATTAGTTTTTAGTATTACCTTTCCAAACTTGTGTATATTTTTGTGAATATCTCTTCATACGAGCTTTATGTTGTCTTCTATATTTTTTAAGGTATTTAAGCGCTTTTTTGCGTTCTCTTCTACCTTCACCAGTTTTTCTAAATCTTGCTCTTAAAACTGCTGATCTTTTCCAAGCTGATCTTTTTCTATCACGTCTTAATTGTTTAGTATGTGCAATATCTACTAATTGTTCACTTAAATCACTTAAATCATTAGCTTCTAAAATCATAGCAGCTTCTTTAAGAACTTCAGCATCATCAAATGATTCATCTACTGGAGTTGCACCATATTGTTCATAATTGTTAGCTTCATACTCAGAAATTTCTTCGAGAACTTCTAAAACAAGATAGCCAATATCTTCAAAATCTTCTGCTGATAAAATTTCTTCTTTGGAAGCAACTATATATCCATTATCGTTAAGAATACTTATAATTAATGCAATCGTATCTGGATCTAAAGAATTAATTATATCGTCGAATTCTTCCTTTGATAGTGGTTCAAGCTCTGAATCATCACCAGAATCATCTTCATCAATTTTAGAATCTTTGCGTTTAACAATATCTGCTTTAGTGGTAGGTGTTGTATCTATATCACCAGAATCAGTTTCTTTGATTTCAGGGTCTTTATAATCCAGCACTTCACAGCCAGAATTCTCATAAACTAGGTTTAATAATGTGTCTTTGAAACTCATTTTAAGTCCTTATTTTTAATTATTTTTAATAATTCATAATTCGTCTCAGCCCAGGATTTAAACTTGATCCAGTTCTCTGACAAAATCTTAGCATCTTCAGCACTCAACGAATAATATTCTATGTTATTTATTTTTATTACAGTTAGATTATAATCTTGTGTTATAGGCGGTTCTTTAATATCCGGTATTTTTGGGTATACAAACTCAGTTCTAACAGTGGTACAGCCTATAAAAATAAAAGGTATTAAGGCCAATAAAAACTTTTTAAACTTCATAAAGATTCCTTATTTTTGGTTAGATATTTGAGTTTTACCTATATTTCCTAAAAATAAAGGTATACCTTTAGCTGAGGTAATATTGGTGTCTACTTTAGATATTTGAACTTTACAATCCTTGACTGTTACATATTTTGTTTCAGTTTTAATAGGTTTATTTTCAAGTTCTTTAATGTTGTTAACAAGTTCTCGATTCTTTTGGTCTTGTATTTTATTTAAATTGACCTGGATGTTTAGAGAAGTTTCTAAACCTTTGTTTTTGGCTTCTAAGCTCGAAATAGTTGTTTGTAATTGAGCATTATCATATTTAAGCCATCCTATATATCCTAGCATAGCAACAATGATGAAAGCAATGGCTACATATTTTGCATAGTCCCTCTTTTAAGATTATTTATATACTAATACAGCTATCATAATTAAATCTTAAACTAATATTAAAAAGTATAAAAAATGCTTGGCTTTTTAGTAGTATATAACAATGCTATATATCCTAGCATATGCTTAAAACTTAAAGCAATATTAAAAAGTATAAAAAATGCTTGGCTTTTTAGTAGTATATAACAATGCTATATATCCTAGCATATGCTTAAAACTTAAAGCAATATTAAAAAGTATAAAAAATGCTTGGCTTTTTAGTAGTATATAACAATGCTATATATCCTAGCATATGATTAAATCTTAAAGCAATATTAAAAAGTATAAAAAATGCTTGGCTTTTTAGTAGTATATACTATAGTATAATGTCTAAAACTTAAAGCAATATTAAAAAGTATAAAAAATGCTTGGCTTTTTAGTAGTATATACTATAGTATAATGTCTAAAACTTAAAGCAATATTAAAAAGTATAAAAAATGCTTGGCTTTTTAGTATATACTATAATACTAAAAACTCACTAAAAATTAATAACATTTTAAGTTTTAATTTTATATAATAACAATATTTCAAATCAAAAAGGATTTATATGAAAGATACAGTTTTAAGTCTAAGCGGTGGTTTAGACTCAAGCGCTTTACTATTTGAGTTTAAAGATCGTATTAAGATTGCTGTAAGTTTTAAATACGGTTCAAATCATCAAGAAAAAGAACTAGCAGCTGCTAAAAAAGTCTTGGATGAAGTAAATAAATTAGGTGCTGAAATCGAACATAGAATAATCGATTTAACAGAAGCTTTTGGAACTTTTAAAAGTGCTTTATTAAGCGGTTCTAAAGCAGTTCCCGAAGCTGGTTCAACTGAAGTTTCAAATGTAATTGTTCCGTTTAGAAATGGTATATTCTTAAGTATCTTAACGGGTATAGCAGAATCAGAAGATTGTAGATTTATTGCTATAGCAAACCACAGTGGTGATTCTAACGTATTTCCAGATTGTAGATATGATTTTATCGATGCTATGTTTAAAGCCATTGGTTCGGGAACCGAAGACAGAGTTCAGGTATTCGCACCGTATACAAATATTACAAAAACTGATTTGACAATCCGTGGTATATCTAATGGTTTAAACCCAGATTGGACTTACAGCTGCTATAAAGGTGGTAATAAACCTTGCAATGAATGTTCTGCTTGTGTTGATCGTAATAAAGCAGTGCAAGAAGCTACAACAGTTTTAAAACATTTTAGTTCTTAATTTATTGTATATTGAGTTTTAAGATATTATAATATTTCAATAGTATTGACAAATAACACTTTAGTGTTCTAGCTTTACACTTTAGTGTTAATTTTTAAAATTAGAACCAAAGGAGAATTATGAAACTATTCGAAGCTTGCTTCAATTTAGGTAATTTTGAAACTTATGAAAGATTCTATAATACAGAAACTAATAAGTCTGAAATTCAAAAAGTCTTTCTTAAGAATCAAGTTTTTATTGAGGATCCTAAAGGAGAATATACATTTTTTATTAGATCCAAATATTAAACTAACAAAAGTTCAAGCTAATCAAGCTAAAAATTTAGAAACTTATGGTAAGACTAATATTGCTGCTGAACATATTAGGCAGAACTATTGGAAACTCAATGATTCAAAATATAATAAAAATATAAGTATTTTTTTATCTGGATATAGAAACTACGGCACACTCACCTATTGACACCGAAGCTTGTAGAGAAAGAATAGTTTCAATTCAAGTATATCATAACTTAACGAATACAAATTATATTTTTACAAATGAGTTCTTTGATACCGAAGCTCATACTAAAGATTCTAAATATATTTTCGATGATAGGACTTATGATTTTAAACTTAAATACTATCAAGTAGAAGGTGAACATAATTTATTAATTGCTTTATTTAAACTTATAGAAGCTTTAAAACCTTTATTAGTATTAGCTCACAATGGTGAAGGTTTTGACTTTGCTTATCTTTGGAGAAGAACTGAAAAGTTAGGTTTAACTGAAGGATTTAGTCCATTTGGAAAATCTGAATTTCAAATAAATGAATTAGATAATGGAACTAAAAAATACAGTATAAAAGCGCCCGGTGTTTTCTATATGGATACTATAGATATCTATAAGAAGTTTAGACTTAAACCGAGAGAATCTTATTCATTAGATTATATTGCAGAAGTTGAATTAGGCGAAAGAAAAGTTAATCACGATTGTTTTAAAACTTTTGATGGTTTTAGAACAGGTGAAGGATTTATTAGACCAGAAGTTGAACCTAGTGAAGAATCTATTTTAGAATATAAACTTTATAATGCTAAAGATGCTGAAGAAATAAAAAGAATTTCTAAAGAATATTTTATTCATTATAGTATTATAGATACATACTTATTATATAGAATAGACAATGCAATTAAATTATCTGATATTATGATTAGTATTGCTTCTATTATGGGTATTCAATTACCACAAACACTTGGGACAACAACTCCTTGGAGTACATTTATCCGAAATTATGCAATGCAAGATAAAATAGTATTACCAAATCCAAGTGAATTTAGTGGTGATGTAGAATTTAAAGGGGGTTTTGTAGCTGAACCATTAATTGGTAGATATGATTGGGTTTTTTCAGCGGACGTTACCAGTATGTATCCTAGTCAAATTATGGCATTTAATTTAAGTTCTGAAACATTTATACCATTTTATAAATTGCCAAATGATTTACAAGAAGCTATAAATGAATTAGATCTTAATGAAGATGAACAATATCATATTAATAATTATTATAAAAATCCCGAAGCTTATAAAAAATACACGGATTTACTTATAAAGTATAATTATTGCGGATCATTAACTGGATCTGTGTATGACAAATCTAAAAAAAGGTATTCTACCAATATTAACAGAATTAGTTTTCAATCTTAGAAAAGCAGCTAAAAAAGAAATGTTGAAATACGAACAAATGGCTGAAGATGCTAAAGATCCAGAATTAATACAAAAATATCAAGCATTAGCAACGGAATTAGATGTCAATCAATTGACATTTAAGATTTTAATTAACTCATTATACGGGGCTTGCGGAAATAAACATTTTATTCTATATAATAAAGAAATCGCTAAAGCTATCACAGGAAATTCAAGATTTTATATAAATCTTATGAGTAAAAATATCAATAATTTTTTGTGCGATTTATGTGGTTCTGGAAATTATATAATTTATAATGTATACTGACTCCGTTGTTGGGGATTCAATTATTAAAGTAAATGGTAAAAATATTAAAATAGAAGATTTTTATGATTCTATAAAAGTTGATCCTATTGTTACAAAATCTGGTAATAATGTAAAATTAGTAGATAATTGTTTTACAGAATCTGTAAATAAAAACTTACAAATTGAAACTAAAAAAATTAATTATATAATGAAACATAAAGTTAAGAAGGAATTTTTTAAAATAAAAGTCAATAATAAAGAAGTGGTCGTAACCGAAGATCATAGCATTATGGTTTTAAGAAATTCTGAATTAATTGAGGTTAAACCAAGAGATATTAAAAATGGAGACTTAATAATATTAAATGACTGAATCATATTTTAACGATTTCAAACAATTTTTAAAATCTGAAGTTAAAAATGGTAAATTGCCTTATACAACTATGTACAAATATTTACTCACGTTTAGCGAATACAGACCTAAAAATTTATACGCGCGATACCGACGTTTACGCAAATACACTAAGGGTGGTATAACGAAATATAAATGTTTGCTGCTATACGGTAAAACCGGAGCGCTAAAAAAATGGACAAGTTATTGTAATAGACAAGCATATACAAATACAAAAGAATATAAAATGAATGTGCTGGGTATGAGTGATTATGAAGTAGATTGTTATAATCAATCCAGAGCGGTGACTAAGAAAAATTTAATAATGCGTTACGGTGAAGACCTAGGTAATAAAAAATGGGAGGATTATAGACATAGACAGGCATACACAAATACAAAAGAATACTTTGTTGAAAAATATGGTGAAATTGTAGGCGAACAGAAATATTATAACATCAACGCAAGTAAAGCAATCACTCGTGAAAATCTTATTAAAAAATATGGTGAATACCTAGGTAATGAAAAGTGGCTTAATTTTTTAAATAACAAAAAGTGTATAGGTTATTCAAAAATGGCTACAAAATTATTTGAAGAATTGGAATCCAAATTAGGAAATAATTATACTTTTTATTATGAACCAAAAACAAGAGAAATAGTATTAAATTCTAACGGAACTCCGTATTTTTATGATTGTTATATCAAAGAATTAAAATTAATAATAGAATTTAATGGTGATGTATTTCACGCAAATCCTAAAATATTTAATAGCCACGACAATCCCAATCCATTTGACAAGACATTGACTGCTGAGGAAATATGGGAAGCAGATAATAGAAAAATTAATCACGCTTTAGATAATGGCTATAAAATTATAATAATTTGGGAAAACGAACTTAGAATTAATACAAATTTAAGTAATATTATTATAGAATATATAAAATCGAATAATTTATTAGATTTAAAGGAGTTTATTTGATAGTAACTGAAAATTTCCAAGTAGAATCTTTAGGTATCCAAGAATTAGATGTCTATGATATTGAAGTAGATTCTAATCATAATTTTTTTGCTAATGATATATTAGTTCATAACAGTTGTTATGTTCAAGTACCTAATATTATAAACGAAAAATTACCAAAAGACCCACAATTAGCAACAGATATAATTGATAAATTTATAGAAACTAAAATACAACCGGTAATTAACACAAGCTCACAAGAACTAGGGTCTATTTTTAATGCTTTAGATGCTTCAAGAATTTCTGCAAAGCGTGAAGCGATTGCAAGCTCTGCTGTGTTTGTAGCAAAGAAAAGATATTTTATGAAAGTTATAGATTCTGAAGGTGTTAGGTTCAGTGAACCTTATCTTAAAACAATGGGTATCGATATTGTCAGATCCAGTACACCAGCATTTTCTAAAAAATATCTTAAAAAATCCGTCAATATTATATTAGAAAGTACAGAAGAAGAACTTAAAGAATAGGTTAAAAAATATTAGATCATTATACCTGGGTCAAAATCTAATGGATATTGCTAAGATATCTTCGGTCAGTTCTAGCAAATATAAACTTGGTGTGGACAAATCCATACCGATTAATTCAAGAGCTTTCTTAGTATCAAATCATTATATAAATAGTCTAAATACAGGTGAGTTTCAACCATTAGAATTAGGCGAAAAGGTTCGTATGTTATATCTTAGAGAACCTAACCCATTAAAATCTAACATTTTTGCTTTTAATAATGAAAAATTTGCAAATGTATTTAAAGATTATATAGATTGGGATACTAATTTTAATAAGTTCTTTTTAAAACCACTTGAAATAATGACAGACCCACTTAATTATAATTTACATAAAGAAACTGAAACTTTGGAGGAATGGTAATGGATATACTCGGTGTTTACAATTATATTAAATCTTATATTTTAAAAGGATACAATTATTTAAAAAGTAATTATTCTTTTATTACTATAATGATATTATTATTTGGCACTATTTGGTTAGCTTATAATTTATTATTTGCTGTAATTTTTATTGTTTTCTTTTTAATAGGTTCGTTTGTTTTATTTGCATATCTTGATTCTGCAATAGACGACATTAATTTTAAAAAATAATGATTAATAGAGCTGTTATAACTAGGTGTTTCAAATATAATGGCTCTATGTTCGATGCTTTTGAATATTTTTATAGACTTTGGGAATTAGATCCTGATACTAAATTTGTTTCATTGTACAGTCATATCAATAAAGATTTTTTAAGCATTAAATACAACGTAGATCCAAAATGTTTTGATAATTTTATATATAAAGATCCATATGATTTAGAATTTAACAAAGTTTTATTATTCGATACTCACGATTTCTATAATATAAATCACCCAAAATCCCTTAAATTAAATAAGTTATATGTAATCGCTAACAGCACCATAGGGTTCAAAGAAAATACTGAATATTTTGATGAATATTTTTTAAATAAAAATTATATTAATAAAATATATTATCAGATTCACAGAATATTTAATCATTTAGATAATGTATATGTTAATTGTATGGATAATTGCTGCAAGAGTTATTTAAATATTCTTAAAATGTATCCGAAAGCAATTATCAAAGATCCTAAAAATAATTTTCAACATTACACAATGACTAAGAATTTTATACCGGATATTTACAAGTATTTTAATAAGTACATATATGTTAAAACTGGTAGAACTTATGATAGACACCCAAGACAATTTACAGAATGTGCTTACCAAGGCATTGATTGTGAATATATTTCTGAAGGTTCTAAATTCACAAAAAAATGATAATTCATATTATAGATTCGAAGATAGATATGATTTTGATAAGAGATCCATACACAACGATATAGTTATATCTAAAATGCTCGATTAATACCAAAAATAAATAAGCTAAAAGGTTTGTGATGAGATTCTTAGAATACTATAGATTAAAAGAAGCTGAAGAATTTAGTAGAAATGACATTAAAACCATCGTTAAACAATACAACAAAGCATTCACAAGAATCTTGAATGCAAAATTTTATTTAGTTAATGAAGTCGAGCACTGCACTTCAAATGGTTCAAAATTAATAGGTATTAGATTCGCCAGTGCTGATGGCTATATGATAAGATTTAATTACGCTGACAAAAAACGCTAAACAAATTCAGAAAATTAACAAAACTACTAAAGAATTTCACGTTGAAAGTATAGATTTTTGGAATCCAATAACTGGACATTTAAATAAACCAAGTATCAGAGTTTCTGTAATTTCAAGTTTATCACTCAAATATTTTATAGAAGACATTACAACTTCTATTAAAAAGAATCTTTTAGGAACTTTTTATTATAAAGATCTTAAATTTACAGACGATATAAAATCAGAAAAATATATGATTAATCCAGATGAAATCATATTCATTAATACTAAAGGATTTAAAGAATCCAATGATTTTACATTAAGTTCACAAGATCCTAATATTCAACTTATACTTAATAATATCAAAGAAGTTTATGGAGAAGCTTGATGAAAAGAATCTTAACCTTATCAGATCTTAGGCAATATATCAAAGAAGAACTTGGATATCCACAATTACAAGTCGAACTTACAGATAATCAATTAGATCACTGTATTGAAAAAACAGTTCAAATGTTTTGTAATGTTGCCTATGATGGAGAATTAACAAGATATATAAAATTTGAATGTCAAGGTCAAGGTAATTATTTTGTAGATCCTGAAGTTGAAGAAATATTACAAATATGCCAAAGTGGTATTTTTGTAGGTTCTGATTTAAATGGATTAATAGATCAAAACCTGTCTAATTATATACTATCCACTTCTGGTGTTGCTTTAAGTTACTTAGTTACTTTAAGTTCTACAAGATCCTTAGTTGACAAATACTTTGGTCAACGTGTTAATTTCGAGTTTAACTCTCATAAGGGATTATTATCAATATATCAAAATTACCATGGGCCTTTGTTAATTGAAGCTAAATGTAAATACATACCAGATGAACACGATAAAATATATGACCAAGAATGGGTCAAAGCAATGTCTGTGGCTCAAGCCAGATTGATGCAAAGTGTAGTCTTAGGAAAATATTCAGCACCTTTAATTAATGGTTCGCAAGTTAATTATAGTGATATTAGACAATTAGCCCAAGATGAAATACAAAGATTAAACGAGGAACTTTCCAATAAATTTACAGAACCTGCTGTATTTATCGTTGGCTAAATAATTTTATATTTAAGGAACTCTTAAGATATTTTATATTATAATTATCAAAAGGAGATAATATGAGAGTTTCTAAATACAAAATGTTGAGTTCCTTAAAAGACTCAGAATACAACTTAGTTTTAACAAATTACAAATACCCACAATCTAAAATAGATTTAGAAGAATTTAACGAGTTTGGAGAACGCTTCTTAAAAGATAATGCAATTATCGATGTTAAAAAACTCAAAGACCCTGAATTAAATCTTAGATATGATTATGTTTTAATACTTAGATCGAAACTCACTGATACTGCTTTAGAAATTATAAAAGAAGCTTATCCTATGCTAAAAACTATTGACGAATATAAAGCTTCATTAACAGGAGATTTTAATGAATTATGATAAACTAAATAAAATTGGAATAATTTTGATTATTATTTTATCAGTTGTTTATTTTATGCTTGATATTAATAATACAAAAGTTAAAAATTTAGAATTTAAAATTCAAGATCTCCAAACAGAACTTAATAAAACCAAAAAAGAATTAAATGATACCAAAATTAATTTAAATCATTTAAGTTCTAAAGTTCAAGATTTAAAAATATCTTTAATGAAAGATATGTCGTCAATGTATCACTTAAGTGATAAACAACAATCTCTAATACTTGATGAAATATGGAAACAATCTAAAAAATACAAAATAAATCCAGCATTCTTATACGCAATACTGTGGAAAGAATCAAGATTTAGAAACGACGTTATTCATAAACCTACTTATGTTAGAACACTTAAAAAAGAAATACAAGCTCAAGGTATGGGTGCTATTGTTTGGGATTTCTGGGGAGATAAACTCAAATCTAATACAAGTTTAAAATCTAAAAAAGATCTTAAAAAATTGGAAAAAGAATATAGAAGGAACTGCATATATACTTAGTTATTTGAAATCTTTACCAAAGGTATCTAATACAAAAAATAAGTATGAATCAGCGGCTTCAAGATACTATGGAAAATACCAAGCAAATTACGTGAATAAAACAATGTCAAAATTTAATGAACTAAACTCTTAATGCTGAAATTAAAGTGGGTTTAAATAACGATTTTGAACCGATATGATTGTCTAATAATTAAGTACATTTTAAGTGCTAATATGTTATAATATTGTTAGATTTCAATAGAAAGGAGAACTATGAATGAATTAAGTTTTGTACCAAAATCAGAAATTCTTAATAAATCACAAGAAACTTGTATTAAAGAATGCCAAGATATTGTATTTCAAGAAACAAAAGAAGTTTCTAAAGACCTCATATTAGGTACATTATTAGGTATGATAGATTCTGTCAAGATTTCAGATTCTGCAGTTCATATAAAATTCAATAAATCTTTAATCATACAAAGTGAAAACATTGTTTTAGGTGCGGATAATTTAAATATACAACTTGCAGGAAACCGAGTAGAATTACAACCAAGAATCAAACAAAATCCAAAGGAGATTAAATGATCACAAAAGATTTCATTAAAGAACTTTCAAAAATAGTCGAGCATAACTGATAAAGTTATTCTTAAGTATCCAATAACAACATTAAATTCTGAAGCTATAGATATGCTTGTAAATATAGATGCGTCTAAATTAGGATGCCAAGAATTCCCAGATACTGGTATATATGAATTAAATAAGTTTGTTCATATGTTCGCATTATTTGATAATCCAGAAATTACAAGAACAAACAATGCAATAGAATTTGAAACACCGGGGACAAAAAGTGTTTATACAATTTCAGATTTGTCTGTAATGGAAAACTTTGATCAAAAAGCTTCAATTATTGAAAGTTTAGATAATTTTCCAGAAGTTGCCAGAGTTGACATTAGTATTGAAGTCATAAAACAAATTAAACAAGCTTCAAGTATTTACAACGAATTAAATGTTTTAAGTATAGAAGGTAAATCAAATGATTTATATTTGTATTTAGATGCACATAATAGATTTAATTCTTCTAACAATACATTTAGCAAAGAGTTTTTAAATCATTCAACTATGGATTTTAAACTGAAAATCAATATTGAAAATTTTGTTAAACTGCCGGTAACAAATTATACTTTAAAGATTAAATATAATGAGAGTAAAAACGCATTTAGAATTCTCTTTGAATCTGAGTTTTCTAAGATTTTGATCTCAAAAATTGCAGATTAAAGATTTTACACCAAGGAACAATAAATGGATAATTTAAAACAACTTTCAGCTACGTGTATGCAAATCTTTATTAAATTAAATGGAATGCATTACTTAGCCAAAGGCAATCAATTTCACAGACTTCACGAAATAACACAAGAATATTATGAATTTTTTCAAGAGTCGTTTGATACATTCAATGAAAGATTGGTTCAATTGAGTTTAACACCCTGTGTTAATATACAAGAAATCCACGATCTGAAAAATCCATATATTTTAGATCTACAAGCTACAAAACTTGATTTGGATACTATAGCTAGCGCATTAATAAATGATTTTAAATTAGTTGACAATTCAGTAGCAGTTCTTATTCAAGAAGCTATTAAAATTGAAGATACTGTTACAGAAGACATCTTAAGAACATTTAGAATTCGTCTCCAAAAATATATTTGGATGCTCGAATCTATGCAAAGTTAAGGAGGTATAATGTTAAAAGAAGATAAATTTATTTGGAGTTTATTTCAGAAAAAATTTCCAGAAGTTTCAAGAGAAGCTTATGAAGATTTTGTAGAAGAATATTTAAATATCAAACCATTTAAAGCTAGCGAAAATATATTTGAAACCAATCAAAGTATTTCAAACGAAGCTCATTTTATTATGAGAGCATTAGCTACTAAAAAATTACAAGAAGTTTTTGAAATACTTAAAATTGATTTAGAAGACCCAAATGTTAAAGCAGATTTTGAAAATGGTAATTTAGGAACACCAGGCAGAGTCATTAAGCTAATGGCTGGTGCCAACACTGATGATGATACTGAGTGTGGCTCTGGTAGATTTATGAAACCTGTTAGAATAGCAACTTTTCCAAATAAAGACGCAGCTAAGATTCCAATTACTAAAAGGATTAACATAGCAAGCAATTGTAGTCATCATTTATTACCATTTAATACAGATTTTGCGGAAGATTCCTATGCAATAGTTAGTTATATACCTAAAGATTATGTTCTGGGTATTTCTAAGTTACAAAGATTAGCAGATTTCGTCTCGAGGCGTTATTGGTTGCAAGAAGATTTGACTAAAGAAATCTATAATAAAATTAAAGAAGCAGCACAAACTGAAGATGTTTATGTTAAGTTATGTAATATTAAACATACTTGTGAATGGATTAGAGGTGCAAGAAACACTGAGGGGGGGATTTACTTCAGAATTCTACGGGGGGTGCTTTTGGTGATCCTGAATTAAGAAAACAGGTTCAAATCCGAGTTTAATGTTAATACACTATAGATCTTAGCATTTAACACTTTAGTGTAATTTGCTAGATCTTTAGTAAAAAATTTAATTAAATTTTAATCGTTCTTTATATATAATATCATATTAAAAATTTAAATTTAAATTTTAAAAGTCTAAATCAAAGGAGTTTAATTTGGATAATTTTGAATCGGTTCTTCTAAAAAATATTATAGAATCTAAAGATTTTTTTAATAAAGTAAGGCCAATCTTAAAACCTAGTATTTTCACAGATTTTGGTAACCAAAAAATCTATGAATTAATAGATAATTTTTATTCTAATTATAATACAACTCCTAGTATTCAAGAAATAGCACTTCAAATTAAAGATATTCCTAATAAAGAAGCAAGAACCCAGATTGCTACTAAACTTAATGATGCTAGAAACTCAGAAAATATCAACAAAGAATTCTTAGATGATTTAACTGTTAAATTCATTAAGGACCAAATGTTCACAAAAGCATTAATGTTAGGTGCTGAGTTCATTGATAAAAAAGATGAAACTTATAAACAAAAAGCCAAAGATCTTATAGATGCTTCACAACTTGTGAATATTCATAAAGATCTTGGTAATGAATATAATAATATAGAAGAACGCATTGATTATTATCAAAATCCAAGAAAAGGTATCAAATATTTAAGATTCAATACTTTAAATGAGTATATCGGAGAAGGCTTTCTTAACGGAACTTTGAATATTTTTATGGCTCCTGCAGGTATTGGTAAAAGTTTATTAATGAGTACCAGCATTGGTGATTTTCTTAAACAAGGTTTAAATGTATTATTAGTCAGCTTAGAATTATCTAATTTTGAGTTCTTAAAAAGAATAGATGCTGACTTATTAGATATACAAATTAATGCTTTAAAAGACGTAGACCCTAGTGTTATCAGAACTAAGTTTGAAGAACTAAAAAGATCTGGTATTGGTAGCTTATATGTTCAAAACTTCCCAGCTGGTTCTTTTAGTTCAAATGATTTAAAATCTTTATTAGAAATGTATAAAGCTAATAATATAAAATTCGATGCAATATTCTTGGATTACTTAGGCTTGATGAAATCTGATAGAGTTTCTGCAAGTGCAGGTTTATATAGTTATATTAAGGCCATTGGTGAAGAAGTTCGTGCTATTGCAGTCACAGAAAATATTCCGATATTTTCTTGTTCTCAATTAAATAGATCAGCTGTAAATAATACAGATTCTAACAATGAAGCTATTTCAGATTCTATGGGCACTGCTATGACTGCTGATTGGATTTGTTTCTTATTGCAAACTGAAGATCTTAAAAAGAAAAATACTATTAGATTTAAAATAACTAAGAATCGTTATAATGGTAGAACTTCAAGTTTTGATATGCATATTAATTATATGAATATGCGTATAGAAGATATAGTTTCAAATGATATACAAATGTTAAGTAATACTGATATTAAAAACGTTCCACAATTAGAAATACAAAAACCTAAAACTGATTGGAACTTTAATTAGTCTCATAAAGATTGACACTACAGCGTTAAATGTTTTAAATTTAATTAAACTTTAAGTTTATATATTATATAATTATATTGTTTAAGAGATTTAAACATTTTACACTTTGGTGTTAATCGATAACTCTTAAGTAAAGTTTAAAAGTTTTTTAATTAAACTTTAAGTTTAAATATTATATAATTATAATGTTTAAAAAGTTTTTTTAAACGGTTAGATTCTAACCAGGATTTTCAAACTGTCAATGTAAAAGTTGCAGTTTGAATCCTTTTTAAACGGTTAGATTCTAACCAGGATTTTCAAACTGTTAATGTAAAAGTTGCAGTTCGAATCCTTTTTAAATTAATTAAACTTTAAGTTTAAATATTATATAAAAATCTTTAATTATAAATATGATTGAAAATTTATAATTTTCGGGGTGTAGCGCAGTCTGGTTAGCGCACTTGGTTTGGGACCAAGGGGCCGAAGGTTCGAATCCTTTCACCCCGACCATTCTAACATTAGTAAGCATTCGGGTAATTGGTAACTCACCAGACTGTAAACACATTTAAGATTTCAGTAGAAGTTTTAAATGTGTTTATGATGTCAGCGTTATATTATATAACTAAAACTGATGATTGTAAACACAATTAAAAATCATTTGTAAGTTTTACCCATGTTTATTAAATTGTGATGCTATATGTTTATATAACCAATAAATATATTTAAATATATTTTGAAGGGTTAAAATGACATTTAAAGATTATTTAAACAATATTCCTATAAATGAAGCGTTAAAGACGGATGTGTCTGCTATAGAGGAACTCAGAAATAGATATCAAGAAGTAGCCAAAAAAAAGATGGAATTGCAAGCCGAAATAAGTAAACTAGAAGCTGCGCAGACTACAGCTTACTTTAAACTAGGTGGCTTAGCTGCACAGATTGCGCCCGATAACGTTGATAATGAAAAACTCAACAAAGGTTTAGAACAATACGACAGTGAAATTGAGAATATTGAGAAAAAGTTAGAACCTCTTTATAAAAAACGAGAATCTTTACTAGACGAGCTTAAAAAAATAAGCAGAGTTGCTAATAACTTAGTAACAAGAAATGCAAAAAAAGCTGGTGTAAGCCCTTTGAATTATGTTTTTAAATATAATTTATCATTTTAATAAAGTTAAAGAGTCATCGTATAGAATTAAACTCTATACGATGACTGAATATAATGCCTGATTAGCTCAACTGGTAGAGCATTCGCCTTGTAAGCGAAAGGTTGAGAGTTCGAGTCTCTCATTAGGCTCCATTGTCCTTTATGTGGGAATTAATCTACGTTTAAGGGAATTGATAGTTAAGGTAACGGTAAATATGATCGTTGTGGTATTACAGACCTAAGAGCTTCCTTGTAGCTCAAAAACCTTATAAATAGACATAAACATAATGAGAGCCATATAGCTTTATATGACCCACATTTACTAATAAACTTAATTATTCCCATTTAATTTTATCGACAGATTTAACAGTTTCAGATGAATTAATTTTTTCTTTTAATGTATTCGCTTTAAATATTACTTCCTGAGTATATTCGGTTACTTTTGAAACAAATGTTAAAAATTCTTGAGGTGTGAAATTAACCTTTTCGTCATTCAAGTCAATCCAAGTAATCTCAGTCATTGAATTAGTACCACTTTGTATATCTAACAATATATTAGCGGCCATTCCGTTAATATTAAGTTTATCCTTTTCCCTAGTTTGGAATGTATGGCCTTTGAATATAAAACCAGATTCTAAAGCTGCGTCCCTTTTTGTTTGTATTTCAAACTTCTTCTTTTCTTTAATTATATTAAGTTTTTCAGATTCGCTTGCAGTATTTAGCACATATTCATAATATAAATCCATAAGATTATTAGCTAAACAGTATTCTTTAACTGCTTGCGTTCCTGCTTGAATTTCTTCAGGCGTAATATCGTCGACAAAACTAAAATCATCATTAAATTTTAACTTTCTATCATCTTTAATTAATGTTAAAGGTTGTTTAACACTATAAATGTGGTCTCTTATAATTGATACTGTTAAATTTTGATAAATTGTTCCATTTTTTGATACTATTTTCATTCTCTTACTCCTGTCATAAAAATTCCATTACTAGTTAAAGTATTCTTTGCTATATTTGAACTTAAATTCTGTCCTGATAATTGTGTAACCAAAGAACCTTGATTAATTGATACACTTCCTTCAAAGTTAGAAACATCAAAAGCTAAATTTAATCTACTTAATCCATATATATCGATAGAGTTTGTGTTTCCCTTTAAAATTGTTCCAGTAAACAAATCACAATCAGAACATTGAGATATATATATTCCAATATTACAAATATTATTTTGTTGTATTGATAAAATTGCTGTTACACAATTTGATTTTTCTCTTATTGTAAACATTCTAGTAACCGGTTGATTATTTCCTGTTATCGTTATAATTGGTCTAATAAAACTTGAACCATATAATACGAGAAAAATACTAGATGTTGTTAAGTTACTAGGAGCAGCTCCTGTTAAATTTAATTTAATATTAAAAAATAGGGCTATTACAATTAATTAAAATAAACATTCCTCCTTCATTTGGATAAAAATAACTCATATTTGATAAATCAACCGTTATTTCAGAATTACTTTCTGCAGTTATATTTATAAAACTTAAATCACCATAAAAAAAGATAGTTGAATTTATTATATAACTAGATTTTAAAACGATATTTATTTTATAATTAGAAATCGATTTATATTTACTAGCCTCATTAATAGCAGTTTGTAAATCCTCATAATCACCACCACTTCCTACTGTCCATTCTAAATTTTGTGTTAATAATGTAGGGTATCTATTATCAGCTTGTGTCAGCACATCTTGCAATTTAGTATCGATTTCAGATTTATCATAAACAGATTCGGCACTTGCTTTAAGTTCCATAAAAGAATCTATAGTAGATTTATTATAATATGAATTAAATTTAGTATTAATTTCAGATTTATTATAAACATTACTTGTGTTGGCTTTAGTATCTAATTTAGAATCTACTTCAGATTTATTATAATAATTAGATAAATCTACACTTAGAACTGCTATTTTTCCATTTTTTTAGTATTTGAATCATATTGTAAAATATGATTGTTTGTCGGGTTAACAATACTTGTATCAATTAAGTTAGCAATACTTGTTTTATGTGGGTTATTAAAGTCTGCAGTGTGCGCATTAATTAAATCTACATTAAAATTCTTCTTGGCGTAAGCTAAATTAATAGCGTGCCAATCACTTGTTGGGTCTGCAACATTAAATACTTGCGTTTCAGAACCACCCAGATTTGCTTTTGTATTTAAGTTATTATTAATACCAAGAATGTTATTTTCTATATTTTTTTTAAATTGGGTATACTCACTATACCTAGTATCTTCTAATTCTTTATTGTCGACAATGGTATTTTCAGCAGTTGTCACTCTTCTTTCTAATTTATAATGTTTATCTTCTATATCTTTTTCATTAGTACCTACTGTAGTTTCTAATTTGGTAAGCCTAGAATCATTAGCTTCCTTATAAGTTTCAAAAATTATTTTTCGAAGGAAATTATCTTCTATATATTTAGAACTGTATAATAAATCTTTTGAAGCTTCTTCTGGATTTTCAGTTGTATGTCTAAAAATTGCTTGAAGGTCTATTAATTCGTCTGCTGCTTCCATAGTCTCTTTAGTTTCAGAATCCATACAAATCCAATATTTACCATTAACTATATCGTGAATATTAGCGATATAACTAATACTAGGATTTGATTCTTTGCTTATTTTATTAAGTTCTGTTAGAACTTTTTCTTTTAACTGTTCTTTTGTGAGATTTTCTGATATTAAAACATCAACTTTTTTAAATTGCATTTTTCACCTTTAAACTAAAGATTTTATAAGTCTATCTATTCTTTTATCCTGAACGATATTATTACTAGTATTATTTATGATCTTACCATCAGAGTTTATTAAAATAACTCTACCTTGATCTACGTCTGTTACTCTAACATATACTGGTGCGCCATCATTTTTAGCAACTAATCCCTGCATTTCATCAACAGCTTCTTTTGTAATTTGATTTAATGTTTTAGTTGTTTCGTATACGAAATCTATTATTTTTATTTTAGATGCTTCTAATGCCATTTAATTTTCCTTGTATATTTTTACCATTTAGATACTAAATTTTCAAAAGTATCTTGAACTGCATTCTGCGCTGCGCTTAATCCATTTTTTAACATATTACTAAAGAATGAACTTGCTTTAGATTGTACACTATCATTCCCGGTCGTGTTGGAAGTGCTTGCTAATTGAATATTTTTAATATCTGTATTATCGTGATTTGGTTGGTTCATTTTAAAACTAACATTGAATTCTATAATTTCATTATTGTCTTGAGATAATTGTATTTGTGAAACATCTGTCAACAATGCGTCCTGTGTCTCCATTACTAAGATGTTTTTAGAACCATTGCTTAAATAAACCTGAATTAGCCAAGCACAGACATCATTGTAGTTACCTTTTGAAATTTGAAAAGCATTGACAAATCTGCGATACATACTAGCATTATCAAAATCTCTGAAGGTCATATCCACTTGGTATACTGGGTCTGCACCACGTGCTAAAACCCAAGTCCCTCCAATTAATAATTCTTCAAATCTACCGGTATATTGTGGTAAATTAATACTTTTTAAACAAATATCTATACTATTTTGTGTTTCGGTAGGGTTACCCCAGTTTATAAGATTTTGGAAAGTAGCATTAATAGGTTTCATAATAACCATAAAATCAGAGGTTTTACTCCATTTGATAGTATTAATAACACTAGCAAGTTTATTTAAGGTAACAGTTGCCATTTATCCTACTTTTTTGTATATTTATTCTCGCTTTTTGGAGCTAACATTTGTCGTTTAAAGCCCATAATTTAAGCTTCTTTTAAGTGGTGTTTAGTTATAATAACTTCAATTAAAAAGTTAAGGAAATTAAAATGATAATAAAAGAAACCATTTCCTCAACATCTTTTAGAGAATACTTATATGAACAAGCTTTTAGTAAAGATGTAATGATCTCTAAATTTACTAACAATTCAGACAACATTTTTAATCATATTTTAAAAGTCTTAGTATATGATGATAATTTAAATGATAAAAAACATTTAAGAGAGATGTCAGGAATAGTAAGATCTTTACAAAACAAAACTATCAAATCAAAAATAACACCGGAAGATTTGTATCATATTTTCTATGGAAATATTGAAGAAGATTCGAATCTGAAACAATATATCTTGGATTTAGAGATTAATTACGGTTCTCTTCAAAAATCTAAGCTATCAGAAAATGAGATACATTTCAGACTAGCTAGAATCTTTAAAAGATTGTCAAGTGAGATATTAACAAAGTCATTCAAGTCTTTTGAAAAATATCCAGAACTAAGGGATAGATTTTAAAACAACAGGCTTTGATATAATTTATACCCGATTATATCAAAGCTTTAAATACACAAATGATTGAATCATAAATATTTAACCAACGATTAAAGGACTCAATTTGAATTTAGACACTATACATATTGTTAAAAATAACGGAGAACGTGAAATATTCGATGCTGAAAAAATACATAAACACTTACATTTTGCTTGTCAAAACCTCGATGTAGATATTATTAGCATTATTAAAGATGCTAGATTAAAAATATTTGATGGTGCCAAAAGTGTAGACATACAAGATTCTTTAATTAAATCTGCACAAGAAAAAATCAGTGAAGATTCTCCAGATTATGAGTTAGTTGCTGGTAGATTATTAAATCAAAAACTCAGAAAAGAAGTTTATAAACAATACACACCATTAGATTTTAAATCACAAGTTAAAGAACGTATTAAAAAAGGTTTCTATACTGAAGATCTTAATGCTTATAGTGATGAAGAGCTTGACTATTTTGGATCTTTAATTAATTATGAATTAGATAACGAACTACCTTACAGCGCATTAAATCAAATGTATTCTAAGTACTTGATCAAACATAATAAAAAATGCATTGAGGTTCCTCAAGAAGTTTTTATATTGATACCAATGGCTATTTTTTATAATACCGATATAGAATATAGAAAAAAATATGTTAAACTTGGGTATGAATTATTATCACAGCGTAAAATTTCTTTACCTACTCCGATTATGAATGGAGCAAGAACAAGTTATAAGAAATTTATATCTTGTAATTTATTAAACTTTGGTGATTCAGTTGAAAGCTTTGCTAGGGGTTTAGAAGCTGTTTTAAAATGCACCAGTGCTAAAAGTGGTTTAGGTATCAATACAAGTTTCATCAGAGGTTTAGGAGCTCCAGTAGGTAAACCTTCAAGATTAGATCATACTGGTATGCTGCCGATCGTTAAAGCCATTGAATCTGCTACGTCTGCGCTGATTCAGCACGGCAGGGGCGGTGCAAGCAATCTGTCAATGCCTTTCTTTCACTACGAAATAGAATTATTTTCACAACTAGGTGATTCTAAAGGATCTTTAGAAAATAGGGCTAGACATACTGATCAAACTATTATCATCAATAAATGGTTCTTAGAAAAAGCTCTTAATAAAGAGGATATATTTTTATTCCATATGAATGCTGTAGGTAATAAGGATCCCAAATTAGATTTATATGATGCCTTAGGTGATTATAAAAGATTCGATGAATTATATAAACATTATAGCGCTAAAGTTCCTAATAAAAGTAAAAAGAAAATTAATGCTTATGATTTATTATCTTTAATTATAAATGAGAGAATGATTACTGGTAGAGTTTATATTGTTTTTGCTGATAACTTCGTTAATTCAAGTTTTAAAGAAAATCTATATATGACAAATTTGTGCTGTGAAATATCTGTGCCTAGTCATAGTTTAGATAATTATAGGGGTATACCAGGAGAACTCGGAACTTGTATCTTAGGTAATATAAATTTTGGACATTCTAAAGAATCTGACATTCCAAAAGTTGCTGATTTCTTAGTTAGGTTCTTAGATAATATGATTGATATTTCTGATTTTGCTATGCCAGAAATTGAATACTCAGCTACAAAACGTAGAACATTAGGAATTGGCGTTTCTAACTTATTTGGATATCTTGCTAAATCGAAATTATTTTACAATACAAAAGAAGCACGCGAACATATTAATGATTTAATGGAATTATTTTATTTTAACTTAGTTAAAACTTCAATAGATTTAGCAAAAGAACGAGGTGCTTGTGAATTATATAATGAATCTTTTTATAGTGGTAATAAGTTTATATTCGAAAGATATTTAGAAGCTGGAATTAAACCTGAATTTAAAACAAAATTAGATTGGGAGTCACTTCGTGAAGAATTATCTAAATACGGTATGCGTCATTCAAGCTTGTCAGCTGTACCGCCCGCTGGGAATTGCATTTCTGAAGATCATACAATAGAGACTTACGAAGGTAATTTTAATCTTAAAGATATTTGTAATAGAGAATCAATAGATTACACTGATTTAAAACCTGGTTGGTATGATCTCAAATCACCATTAAAAGTCCCGACGTTTGAAGGAGATTCGATATCTAATAGATTTTATTATAACGGCGAAGTTGAGGTAATTGAAATAGAAACAGATTCTGGTGTTATTGAAGTGACAGCTAATCACGAATTGTTAGTAGAAAGAAATGGTAATAATATATGGGTAGCAGCTTCATTGTTGGAACCAGGAGATTCAATAATATGCAAAAATTAAAAAAATATGAGCGTATTTTAGCAGATCATCCTGAAAAGGATGATTATTTAAAATATATTTTGGGTATTCTAAAAAATGATATCGAGTGTGATAATAGGTTATTTAATTATACTAAATACAATTTAAATAAACTACCAAACCAAAATTTAGATCAATTCAAAATTGGTGTTACTCACTTCATCATACATAAAAATATATTCAAAAGTTCACTAGAAAATTATGTACTAAGGTTTGGTGAAAAATATGGAAATGTGCTATTTAATAATTTTGTAGATAAATGTATTACAACACCAGAAAACTTTAAAAAACGTTATGGTGATGATTGGGAAATACGCTGGGCTAATTTCAAGGATAAATCTGCTAATTTTAAATTAGAGCATTATATTAAAAAATACGGGGTAGATTTAGGTAAAATTAAATACAATGAAAGATTACAAAAAACTAAGGAACAAAATAATTTTTGTTATGAATATTGGTTGAAATTAGGCTACACTAAGGATGAAGCTCGTGAAATATTGTCAAAACAAGCGGATACTACGTCGTTAAATAGCACAATGTTAAGATTAGGTCCAGTCTTAGGGTATATAAGATACCAAGAGATAAAAACAATTAGACAATATCAAAATACGTTAGAACGTTATATAGCAGATTATGGTGTAGATGAAGGTACTGAGATATATAATAATATAAGTTCTAAAAAAGTATGTGAATATACAACAGAAAAATATACTGAAAACCAGAAAGACCTTCGAAAATATTGGTAGATGGACTGCTAAAGAAAATTTGGATGATTTTAAACATTATAAGTTAATGGTAGAAAGATTTACTAAGCGCGCTATCAAACAATTACCTCCTGAAAAACAAAAATTATTAGAGAGAAGGGGTCCAGCATCTAAAAATAAAAAGACAAGATGAAGTCGTACACGTTGATCATATGATCTCAAAATTTTTTTGGATTTCATAATAATATCTTGCCACAAATTATAGGCAGTGTTTACAATCTTGATGTAATAGATGCTAGACAAAAACATAAGTAAAAATACAAAGAATTCTATAGATATAGATGAATTATTTAATAATTATTTTAAAGGAATAACTAATGGTCGTTAAAAACATTAAAATCGGTAAAAAAATTAAGACTTGGGATTTAGAAGTTGAAAAATATCATAATTATTTTCTTAATGATGGTATTATTTCACACAACAGTTCAAAGCCAAGCTCAGCAACACCTGGTATCGAACCTCCAAGAGAATTAGTAACTATTAAAACAGAAAAAAAGTTCTACTGTAAAACAGTTGGTTCCTTTCTATAAAACAGCCAAAAAATATTATACGACTGCTTGGGGTGTTGACTTTAATAATAAAGATTATCTTAAATTAGTGAGTACAATACAAAGATATGTAGATCAAAGTATTAGTACAAATCAATATTATAATATCGTAGAAACTAAAAAAGTTAATATTGAAGATGTTATAGAAGAATTTATAGAATGCTTCAATTTAGGTGTCAAATCATTGTATTATGCTAATTTTAGAACTACAGATGATGCAGATGGTGATCAAGTAATTGAAGGTTGTGGGTCTGGAGGTTGTAGCGTTTAAAAACTTTTAGGTTTAAGCTTTTAAGACTTTTTAAGCTTAAACTTTAAGATTCGGTTTGTATTTCAGAAACTTTTAAGTTATTTTATATTATAATTATTTCATTAAAAGATAAAGGAGATAAAATGAAACACATTACAAAAATATTTTTAGGATATAAAAACGACAAAGCATATTTCAATAGAACACAAAGACAAATTACGTGTGCTATCAAAAATCTTGAACGTTTAAAACCTTCATTTAATATTAACGAAGCTAGATTTGAAGAAATCTACGAAGCTAAACAAATTGAAACAAACCCAAATATACTTTATATTGCTGTTACAGACAAACAATATGTAATTGTAGCCAATAGTGATTGGCGTGGTAATATCACATTAGATTATAAAAATATTGATTTTGGTGTAGAAAGAAGTCTACAAATATCAAGGCTTAAAAGATTATTTAGAGCTGGTGTTAGAATATGGAAATGTAATACTTACTTATATGATAGAAAACGTAAATCCATAGGTTCGAAACCTAGTCTTGAAGATCGTTTAGCAGAATATAAAAAAATCTAAAATCAATGATTTTAACAAATATTGCTTAAATAAATTAAAAAGTGTTAGTAATTTAAATCTAAATGTAAACAATATTGAAGATTTAGATTTTAATAATTTAGAAAAACAAATTGATTTTATGAAAGAGTTGTTATATTATACTAAAAAATATATTGCGAATGAAAAATATAAATTTTGTGATGAACCTTATTTTGAAAGCACAAAAAGAAAAACTAATGAATGCTATTATAAATTTAAAGATTTGAAATACATTCATAATCACACAAAAACTGGGATTAAACGATGATATTAGATACTAAAGCAGATATATTAGTAACTCATAGTTTTCACTTTAATAATACTAAAATGCACGGATTATCCGGACATTTATTTGAAGTATTAGATTATTACTGGTATTTTAAAAATAAAGGTGTTAATGTTAAATGTTTAATTCCAGAAGTAGTAACTAAAGAAACTTTTAATGATTTCATAAAAGGACACTATAGTGTAGATTTTGATTTAAATGATATATATTTTTTAGATACTAAGATATTAGCAATTAAAGCTAGAAATATACTAGTAACCGATGGTGGGTATTGGTTTTTAAATCAATATAAGTCTAAATTACTAGGCAAAGTGTTTTCGTTTGCTTGTGGTCCTAGTTTTTTAGAATCCGGAGATAAGCCAGAATATGTGACTTTTTTAGCAGATCATAAAATATATCCTGGTTTGGGAATAAATTATACTAAGAAGGTGTTACCCCATTTAAATCATATACCAGGAGATAAACCTTTTGCTCATATTACTAAAAATTGTAGGGCATTATCAGAATCTCAAATAAAAGATCTAATAAGAGATTATCCTGATATTGTAATGTATAGTGATTATTTGAATATACAGAATTCAACAAACAAACCTATCAAGAATTTTAATTTTAGTAAGTATGTGTATACGCCTATTATGAGACATTTTGATTGTTCACCTAGACTTATAATAGAATGTAGAATATTAGGTATAGATTTTGATTTATGGAATATCAATTATAAAGATCCTGGTTTAGAAAGACGTTTAGAAACAGATCTGGATCAATTTATATTGGGTGAGTCCGACACAATTATAAATTATTTAGTTTAAAGTTTAAAAGCCCACAAAGGTTTAAAATGAATAAAATAGACTTCTCGGGTTCTGAATGCTCATATGAAAAACTACTAAATGGAACATTAGAGTTTGAAGGTATTCGAGCTGCGATAATGACAACCGATAAATGTTGTTTTAGTTGTGAATATTGTTGTAATTCAGGTTTTACAGATTTTAATGCTGCTAAAAATACTAAAAGCGAAGCAGATTTAAAATGTTTTAATTTGGTTAAAGCTATATTTCCTAGATTAAAATCCGCAGTTTTATGTGGTGGTGAACCACTAATGTGTGATTATCTTTATGATTATTTAGACTTATTTAAGGATCTAAAAGACGTAACAATTTTAACAAATCTATTATATATAAAAGATCATTATAAACGTCTAAAAGAATATAGAAACCTAGATTTAGTTACAACTTATCACGCTTCTCAAATTAATTCTAATCAATATATTGAAAGACTTAAATATTTCTTAGACATAGATTTACCAAAAGAAGTTAAATTATTTTTTAACCATAAAAAACCAGATTTAATAGAAAGAACTCAAAATGTTAAAGATTTCTTAGAATCTCAAGGATTTACTAATATTATTTGTACTCATATTTCAGGGTTTGGTTTTAGTAATCCAAATAAAAATGTAGCAGGCGTTGACCTTAATGCAGATAGAGACTACGTAACGATTTCTCAAGGAACTAAGAAATATATGAATGAATCTGAGTTTGCGAGTCAAAATTATCTCGGTATGGTCTGCAATGGTTTGAGACTTCACGTTTACCCAGATAGAATCATTGAAAATTGTTCAAGAAAAACTTTGACTGTAGAAGAAGTTCTAAAGTTAAAAGATTATCAAGTTTGTAAATTCAAAAGTTGTAATGTTGGTATGTGTTTGAATTATTTTAATAAATACAATGTTAAATACTTAAAGAATATCAATTTTAATTGTATAACACCTCAAATTGATTATGATGAAGAAACAATAAAAATATTAGATTGTTTGAATTTTTACGGAGTAGAAGACTATGAAAAATATTGATTTGTTAAGTTGGATTGGTACCATAAAAGATATTGAATTACTTGAATTCTTTGAGAATCTAAAAAAATTCTAATAATTCTAATAATTCTAATAATTCTAATAATTCTAATAATTATTCAGATATAACACCAGACTTAATTGATGAATATATTAGAAAATATAATTTGTAATTGATTTTTAAGATTCTATATTATATAATATTACAAGGAGATAAAATGGATTCAGATTTTAAAGATTTTAGTAATGAATTGACTGACTTATTGAATAGTATAGACTTGAGTCAAAATTTCGATGATATTGTTAAATCATTGAATACAAAAAGTATAGTTAAAGAATTTATAACTGCAAAAATTATTGGAATAGATACCGATGGTAATTATTTGTTTATTTATGTAGAATTTACAAATAATAAAAAAGTAGCGCAGTATAGTAGGTTATTTTTATTGTTCTTATATTAATAATCAAGTAATTCTTGCTGAAGAAATGTACGATAAAAATTATAAATTATTTACTAATTCTGTGAGTTATTTAGTTTGATACACAATACGGGATTTTAATGATTTTAAATAATTTAAATTTATTGATTTGTTCATTTATTATTATTTTTTCTTTTTATTATTAGTGTTGTTGGTTTTTATTATATTAATGGTAAAAAAGTTAATAGTGTTTATTTGTTTGCAATAATACCTTTGGTTTCAATTTTAATACTATGGTGTTTGCTCATTATGCAAATATCAGTCAAGAATTAGCACCAAAGCTTAAAAAATGTTTAAAACGAATAAATAATATAAAATCGTAAAATAAACTTGTTTTAAATAAGCTTAAAATCAGTTATTTAAGATTATTATATAATAGAGGTAAAATGATTAAAAAATCAAAAATACAAGAAATTTTTGAAAAAGTTTTGAAGGAAAAAGAAAATGAATATACGGATGAGAAATTAGAAGAAATAAGAAAAGAAAGAGAATATATCAAATCTATTATAAATGAGGGTATTGAAAAATCAGAAAATATTAAGATAGAAATATTAAGTGAAACTAATTTTTAGAAGAAAATAAAAAATTAGATTTAGACATTAAAATATTTTTTCTTGTATAAAAACCAAATTCATAAGCAATGATGTATAATTTTAATCTTATTTTAAGATTATTATTATACAATAACAGAAATAAAAAAGGAGATAAAATGATTAAAAACACAAAAATACAAGAAATAAAAGATTTTAACAATGATTTAATATCTAAAATGTTAAAAAATAATCCACATTTTGACTTAAAAGTAGACTATAGAACTCAATTTGTAGTTTTTAAAGACAACTCGATAATAGAAAGTGCTTATTATCCTACTAAAATAGCTACTTGTGAAGATGGTGTAATTGAAGTAGATGAAGATGCTTCAGATGGCATCTCAATATCTCACAATAAAATAGAATTTTTTAGAAATGGTGTACCTAATGGTTTGGCAATAGAACTTATTGAGGATAATGAAACCAGAATCAAAATTAGATTTGATTTGCAAGATCGTAATATTTTCTATGAAAACTATTACGCTTGGGATTGTTTAGGAAAAAGAGCTTTCACTTTTAGAAATGATTTAAATCGTTTTAATGATCGTTTTATGACTAAGATTAAACTTAAGAATTTTTTAACAAAAAACTTTGATTTATTTAAAGATTTTATCAAAAGTTCTAATGAATATTTAGATTTTATTAATAAAAGTTTATAATTAATTATAGTCAAAGGAGCTTAAAATGGAAATAATTAAATCTGCAACTTCAGGTTTTATTAAATACACAATAACGTTATTTTTATTAGGATTTTTTTCAGGTATAGCTTTTACATTTTTTATGACTAAATGGTATTTCGAAGATCGTGGATCAACTATAGGTTATGAAATTCAAAGAGCCAATATGATAAAAAATTGTATAAAAGAAGTTGACGTTTCCTTAGAAATAATGAAAGAAGAAAACTCGGTTATAGATGCAACACAACCATTAAATTAATATTAAATTAATATTAAATTAATTTTAAACTAAATATAGGATTTAAGATGATTATTGAAATAAAAGATTTTCCATTAAATGTTAAGAGAGTAGTTTTAGAATTTGATGATTCTGGTGCTTGTACGATAGAACCAGAAACAAAAGTTAAAAAATACTAAGATTTCTAAACCTATTAAAGAAGTTGAAAATGATTCAGCTGATATGACTGAAACTGAACCTGTTTTAGATATTAATTTTGGTTCTAAACCAGTAAAAGCATCAAACATAGAACCTATTGATAAAGTTGTAATCCCGGATATAGAAAGAGAAGCTAACGTTTCAGCTACAATGCAAAACTTGAAACTATAAAGTGTTATGTGTTAACACTATAGTGTAAAACTTAGAAGCTTAAGAATCTCTTAAGCTTCCGTAATTGCAAACTTATATAACATCGGAGTAGTTGCAGAATGTAAAGGGTGTATTGTATATGCATTTCTTGTAAATATACCTACAGTTCTTTCGCCGGATTTATAATTATAAGCAGTTGTTAAGTTCATACAATATGGGCTATAAATCAACGAATTAACACCCTTTTCTTTATGAGATTTTAAACCCACATAAGCATTATTATCGTCAGGGTTTGGATTTAAATAATATCTTGTATTATTAATCTTACCTAAGAAATAATCATTCGCTCTATTTTCATCTGTTGAGTCATCTATTCTTGAATAAGTAAAACTTAATGATAATATACCACCTACACCAGTTTGCGGAAGTATACAAAAACTATCGTATGTTCTAAAATTAGGTGAATTCATTTTAATAACTAAATCATTTACCTTTTTAGATATATGAAATAAGTTTGTTTCGGCATTTTGTTTAGAATCGTTGTTATCATCTAACGTAATACCTTCTGATTCAACTGCATTTTCTTTAATAAGATTTATAATTTTTTCAGTTTCTTTGTGTGCTGCAGAAGACTTGACCCAGTTAATGAATAATTCTGGTGTTTGTTCATTTCCGGCTTTATTAAGATTACTTAAATTTAATAAATCTTCCCAAGCTTCCTGTGATATTTTGATAATAGATTTATTAGTATCCACATCAATTTGTTTTTTAATAATTTTAAATGTATCTTGAGTTTCTTGTCTTGCGAAAACATATCCAGATGGTTGCATCATAGGTTGAACTTCAGCAATATGATGACCTATAAACGATTTGATTTTATCTTTTAAGATATCACCTAACATAACTTGGTAAAAATCTGCATCTATACCTTCGCTAATTAAGTTTGTAGTCTCCTTAAGAGAATTTTCTAATAATAGTTTATACATTTTGGCCTCTATGTATTTTTAGGTTATTTATTATCTTAATTAACTTCGATATTTAGTATTTAGATTATTTAAGAAACTTTTAAGTTATTTTATATTATAATTATTTCATCAAAAGATAAAGGAGATTAAATGAAAAACTTTAAATCAAAATTAGGTGATAATAGATTTACATTTGACTTAGTTTACATAGTTGTAGCCGTAGTAATGATGATAGCATACCCAGCTTATTTTATTTGGGGTTAAAATGAACTTCGTAACCAAAGATTATATGTTAACTGCAGAAATAGCGGATAAATTAAATATATTTCTAAGCTTAAAAGTATATTAAACTAAATAAATATAGAAATTATTTTAGAATTTTCAGAAATTAAAAGTTTTGAAGTATAAATATAATAGACGAGAAGTAAAAGAATTGCAGTTCTTTTAAATCTCTAATTTTAAACATAAGTAAGAGTTATGAATAAAACTGATAATATTTATAGCACAATCAGAAGTGCTAAATTTGTATTAAAACCAAATTCTAAACAAAAAGAGATACTTGAATCATTCTTTGGATTATCTAGAGCCATTTATAACATCTCACTCTATAATATCAAAGACTCCAAGTTTGGAACTTATGAAATTCAAAACGGAAAGAATAAAGGTAATATAGTTTCAAAAATTCCTACAGAGATTGATCTAAACAATTCACTTCCGAGACTAAAAGAAGAATATAGCTATCTAGCTTTATTTCCTGCTGACTATGCTCAGGCTATAATGAGGAATCTTAGTAGAGCATTTAATAACTTTTATATAACTCTTAATTATCCTAAATTCAAAGCTAAGAAATCAAGTACTCAGAGTTTTAACTGTTATAAAGGTGCAAAGATAGAAGGAGATTATATTATTTTAAGAAAACCTCGAGCATCAGATTATGCAGAAGATGATCTTAGAATAAGATTCAAAAGACATAAAATCAAGTATGAGTTTGAAAAAGTTACCGGATTTACAATAAGTAGAGAAGACAATAAGTACTATATTTCTTTTACCTTCTATACAGATATAGAATCTAAAGAAACATCAGAAAGTGTCGGTATAGACCTTGGTATCAAAGACTTTGCTATTTGTAGTGATGGGGTTGTATTCGAAAATAAAAGATTTCTTGAAAAATCTTTAAGAAAACTTAAGATTTCTCAAAGAAGTCTAAGTAGAAAACAAAAGGGTTCTAATAATAGAGAAAAACAAAGATTAAAAATTTCAAAGCTTACATAAAAAAGTTAAAAATCAAAGAAATGACTATCAACATAAAGTTTCAAGAGAGATAGCCGATAAGTATAGAACTATTTGTCTTGAGACTTTAAAAGTCAAGAATATGGTTAAGAACAAAAGGCTTTCAAAAGCAATATCTGATGTTAGCTGGAGTTCTTTTATTGAAAAAATAAGTTATAAAGTAGCCGAAAACCAAGGCTGTTTAATTAAGATTGATACTTATTATCCATCATCTAAAACTTGTTCAAATTGTGGATGTATTAAAGAAAGTTTAAAACTTTCTGAACGAACCTACCATTGTTCTGAATGTGGGTTTTCTATTGATAGAGATTTAAATGCTAGTATCAATATTTTAAATACTGGATTAAATAAAATAGTGGCTACGGATACAACAGCTGGAACCACTTTAAAAAATCAAAGCTTGTGGAGTTCTAAGAAAACTCAGATAAAGTCTGAGAAGAACTATGAAGCAAGAAAAACTATTAAAAATGTAAAGAATTTTATAGTTCTTTATAATATTTTATAATGGTTTAGTTGGTAAGTATGACTAATATTTCAAAATGGTATACAGAATTTCCAGAGTCTGTTACTAATAAACATTTAGTAAGAATAGGTAATTGTGTGTTTGTTCACAGAGACTTTCCTAATTTAACTAAGAATATGAAAATTATTTTTAATGAACCCAGAATAGATTGGAGTAATAAATTACCATTGAATTATATGATTAAAAATTTTAAAATTAATGTTGCATATTGTGAAAAATATAATATTGGTTATAAAACAAGTTATGATTTTAAAACACATAGAAATCGAACAATTCAAAAAGATTTTTTTGCATTTGACCCTAGTATTTTAAAATTATTAAAAGCTACTGAATTAGAATCAAGTAAGGTTGCTAGCTTAAATTCAATTCAAGTTTCAAAGAATTACTTCATTTGTTTTTGATTATTTAAAGGAGTAAAAATGGATTCAAAAAGCTTTATTAAAAAACAAGTTCTAAAAAATCTTAAAAGTAACTAATATAGAAGAAGAAATTCTTCATAAAATGTTCGTAGATGAAGGTGTTGATGCCGATTTCTTGATACAAGTTCTGAAAGATCTACATAAAGAATCTAAAATTAAAGTTCTAATTAAATCTGATAATTGCTTGTTTGAATGGGATTCTCACAAGCCTTATATTAAAGGTGTTTATTATATAACTAGTAAAATGTAAACAAAGGTTCTAAATGACAAGATATAGTTTTTCGAAAATAGATACATATAAAAAATGCCCAAAACAATATTATTATAGATATATTGAAAAGGTTCCAGAAACTCAAAAGAACCCAGCATTAAAAAAAGGTTCTGATATACACGAAATACTTGAGTTTCATAACACTGAAAAATACAATGAAGTTCTTAATTCAAAAGATCCAGAAATACAAAATATTGCATTAAGATTTATTGATTCTGAATTAGGAAAAGAAATACTATCCAGAAAATCTTTAAGGGAATACGAATTATTCTTAGATTCTAATTATGAACCTTGTAGCAAAGATACTGCTATTTTTGTAGGCTATATTGATAGAATTAATACGACTGAAAATGGATTAGAGCTTATAGATTATAAAACAGGTAAATATAAAGAACCATCTTATCAAGATTTTACACAATTAATTTTATATAGTTTATATATATTTAAAAGACTTAAACTAAATGAAATAAAAATAAGATATGTTTATGTTGAACATCTTTTAGAAAATACTTTAAGTTTGTCTCAAGATTCTGCAATTTATTGGCAAGATAATCTTAATAATCAAATAAAATCTATTGAAAATTCTATTGAATCTAATACTTGGAATAGCAAACCAAATAAATTATGTCCTTGGTGTCCTTATGCAGGATTATGTCCAGATTTTAAAGGTAAACCTAAATGTTAAAAAATAATTTTAAAAAATTAAACGAATCATTTAGTTTAATATCTTTAACTGATGACCAAAAAGCTAAATTAATATTTAAGAAAGATATTCGTTATAATATATGGGCTCAAATGAATCCAAAATTAGCTTATGAATACTTCTATAAAGATTTCAACAACCAACAAATTGTACCAAACGGTGTTTTAGAATACCTGGGTATAACAACTAAACCAGAAATTAATGAAAAATTAGATTCGCAATTGGAAATAATTATAAAACATTTAGAACCATTTCCAGTTTATGATTATCAAAAACAAGCTATAAAAGATGCTATGCAATTTCATAAGTTATTCATTAGAGCAGCCACAGGTGCTGGTAAAAGCGTCATTATTGGATTAATTGCTAAGATTCTAATATTAAAAAAATTAAAAGGTTTGATACTTGTTCCTAACATTTCACTAACAAATCAATTTAATAATGATTTAATAAATTATAAATTGGATATAGAAACAAGATTAATAGGTGGTGAAAATAATATTAAATCTTTTGATAAACCATTAACAATTAGTACTTGGCAATCTGTTAAAAACTTTAAAGAAGCCTTAAATGATTTAGATTTTATTATTGTAGATGAAGCACATACAGCCAAAGCAGATCAAATATTTGATATTTGCAATAAGTGTATTAATGCTAAGTATAAGATAGGTTTGACAGGGACTATTCCAGATAATGAAATAGATGCTATGAGATTAATAAGTATTTTTGGTTTACCAAGAACATATATTACACCCAGAGGTTTAATAGATAGAGGTCTGGCTACAAATGCTATTATTAATATAATAGATCTTAAATATAAATTTAATTTTGAAGGTGAATATTCAAGCCAATTGAAACAATTAAAAGAATACGACCCAAGAAATAATTTAATTCAAAGAATAGGCGATACTGTAGTCAGCAAAGGTAACACTTTAGTATTATTTTCTCATACTGAACACGGTCTAACTTTATTTTATAAGTTCTTGAAATCCAGAGGATTAAACTACGATAAAAAGACTTATAAAGATTTGGCGTTTCAACAAAGAAATAATGTATTTTTTATTAACGGAATGATAGAAGGTTCACAAAGGGAAACTATTAGACAATTAATAGATTCAGTAAACAATGCTATCGTAGTTGCTAATTATGCGACAACTTCAACCGGAGTAAATATTAAGAATTTACATAATTTAGTGCTTGCTAGTCCACTCAAAAGTTATGTCACAATAACTCAAAGTATTGGTAGATTATTAAGACTTCACGATTCTAAAGATATTGTTAATATATATGATATTGCTGATCACAATGGTTTTTTTAAGAAACAAATAAATGCTAGAATAACAAAATCTTATGAACCTGAAGGTTATGAAATAAAAAGATTTACTTACAATATATAACCAACTAAACTACTATAAAATATTATAAAATATTATAAAATATTATATTTTAATTTTAAACTAAAGTTCTAAAATTTCAGCAAGAATTAAGTTCAAATATATTATAATTCTACATAGCTGTTTAAAAGGGGATTGATAGTCACGGTGACGGTAAATACAATAAGGGTATTGTAGACCTAAGAGCTTCCTAGTAGCTCAAACCTTTTTTTACGGCTTAGATTAATTTTAAACTTAGATCTAAACTTGCTGCTATAGTGTTAAATATGTACTTTAGGTTTAAACTTAGAATTAATTTTAAAAGGAGATACAATGTTAATACAAGTTAACGAAAATACAACTGTTAAATTATCAGCAGTTTGTAATATTAATGTTTTGAAAGACAAACAAGTTTTCAATATGTGTTATACTTTCACAGATAAAAAAGGAGCAATGAGTGGTTATTATTATGTAGATAATAGTAATATAAACTATCAAAATTCTAAATACTTCAAAGAAAAATTACATAGCAGTTCGTGGTATTGATAGATTAATATATATTAACACAGATTTTGTAAGCTTTATTAAAAAAGATTACGCAAATTACCCAAAAGTGGTAATTGGTTTTAGTCATAGTGTATTAAGACATAATGTCGAATCTTTTGCATTTGCACCCGAATATATGTATATTAGAACCAAACCTGAAGATTTAGATTCTACTTATGAACAAATCTTAGAAGCTATTACAAATATTTCAAAATAAGGAGGTAAAAATGAGAGATGAATTTGATGATTTGTTAGCAAGCTTGTCAATAGAACCTGTTAAGAAACCTGAAATAGAATATCAAGAACCATTAGTTGTTAAACCTGCAAGCAACATAGAAGTTAATGGAGTAAACGGGCAAAATGCAGATTTAAATGATTTTGGTGATGTTCTTAACAGCATCGAATCAGGTGTTAGTAATACCAGCAATAATAACAAAAATATGGTAGCTAGCTCAGATTCAGAAGCTTTTAAGGAATATATAGATCTCAGAAATATTAAAAATGAATCAGATATTGAAGTTCCTGATTTAGTGGATACAATGCATTTAGAAGAAGCACCAAGTTTAATACCAGAAGCACCTAGTGAACATACAAATCAAACACAAGAATCAAAACCAAGTGGTTACGAAGTCCCAGATATCAAGGGAACTATCAAAAGGGTACCAGATGTTGACGATTCTGAAAATAATGTTTATAAATTAGAAACTGAATATATTGATATTATATTAAGTTATGAAGAAGAATTAAAAGATCTTAAACGTCGTTTTAAACTTAATACATTAGAATATCAAGCAAAAGGTGTTCAGACTAGGTTAGTTATTAAAGCAGTTAAACAAGCAGCCAAAGACGACTAAAAAAGAAGGTTATATTATTAAAGATGAAAATAGAATCCAAGAAAGAATTAATAATGATTCTAATTTATTAGGAAGAATTTGTTCAATTATTAATTCATCAATCTAAAAGTTTAATAATATTTTAAGATATTTTATATTATAATACACTAAAGTTTAAAAGGAGATATATGGTTCACAAAAGTGTTCAAGATTATTTTCTAAATGAATTAACTAATTATTCTTGTTATAGTACTTTAAGAATGATAGCTAGTTCTATTGATGGTTTAAAAAATTCAAGCAGAAAAATCATTAACACAGCATTAGACAAAAAATTAAATACAGAAACTAAAGTTAGTATATTTGATAATATGGTTCAAAGTTATACACAATACTTGCACGGTTCGTGTTCAGGTGTTATTCAAAATATGGCTGCAAGCTATACTGGTTCTAATAATATTCCATTGCTTGAAGGTAAAGGTAATTTTGGTTCGAGGTTTATTAATGAGCCAGCAGCACCAAGATATGTTTATGTTAAAAATAAAAAATATATTAATGATTTATTTGATATTAAAGATGTCTTGATTTCTCAGAATTTTGAAGGTTCAGAAATAGAACCAGTATTTTATGTTCCAAGTTTGCCTATACTAGTTTTAAATGGTTCAATGAATGGTCTTGCTAGTGGTTTTAAACAGAATATTTTACCAAGATCTTTGGATTCAGTAATAAAATATATTAAGACAGGTAATAAAGTTGATTTAAAGCCGTATATTGCAGGTTTTAAAGGGACTGTTGAATTAGTAGAAGATACCAGTTCTAATAATACACAATGGAACTTTATAGGTGTTGTTGAAGTCAATAAAAATAAAGCAATTATAACAGAAATACCACCATTTATCGAGTATACAAAATATCTCGAAATATTAGATAATCTTGTAGAGACTAAAAAGATTAAAAAATTATAAAGACTTTTCAGACCAAAGAAACCAAGAATTTAAATTCGAAGTTATATTTTTCGATAATATCTCTAAAGAGAAAGCTATCGATATATTAAAATTATCTAAAAGAGAAACAGAAATATATAATGCTTTGGATGAAAATAATCAAGTCAGAACTTTTGAAAATATTGAATCTATAATTGATTATTACATAGATGTTAGAAAAAGATTTTTGGTTAAACAAAAAGATTTTGATTTAAAAGTTCTTGAAAATGATTTAAATATTAATATTCAAAAATTAAGATTTGTTAAATTAATCATTGATTCAGAGTTACAAATTATGAAAAGATCTAAAAAGGATATTGAATTGGATCTTGAAAGTAAAGGGTTTATTAAGTTTGAGAATAGTTATGATTATTTGCTTAAGTTACCAATACATTCGTTTACAAACGAAACTTTTGAAAAATTAGTACAAAATGCTAAAGAAATCAAAGCTAAATTTGAAACATTAAAAAAATCTGGATACATTTAAAAATTATGTCGAATCTTTAGATTCTATTAAGAACATATTAACTAAAGCTTAAGAGGAGTTAAAATGAGATATGAAGCTGCAAACAATAAAACAAAAATGGAGGATTCTGAATTGGATATTATATCTACAAAAGATACAAGGCATTCGTTGTACAAAAAAAGTTTTAATTATACTAATTATACTTTAAATATCAATTCATTTGATCACGAAGAAGGTGAATTAGAAAATATTTTTGCTGATCTTAATGACGCTAATGAAGGTGATTCTATACAAATCTTTATAGCCAGTGTGGGTGGTTTTGCTGATGAACTTAATAGATTTACAAATATAATTAGAACAAAGTTCTATGGTAATGTAACAACAGTATTAAACCCATTTGGATATTCTTGTGGTGCTATGATGTTCTTAATTGGTAACTCACGTGTAATTTATGAGAACTCAAGTATTATGTTCCATTCAGTAAGTTTTGGAGTTTCTGGTAAACATTCGGATGTTAAAACGCAATTTGATTTTTCTAATAAGTATTGGAATGAATATATGAAGTCATTATTAAATCCATATCTTACCAAGAAAGAAATTGAATTATTAATAGATGGTGTTGAGTTTTGGTTCGATGCTTATGAAATGTGTAAACGTGGTATTGCTACTCATATTAATGTTTTTGGTTTAAGTATGAAAGCAGATGCTTATTGTGAGTACATAGATAATTTAGATTATAGAATAGAGTTTCTTGAATATATTATTAAAGAAGGTGACCTTGATTCTATTGATTTACAAAGGGCTGAAATTGAGTTAGAACAAGCTAAAAAAGATGCTAAGAAAGCCAGCACTACTAAAACTACTAAAAAAAGCTGTAGAATCTAAGCCGAAGGCTAAAACCACTAAAACCACTACTAATAATGAAATTGAGTCTAAAGATCTTAGCTAAGATCTTTAGGCTTTAAGAATCTTTTTAGTTCAGCTATATTATAATCATATATAACACCTAAGGTAATAAAATATGAAAATAACAATCTTTGGAACTGCAAGTAAAAATGAAAAGTTTGCTAAGTCACCATACGATGACAATTCTTTTATTTTTGAAACAATTGAAGTCCAAACGACTTACCAAGCATTTCAACTACTTGTTAATAATTTTTGTTTAAATATTACCTTAGACTTAAAAGGACCTGGCAAATCCAGAAGATTAAAAACAGATTTAGAACCTCATATAATTAAAACATTTGATCATTTATTATTTGATTTTGAATGCAAATCAGAGTTTAATAAAAATATGGCATTAGACTATTTTAAGAGCACGCAATGCACTATCGGTCAATCCAGATCTTATGATGGTGTTAATAATTTTAATTTAAAAGGTATTATTAAAACAGCTCCAATGAGCTTAAAAGAACTAAAAGTTTTGCAAGCTAAAATTCAAAAAGAACTTTCTGAGTATGGTAAATATACTACTGATACATTAAGAATAACTTATTATACAGCGCCTTTGAATAAAGATAATATACTCTTGGATAACCCAAACGGTTCTATGTTAATGCCTATAGGTACGAATGTTACAGATTACTATAATAACATAGATTTAGATTGTAAATTTAATATTACCTCTAAAGAAACTACTGAAATATGCAAAACAATTTTTAAGAACCTGGGTTTTATCTTAGTAGATATCAATGCTAATGGTTCTATAAAATACACAAAAGATTCTGAAAATTATATTTGGTACCCAAATAATCCATATATTATGAATCATACTGAAAGTTATATGTCAGTAAATATTTGGAAAGAAGCTATAAAATATGAACCTACTTTTGATATAACTCCTTATATAGATTATAAAGCAGATATTGTAGTTGATAGAAACTTTACAGAAATTAAGTCTGAATTAGATTCAATTGTAGAAGCTTTTTTTGTTTAAACATAATGGTGCTCTGACTTTGAGAGCTCCTATGGGTTCGGGTAAAACAACTTTTATAGATAGAATTATAGAAGCAGCACTAGAGAGAGATTTTAAGGTTGCAATTATAACCAATAGAGTTACGTTAGCAGAAGATTACAAAAGAAAATATAAGAAGTTTTTATATTATAAAGATTATACTGATGCTATTAAAGCCAAGGATTCTAAGAATTCTAACAACATAAGTGGTGAAGAAGCTATCAGACTTATTGAAAGTTATAGTAATGTTGACAACGTTAGTAATTTAAATAATGCTAATACTAGTTTTGTCACAAAAACCAAAAAACCAAAAATAGTTAGATCAAAAGGTAAATCCTTAATTTGTCAATACGACAGTTTTAGACATTTTGATTTAGATGACTACGACCTAATTATACTCGATGAGTTTATGAGTTTATTAATGCATACAAGATCTGCATTGAATAGTAAAACAGAGAACTTAATAAAATTCTATACTGCTTTAAATAAAAAAGTTGTTGTAGCTGATGCATTTTTAAGTAAATACATTGTGGACAATATGTTTACTAAACCTTTAAATGTTGTTAGCTATACAAAAAATAATACAGAACTTTATAGTTGCAATGACAGCAATACCTTTTATACATTAATTAAAAATGCTTTAGATTCTAATAAAAAAATAACTATTTCTACAACTAGTATAAAAGTTGTTGATATTATTAAAGAAATGTGTTATATACTAAATAAAAAAATAATTATTTTTAATAAAGAAACTAGCTCAATATCAAAAAATATTATATATGATAAAATTAGGTCTAAAGAAGCACTAGATTGTGATGTCTTTATTTACACTCCAGTGTTAACTGTGGGAGTCAACATTCTGAATGATGTTGATATACATTTTCATTATGATAGTGCGAGTTCTACAGACGTTATTAGTTCTTTACAAATGTTAGGCAGAGCAAGATTTTCCAAAAAGATAATTTACTATGTTATGAACAAAAAATATAATGCTTGTATTAATTATGATTTATTAAAAACTACTGTAGAAAAAAAGACCTAAGGAGCATACTGATGATTCTAAAGACAGAGATGTTGAATATAAGAGGGGAACTGTTAAAAATCTTTTATATCATTTTCACGTACCACCTGGCAAAGATTATCAAGAATTAAGCCATATTGGTAAAGCTTGTCTAAAAGTAGACGTTTTTAACAATATGACTTTATGTGACTATAAAAAATCTTTTGATATTTTATTAAGTTTTAATTTCAGTAAGATACCTATTGAATTAAGAAAAATAGGTGGTGATATTTTGAAATTAATGAATATTAAAATACAGGATTCGAAAGATTCCGAGCTTTAGTTTAAGTTTAAAATTAGTCCAAATATATTATAATTAAAAAATCAAACATAAAAAGGAGTTAAAATGCAATTAATAGATGGCTATTACACAGATTCTAATAACAATAAATGGGATTCTTCTACGTATACTGAAGAACAAGCGAAAGAAGCTTCTGAGTCTTTAGTAGTTTGTAAAGATTGTTTAAATTGTTTCAATTGTATTGATTGTTATAAATGTATTGATTGTATTGATTGTTATAAATGCCGCGTTTCTAAAGATTGTATTGATTGTAAATCTTGTATTGATTGTATTGATTGTTATAAATGCCAAGGTTGCTTTAAATGCCATAAATGCGTTTATTGTTTGGATTGTCACGAATGTGTGGATTGCAAGAGATGTCGAGCTTCTATAGATTGTTTGAATTGCATTGAGTGTGCGAATACTTCGAATGAATCACATACTCGAAAATCACATACAGTATTAAAAATATATAAAATCTTAAATGCATAAAATCACAGATTCATAAATAAACTAAAAGGTGATAATGATTTATATTACAAGTGATTTACATATATCTCATCAAAATATTATAAAATATACTGGTAGGTATATTGATGATGCTTTAGAATATTCAAAAGAAGTTCATAAGTATTTTAAATCTGTTTTAAAAGATTCTGATATTTTAATGTTTTTAGGAGATTTAGATTGTGGTCCTAATAAAAATATAGAATTCTTAAGACACTTTATTAGTTCATTACCAAGCAAAAAAATTTTTGTAAGAGGTAACCACGACAAGTGGTTAGATACTGAAAGTATTTTATATATTGGATTTAGTGCAGTTTCTGATATCATTAGATATAAAGATACTTTGTTTTGTCATTATCCGTTAGATTCAAAATCAGTAATACCTAAAGAAGCTCCAGAGTTTTTAAAATCATATGATTTAACTGGTATTAAAAAAATATATCACGGCCATACTCACAATAATTGGATAGTGGATTCTAAAGATGGTATTGAAAGAATTAATTGTTGTATAGACAGAAATCCAGAAGTTATTGGTGCTTTGATACCATTCGAGCCTAAGACTTAAAAGCTTAAAATAAAAGGATATTAAATGAATAAAGTTTCTGAAGTTAAAAAAGTTACAAGAGTTTTCCAGGGAAAATCTGTGTATGATTGTTTAGTTCGTTGGAATGATACTAATAAATTTGTGCCTTGTACAGTTGATATTCAAAATCCAGGTGACCTGAAGCCATTAGCAGATTACTTACTTAAACATAATCTTATCTCTGGTCTTTGATAAAAGACCTTACCAAGGTTCGTGATGCATAGTGATGTTATCCAAACTCTAAGTTCAGCAGGCGCTTACTTACCTAATGACACTATATGTCCTAGAGCAAAACTAGACACTGGCACATACTGCAACTATCGTTGTTATTTTTGCTATTACCAAAATGAGTTAGATAAAAAGACACCATTTGAAGTCATTAAAAAAAGAATAGATACTTTGTATAGTATAGGTTGTAGAGATTTTGATTTAAGTGGAGGTGAATCTTCCATACACCCAGATTTCTTTAAAATCCTAGAATATATTAAATCTTTGAATCCAGATAATAAAATATCTTGTTTGACAAATGGATCTAAATTTCAGAATAAAGATTTTCTTAAAAAAGCAAAAGATCTTGGGTTATCTGAAATATTATTTTCATTACATAGTGTTAATGAAACTCACGATAAAATAACTGGGATAAAAAATTCTTATAATTATATAATTAAAGCTATTCATAATGCAAAGGATCTTGATATTGTTGTTAGATTAAATTCAACTATTACTGATGTAAATTATAAATTAGTTGATACTGAATATTTCGAAGTTGTTGAAAAATTAGAACCACTTGAAATGAATTTTCTACCATTGAATTATTTTAGTCAGAATTCAAAATCAAAAGGTGTTAATTATTCTGAGATTTTAGAACCTATAAAAAGATTTATAGATTCATCAAGTATACCTTTGATCAATGTCCGATATGTCCCGTTTTGTTATATGACTGGGTATGAGAAATACGTTGTAGGATATTATCAGCACATCTATGATATTTACGATTGGAATATTGCTATGTATGAATACTTAGAACCTAATTTAGTAAATTTAGCAAAACAAGCTGCATCTAATAGACAAAAAAAGTTATAGGAAATGTGATGCTTGTAGAACTTGTAAGTATTTTTATATTTGTGATGGTATTGAGCCTCAAGTTCTTAAAGCAGGTTGTGAGTTTAAACCTATTCAAAGGTTCTAAAATAAAAGATGTTAATACATTTAGAAAATCATTCTTTAATTTTTAGTTTATAGTTTTTGACCTTAAACTTTAGATTTTAAACTATAGTTTTATTTTTTTTAACATTTTAAAAGGAGTGTAATGGATATTTCATTAATTATAGGACCTATGAGATCTGGAAAATCACTTGAATTGTTAAGACAAGCAGAGAAACTTCATTTTAGTAACAAACCTTATGTTTTATATAGACCCAAAACTGATACAAGGGATTTTATATCAAGAAGTTTTAGACCTAGTTTAGACTTAAATATACAATACTATAACAATGAAAACTTCAGTGAATCCAAATATGATTATATATTATTAGATGAATTTCAATTTTTTGAACCTGAAATTATTAATAATATATTAGAATCTAATAAAACATTTGTTTTATGTGCTTTACAAAGTGGTACTAATAATATCAATGAACCTTATAATGTAGAAGTCTTTAGAAATGTCAATAGAATTATGCCATTTTGTAGTGATATTAGATTGTTAACTAGTATATGTGAAAATTGTGGCAGTTCTTGTGCTACACACAGTTATACCGATATTATCACTGTTTCTGATAATTATAAGATTCTTTGTAATAATTGTTTAGATTTTAAGATTTCAAATGCTGGTATTTTTAAGAGATTAAAAACTTGAAGCATTTTTTATACTTTTTAATATTGTTTTAAGTTTCAGATATAATACTGTAGTATATACTACTAAAAAGCCAAGCATTTTTTATACTTTTTAATATTGTCTTTAAGTTTCAGATATAATACTGTAGTATATACTACTAAAAAGCCAAGCATTTTTTATACTTTTTAATATTGTTTTAAGTTTTAAGCATATGCTAGGATATATAGCATTGTTATATACTGCTAAAAAGCCAAGCATTTTTTATACTTTTTAATATTGCTTTAAGTTTTAAACTGAAACTTTAGTTTAGATTTTAAAACAAATTCTAAACAACTGTAAAACTACTAAAATTTTTGAAAAAAGTTTTTATATTATAATATATTATATTAAAAAGGTCAAAAATTTTTGAATACTAAACTTAAGTTTTAAAACCAAAAAAAAAGCTTAAAACTTTAAAATCAAGATTTAAAGAAAGAATCACTTAAGATTATGAATTGCATATTGTTTGCTTCACAATAAGATTTTGCGGCATTATACTTGGCTTCGTTAACTGCCGCTGAAAGTTTATCATAACTGGATTTTGAGTTAGAACCTGGTAATTGAGATTTAGGCTTAATCTCTATTAAAAATGTTATATCGTTACGAATAATCATAGCATCGGGATAATATGTGGATTGTCGTTTTTTGACGGGATTAAAGTACTTTATACCGACTGGCTCAGAAGACCATTTAGTAATAGAGGGTGAATAATCACAAAATTTGAAGAAACTAAGCTCCCAAGAACTCCTATAAACAGGATATTCAGTGTGTTCATTCATTTTTGTATAACTATGTATATATTTCTCTGGGTTTTTTGGTATATAAATGCCTTGTTTGAACTTCATTTTTAAGTATTTATTAAGCTTTAGTCTTGCATATTTAAACTTAAAGTAAACTTAAATTACATATATTATGGTGAAAATTAAAAAAACCCAAGCATTTTTTATACTTTTTAATATTGCTTTAAGCTTTAATACTATAGTATAAACTGTAAAAACCAAGTATTTTTTATACTTTTTAATATTGCTTTAAGTTTTAGCGGTACTAGCATATATAAAATACTAAAAACTCAAGTATTTTTTATACTTTTTAATATTGCTTTAAGTTTTAGCAGTACTAGCATATATAAAATACTAAAAACTCAAGTATTTTTTATACTTTTTAATATTGCTTTAAGTTTTAGCAGTACTAGCATATATATAAAATACTAAAAACTCAAGTATTTTTTATACTTTTTAATATTGCTTTAAGTTTTAGACTTAATACTATAGTATAAACTGTAAAAACTCAAAAAAAGTTCGTAACAATACAATTTAAAAAGATCAAAAATATATTATATAATAAAAAACCTTATTTTGTACTTATAAAATTTTCAAATGAATCTGAAACTGAATCTAATACGGGTGAAATCAAATCATCTAAAGCACCAAAAACAGCATCCTTTAAAGTATTGGTAACACTATTAATAGTATTCTGTATAGTATTCTTGATCAAACTAGTGACTTCAGAACTCGTTAACCCCTCCCCAGAAATTGTATTAATTTCAAAATGCGTATATGCAAACTCAACTGTAAAAGTTTCAATTTGATTTAACCCGTCGTATTGAACTGAAATTTCTCCTACATTTGTTGGAAATACATTCATCATAGTATACACAACACAATCTTTAGACATTTCAAAATCTAATTGGTATATAGAAATGCTTGGTAATATACCTTCAAAATTACCTTTAGTTTTATCCTCAAATTGGTGAGCTTGATCATAAGTCATCCAATCTAAAAATAACTTTCTAACTGCGTGTTTTTCATCATTATAAAAAGTTGCTGTCCATTTTTGTTGATAAGTTTGTACTGATTTGACTGGTAGGGTTCTACCTCTATATTTAAAATCTATTGTTTCTACAGTCAATCCCGGAAAACTTGTAGCGTGACAAAAATAGTCTAAATATTGTCCTATTTCAGAAGTACTGGATGTTGCAGAATCTCCTTCGTTTAAAATACTTAATTCACACTTAATTTCTTTAGGTGGAAATATTTGACATTTAAACTTAGTGGGGCGAGCTAAATCACCCATCACTTGATTCATTTTATTTTGAATAATATCAGCCATCTAAATCCTTTATAATCAAGTATTTGTTTTATTAATTATATTATCAGGTTCTCTATCATATTTTCTAGTATATATTTTATTAGGTGTTACTGGTTCAGAGACTTGACCATTTCTTAAGAAACTATCACTAAAATCATTTGACTTACTAGTTGGATACCATTTAAACATATAATCTTTTGTTATATCATTAGATCCTATAACAATATAATCATCCATTTGGTATACGCTGGCGTGTTCTAATCTTTCGTATTTTTCATTAAATCTTTCAAGATCCCTAGTAGTTTTATAAACGTCAACATATCCCGATTGCCAACCCCATTTATTTTGATAGAATCCTGTATAATCATTTTTATAGACTTCTGTGATTTTTGGCCAAGAATCAATAAATTCAAAATTAACATCAAATCCATCATTTGCAGCAGTTCCTGTTAATTCAAATGTATCTATGGCTGTTAATCCCCAAGGGTTTGTTTCTCTGAGTTCATAATCTAATTTGTTTGACGTACCAGTAAATACCTGAGTTGGCTGAACATTATTAGCTGCAAAATATCCTACATAATGATTATGATAAACTGAACTTTCTCTATACCACAAGGATTCTTCATTAAGTTTATTTTCTTTGAATTTAATCTTATTAAAATCTATCTCATAGAGATAATCACCAAGTGCTTTAAAGGTATATTGTGGTGCCAAATTAAAATCTATTTGTTCCAATACTTCAAGATCTTTATTAATAGCTCTAATTGTTGAATTTCTATTTTTAATATCTTGATTGAATTTAAGATCTAATGGATTTGCATCTAATTGCATAGATTCCTTATTTTCAAACTCAACAAAGTCGTCATTTAAATAAATTTTAATTGGAAAATCAATATCCTCAAAGTTTGCGTTATTAATACTAAGTATTGTTTTCTTATTGTGTTTATTCTTTAAGAAAAACAATTTGACAATATCATCGTCTTCTTTTGTAAAAATAATTCTATTATTTAAATAATCATATTGATAATCTATTAAATATTTTATAGAATCTTTTTGCGCATCTATAAATAAATCATCATCTTTTCTTATACTATAAGTATATAAGAAACTTTCTTCGTTAACTTTTTCTACGTATCTAATATTAATATCTTTTTTAGTTGCTGTGTAAATTGTTATAGAATCTTCATTAACTTTGAATTTTAAATCATTGTTAAAACCGGCCATAACTGGCAAACCATATTCAATATTTTTAATAAATTTATATTTACCTAGTTTTGAATCTGAGTCGTTACTTTCCACAGCTTTTAAATCAGCTTTCTTAATTTTAAGAGTTTTTAATCTTGAAAATGAATAAAAATCTTCAGTAGACACTGTATTGATATCTTGTTTAACTATGACACCATTTTTAATAGCATATAATAATTTTGTGGGGTCCAGGTCTCCAGCTTTATTATAAGTAACATCAGCCCTATTTTTAGTATCATCTAAATAATATATTCTTACTTTTATACCTTCAGAATAAGATATTTTAAATCCAGTAGTTAAAATACCTATTTCAACGTCTAAAACATTTCCATCAGTATCCATAACAACTAAAGGATAAGTTTTCATTTCGTTGTGCTTATAAACATATTTGTTTGTACTAGTATCCATATTTAATAATATATCTTTATATTTAAATATTTTTGCGTTATAATTAATGTAACTAGTATCTAATTTAAATTCAGCATCTATTGTATATGTTCTTGGTATACCTTCATCTATATTATCAAAGTATTGTATTGTAATAGCTTCATTTGTATCAGTATAAAAAGATACCCCAGTATTTTCAATATCATAGTCTAATTGTATTCTTTGATTATTTTTATCGAATATATTAACAATCATAATATTTTCGATTCTAAAATTATAAAGGAATTTACCTCTTTTATCATTAACTTCTGAAAAATTTCCAGCAATATCAAATGTTGTAGATTTAATAGTTATTGGATTTTTAATACTTGCAGAATAATCTAAGTATAATAAACTTAAATTATTTGTTTTTGCATTACAATCTAATGTTGCTAATTTACCTTCAGAATCGTAAACTATTTGTCCTTCAACGTATTGGTTATTAGCATTGATTAAACCTAAGAATATACTATTTTCTTTTGCTTGTATAGTTTCATTAGTTGCACTCAGTATAGTTATCGGAAATCTTTTAGAAGTATTATCTATAACATATACTCTTATTTTTTGTAGCAGTACTTGAAGTTATTTTAAAACCTTTTTGTAAACCAGCAATATACATAATGTCCAAATCTACATTGCTAATACGATTAGCTACGCTGACAAAATAGTATTCTTTTTCTGGTGTAGTATATTCATATAATTTAGAATCTTTATTATAACTTAATTCGGCATCAATAATTTGAAATGGTCTTGAATCGTATTCATAAGTATCATCAATAAATTGAATAGTTACAGGATCTTTTATATTTAAATAAAGCCTATATTCAGAATCTACAAGCCTATAATTACCTTTAACTATATAACCATTAGAATCTACAATATTCAAGTAATTAACACCTTTTTTAAGGTACTGTATAATATTGACCTAAAGGCTTATTCATAGATTCTTTAAAATCTTTGTAAACTTGTGAATTGTATTTACTGAATAATGTTTTATCTATATATAATAATTGTGTATTTTTAAGTTCATCTTCAGCTATAACTTCTAATGAATCTTCGTTATATTTTATTTTAGCGCGAACTCTATACCCGTAAGTATTAATTAATTCAAAAAATATTGCATTTGGATTATATAATCTATAATGATATAAATTGTCAGATTCTAAAATAAAATTACAAGTACTTGATTTTACGTGATCATCAAAACCAGAATAAACTTTATCAAATACCTGTCTAATAGAATTATCATTTTTCTTATATAATGCTTTAAAGTCAGAAGTTTGTAAAACTTTATTACGAACTCTAGTTCCATAAGTTACTGGTGTATTTGCATTGATTCTATTTTTACCAAGAACCCAAGTATCTGAACCTAGATACATATTACCAGCGCCAATAGCTGCAAATTTACCAGTAGTGCTAGCTAAACCAAAATCTACTTGAAATTGATATTTGTCTTTAACTGTGGTTACAACTCTTCTAACATAATTAAGTTCCAAAGCACATTTGCTTAAGAAATCAGTATAATCTTTTTTAATTTCTTGATTTAATGAGTTAATACCTTTATAATAATATAATATTAAATTCTTAGGGTTTGAATTTTGTTCTAATCTTTCACCAGATTCAAAATATACAATTAATTTGTCATTACCTTTTATGCTGGATTTTTCAATAGTTCTAATAGTAGGATCTTTAACTAATTTTAATTCAGATTCTAATGTTAATTCTGGGTAATTGACGCCAAATCTTGTAACATTAAATACTGGATTTCCATCAGCTTTATACTATTTTTGGTTTATTATTTTCATATATTATATTATTATTAATGTCAGTTTCAAAAAGATATCCAGTATTTGTTTTAAAATTATCTTCACAATCAGAATCTTCACAAGTTACTCTAAAAACATTTACATCGTAAACTTCTTTGCATAAGAAATAATCTTCGAATTTAAGAACGTAAGTTCTTGTAAATAAGTAAGTCCAACCCACTGGGTGAGCTAATGGTTTAACAAATGCTTCAAATATTTCTGGTAACATAGATCCGTAAACGCGGTATTCAAATATATTTTCACCGGGCTCTATTGTTAATTGACCATCGGTTTCTAATACAAAACTTTCAATATTTAATTGTTCTATAATACGATATATAAACTCAATAGATCTTAATGTTCCTTTAGATTGTTGAAAGTTTTTAAATAATTCTAATTGTTCTTGTGATAATAAGTGTATTACATTTATATCTAATTGCGTTTCACTAAAATCAAAACCATATTTTTTGTGTGCTTTTCTAACAGCTTCTGCAAGTTTATGATTTTTTGAACCATCGGTTATAGTCTTATAAAAGTTTGCAGCATATGTTTTAATAATTTCTTCATATAGAACTTCATTTTTAGAATTATATAAATTATTGATGTCAATCGCTAGGCTTGAATTATCATAGATATAATCTACAAAAACGTCAAGGACGTCCATAATAAATTTATTAGATTTGTAATTTTCTGGTACTAAGTTCTTAGCTATACTTTTAAACACAGCAAACCTTTATTTCTCGTTTTAGTATATTTATTTGGTTCTTAGTCTTAAATTAAATTATTTTAATTTTTTGACTTCTACCTTAGATTCCATATGAACACTTTTAAGGACCACCCTATGTAAAGTTCCTACTTTATCGGGTGTTGTACTCCAAACTCTTTCATCGTTGTGATCGTTTAGATTTACATTCTTTGCTAAGATACCTTGACCTAATTTAATTATATCCACTGTAAATCCTGGGTTATTACTAAAAGAATAATATATTCTCCTAGCATTTTCATATTGTTCAGAATCACCTAATAAAGTATATTTAAGAACGGTAGTTGCTAGATAATATAATAATTTGCCTAATCTGATACCTCTATGGTCTCTATCAACTTCTACAGCACTAACTGTATAAACATTTTTATAACCCATTCTTTTAATTTTATCTGTAGGCAATAATCTAATCATAGCTATAGGACTAAATCTATCTTTGGTACCATTAGGGTTATCTTTAGTCGGGTAATCTTCAGGTACTTTAGTAGCTAAAATATGGTAAGATTCTCTACGATAAAAAAAAATATTCTTTACCATTATAATAAACTTTATATACAAAAGGTGATTTATCAAATGTATATTCTATTGAAGTCAGACCATACTTATTAATATAGTTTAAATTTCCAAAATCATAATCACCCGATTTAGCAATTGTGTCATCTTCCATTTTAGCTCCTTTAATTTGTAACTTTAGTTAATACCAATCTATTGAATCTACCTCGTATTCTTTCTTCTTTAGTTCCTGTTAAAAATAGTTCTTCGTCGGTCCAAATTCTTGGATCTAAAGCATCTTTTAATTTAACATTTTTAGCAATAATTTTACCTGTTGCTAACTCAACTATATCAACGTTAAACCCAGGTGATTTAGACAAGAAAGTCCATAAGTTTCTTGCACCTTCATATTGTTCTTCATCACCCATCAATACCCATTTAAAACCATCCACTAAAATAGTATATAATTTTTTACCTATCCCACCACCTCTGTATGATCTTAAAGTTTCGACACCTTTAACTATTCTAAGAGGACCATAACCTAAACCTCTGTATTTTGTTGTATATTCCAAAAGTATAGCAGCTAATATCTTAAATCTTGTTGTATAAGGTTCAAATCTTTTATCTATTTCTTCTTTAGCTACACAATAATATTTTTGTTTAGGATGGTTAGCATTACATTCAATAATGAATAATTCTGTATTATCACCATTTATATCAAAATTGAACTTATGGAGAACTTTCACAACTTTCTTTGATATCAAACCTCCAGCGCCTATGTAATCCAAGTTACCAAAATCGTAATCACCTGATTTAGCAATTGCTTGCTCTTCTAAAAAATCTGAAAATTTCATCATAGCCTCGTTATTTTAATTTGCATAATTATATTATAAAATAACTTAAAATATATTTAATTAGATGATTAAACACTCATCGCGCTCATATCAATATCACCAGCTCTTAAACTATCTCTAACTTCTTGATAATCCAATAAATCATCAAAAACTACAGATCTAAGTCTAAATATTGAATTTCTTATTAATTTAAAATTATGTGATGGATAATTTAACATAAATTCATAATTATATCCAGGTTGAAAAATTTTTGTTTGGAATTTAACTCTAATATAAGGTATCCTTGAATTAAATATTGTATAAGAACCCACAATTTGTTCACCTTCTTCTGGTGTAGCAGCACTTCTATTCATTAATTTAATAGGTATTCTTATATAAGCAACTTTAGATAGATCCAAATTAATATATTCTTCAACTGTTGTATAAAATGGTAACATAGTCTTAACAGATTCTTCATCTATAACATAGTTAGCAACTATTTTTTGTTCCGCTACATAATTTGTTAAATTTGCTGGGATAACTTTATGTGTTTTGCTAGGTTCTTGTATTTCCTCAAAACAAATAGGTTCATTATCCTCACCTTCTGCAGGATTAGCTTTAGCAAATAAAGCCCATTCTATTGTGGGTATATTTTCTGGTATTATTTGACCCTTGGTATCATATATACCTTCAATTGGTAAATCTAAATATACATAAGCTCCTCCTGGGCCTTCATCTACTGATAAATCTACCGCAGCTTCTTTAACATATACTATTTGATTTTGATATAATAAATCACCACGTTTTACTTGAACGTCTAAATTAAAATTAAAAGTTCCTGTTTTTCTATAATTATTTAATACTACGTATGGCGCTTCGTATTTTAATGGAGAACCTTCTGGTATACTAACTGTATATGAATCTAATGAATCATCGTGATTTGCAATTAAATTCCTGACGTCGAATTTATTATTATAATTAACATAAAATGTAATTTTTTCATTAGATTTTAATTGAACTTCTCTATCAAATGTGGTTGTAGGTGTATATTCTGTTATATTTTCAAACTGTTTAGCAACAAATTGAATTCTATCATCTTCTACAGGTGTTAATTCATTTTGTCTTTCTACGTAAGTAGGATATATACCGATAGAACCATCAGCACTACCAAATGAAATTTTTGTAATATCTAATAATATACCATCTATTTTTGTATCAAACTGCCTTTGAGCTATCATAGCGTCTGTTATAACAATACTTGTAGTTTTTTGAGCATAATCTATTAATAATGTATCATTGGCTTTTACTGAGCTTGGTATCCAAACTCTAATATCTATTTGACCATCAGAATCTTCATACCAGTTATAATATAAATTAGAAGTTTCTATATCACCAAAAACATTATCTTGACTTTCAGTTTGGTTGACTGCAGATTCCCAAGAACCACTGGCAGTTCCTAATAATTGATTAGATTTTAACCCATTGCTATCAGGTTCTTCACTATCACTTGGTTTTAAAGATTCTCTATTACAAGTATAAACAACTTTATAATCACTTGCTCCTACAAAACCTGCATATTTACCCCTTTGTAAATCATCACATTGTAGATAGCCTTGCGAAAGTATCTCTTCAGTAATATAGAAATCATATATTAATTGTTCTGCTTTGCGAGAACCATATAAACCGTAAACTTTAAAACTATCACCTACACTAACAAATCTTGGCAATGCTATTTTAATAACTGATAATTCATTACCTATATTAACATTAAAAAATACGGTTTTATTTTTTAAGTTGTATAAATTAATGTCGTTTCCACCATAGGTGGTCAATCCATCATATGATACTATTCTAACATTTAATGATTCTTCATCAAATCCCACATCTTTAAAATAAAAAGATTTATAAGATTGGTTGATATCAGTATCCGTTAATTCATAAGTATAATGATCTGTATTGTCTAAAATAAACGGCAAACTTTCTTTATTAAAATAAACTTCTAATTTATCACCTACACTAGCCAATAAACTAAAATAAACACTAAGAACTAAATTCTTAGATAATTTGTCATATGATTTAGCATAAAAACAATTTACTTTACTAAAGTCTTTATTTTCTTTAAATTGTTTTACACAGTTTTCTTCGCTTAGTAATAAACTAAAATATGGATTTACTTCTATACCATTACCCAGACCCAATTCATTGTCTAAATGTCTAACTAAGTTAGAATGAATAAATTCGCCTTCAAATTTTTCAATTTCCGCCATTTTTTCACGAATCTTTGCATAGATTTTTTTACGAATATCTGATTTTGGAGTACCAAATGGATATTGTTTAATAAGAACTTGTAAATCTATATTAACATATGTTGGATTTTTAAGATTATTCTTAAGTGCTGGTAAATTATATGTATCTACTAAGTCAAAAATACCTGGGTTTTTATAACCGTTAGCATCTTTTTCTGCAGAAACAACTTCACCATCATTTAAATATAATGTGTCAGGATCATTATAAGATTCTTTTATGTAGTATTGATTGGTGCTCATTTCAGTAGTATTCAATAATTCGCCGTTAGCTAAAGTAGAGTTTTCTTTTTTGTAAGTATATGTTCCATCACTTTGTTGAACTTTTTTAAAGATTGTAAATTCTGGTTCTTTTCTTCGGGGTTCAGCTGAAAAATACAAATTACCTGGAGCAACTGGATATTCATCTTCACCTCCCCAAGTCACTACATTTTTAACACTAGAGTGTGTTTTTATAACTGAATTATAATCGTGTATCGTTACTGTTCTTGAAGCACTATTATAAAACATTGGTGCATTTGTTTTAATAGACTCTATACTTTCTTCATCCTGAGCTTGGGAAACTAATACAGGTGCATCTTTACCAGAAGTCAATATTTTACAAAAAGAGCCAAGATCACCGTTAACGGAAGCTGAATCACATCTCTCATAATATGCGTCTATTCCAGAAGTTCTTAAAACATTAATATAAACTCTCGTATTAGAAGGCAACTTAGTACCAGCAGTCCCTAGTTGGAAATATATCCTAGCATTGCCAGTATCCACATCATCTTTTCTAAAGAACTTATTATTGGTGCTATCCTTAATATCAATTAAATTAAAAGAAGATTTTACAAAAGTTGCATTATCCGATAAATTTCCAAAAGTATCATAATAAGTAACATAACATTCCACACCATCATCTTCTACATCATTCCAAGGTATATCAATGTATTCAAATTTTTCATCTATTTTATAAGTTAAAATATCAGGATATTCTTCGTTTTTAATTAATGTACCTTCTTTTACTTGTATTGTAGTTGTAGCTCCTATTTTATCTATATTAAATTCTAAATCATCACCTAAATAATTGTAAGTAAACCCATTTATGGTAAATGTGCTATATTTTGGTATTTTAAAATAGCCAGTTCTGGTAAAACTTAATGTTATTTCGAGTATTGTAGATTTTTTATGAGAAGGTTCATAAGACAAAACCCTAGCATCTTGTATAACATTTTTACGTTTAGTCGCCAAAGTTAAAACATTCTCATTAACATTTACTGCGGTATTGAAGTTCAAAGAACTTACAATATAAGATAAAACAGATGCTAAGATTGCCCCATTAGAGCCTTCATAAGCTCCTCCATCCCAGCCTTTTTCAATTAATCTTTTAGCTATATCTTGGTATATTTCATCGTATGTAAAAGGCAATGTTTCTTTTATAATAGCCATTTGAAAATCCTGATTTTTTGTAATATTTATTTGATTTTTATGACCAATTTTTTGTTTAATAAATAATAAAAAATATTAAAGGATTATGAATGTTAAGTGTTGCTATTTATGTTGCTATATTCGTTGTTGGCCTTGCTATAGGTTATTGTATTCGTGTTAACGGCTCTAAAAAAGCTGAAGCTCTTTATGAAGCTCTTAAAAAAGAATATGATGAATTAAAAGAAAAATATGACAATAAATAAGGTTTAAAATGGGTGAACGCACAGAAGGTTTAAAAAAGAAACTAAGATATTATTGGTTTATTTTCAGATGGTTTTTAATAGGTAGATACCATTGTTCCAGTGGTGAACATTATACCATTTCGTTGAGAACTGTTTGGAAAATATGTAATAGAACTATATGGGGAGTTATTACATTTTCGTTAATATATGCAATAGCTAGTTTTTTTAATTATGTTGGTTAACCCATTGATCATCAGCATTTATGTTTATAAATAACATAAATTTTTAAAGGGAGTAAAATGTTGAATATTTACGATGTGTTATTTGGCTCCCTTCCTATACTACTTATAGGTGCTGTTATAGGTACTGTTCAATTCTTACATATAGATAAAGCTGCTAAATCTAAAACCAATTTTTTAACGAGATTTAAACTTTTTATAAAAACATCATCAACTTCTGGTGTTTTAGCATTATCTTCTTTTTTAATAACTGATAATTTTGATTTAACGTATTCGAGCAGAATAGGTGTGTCTATTTTTATAGCATTCGCTGGATATGAAAAAATACAAAGTATAATTGATAGATTATTAGATAACATATCTCCCAAAGATAAAGATTCCAAATTATAACATTCAAAGATTTTGAATATACTTAATGTTAGTTTTAAAAAACATATAACATTAGAATGTAAAATAAATATCTAATAATTAATAATTATGAAAGGTATTTTATGGCATTAGAACATATTACTGCAGATCCAGTTAAAGTTGACATAAATGGTTCAATCTATGAAAAATCGCAAGCTGAGGTTAAAGCTATCATAGCTGAAAGAACTGAAGCAAACTTAGCAGATAATGAAGAAAGTGGTCCAGAATCACCATCAGTAGAAACTACTTTATCTTTAAATCCAGCTGATAAACAAACTATTGAAAAAGGCCAGACTAAAGATATCACTGTAACTACAAATGCTAGTGATTTCACAGTTGAGTCTAACAATACTAATGCTACAGTTACAAAAAAATTCAGGTAAATTCACTATAACTGCTGCAACTAAAGGAACTTCTGAAATTACTGTAAAAGCTACAGCTAAGGGTGGTTCTGAAAAAGTTGTTAAATTAAGTGTTGAAGTAACTGAGTCTGAAGATTAACATAGCGAAAATTAAGGTAAAAATAAGTCGGTATTAAATCGGCTTATACCTTAAAATAATATAATAGGTATATAAATGGCAACTTATAAAGATTTTCATAATGATTCTTTGAATGATGTAGTTATAGATAAACGAGCTATAGAACAAAGTATTTTTAATATATTAACTACTAGAAAAGGTTCCTTAGCTGGTAAACCAGAATTTGGTTGCAATTTATATGCTTATTTGTTTGAAATGATTGACCATATTACTATTAATAGTATGCAAACCGAAATTACAAGATGTCTAAAAGTTTACGAACCTAGAATCAAAGTTCAAAGTGTAGACATTTATTCACAACCAGAATTCAACAGGGTTATATTAAGTATTAATTATAATTTTACAGGCGTAGAAACTTCAAGCTTTGAAACTTATACAATAACCTTAAATACTAATTAATCTATTTAAATTATTTAAGCCTCTGATCAAAAATAAATACTAAAAATATAAGCAGGAGATTTAATGTCTGATTTTAGATACCAAGGCTACAATTTTAACTTAACTAGTTTTAGAGAGTTCGTTCAGGAATTCAATATTATGGATAACCAAAGAGCTAGCGCAGACGCACTAAACAAGTCGGTTAATAAACTCAAAAGAGAGGTTAATCAATTAATCGGTCAATTTAAAATATTAACTTCAAAAGAATCTATCAGATGGGATGCTAGCATAATTTATGAAGCAGGTGAAATAGTTTCTTATATAACAGAAGATAATCCAGATGTGGAAACCATTAAAAATTCATATTATTTAGCATTGCCTAGTGATATCGAAAATCAAGGGTATTATCCAGATGCTAACTCTGATATGTGGAAAAAAGTCACTTTAAATGAATTATATCCTTGGTTAGATGTAGATAATTACCCTACTAAAACTGACAATGATAAAGATTGGCCTATTGTCGATGATTACGATGTTATTAACTTAAAGTATCTTAAATGGTCTTTAGAACAATTTAAAGATTTCTTAGATGGTTATCTCGCAGGCATCTATATTAAACAAGACAATAAAATAGATTTAGAAGTATCTAAACCTACTCACGTAACAACTAAAAAATATGTCGACGTTTTAATAGATGAAGTGAAACAAAGTGTTGCTAATATAGATGATTTGTTAACGGATTATGTATTTGTTGATTCTAAATCTAAACAATTACAAACTCGTAAAAGTAAAAAAGAAGCTTGGTTAACCACAGAAGCCGGATTATTACCAGGATTAAACTTAATATCTACAATTGGCTCAACAACGCAACAATTTAAAGCTATGTATGCTCAAGATTTTATAGGAACTGCTTTAAAAGCAAAATACGCTGACTTAGCTGAGGTCTACGAAACCGATAAAGAGTTTGAAGTTGGAGCTGTTCTAGGTATTAATGAAAATTCAGAAATTGAATATTTCGACATCTATAAACATAATAGACCTTTAGGTGTAGTTTCAGATAAACCAGGATTTATTCTTAATAAAGATTGTAAAGGTGTGTTAATAGCTTTAAAGGGTCAGACACCAGTAATTGTTAAAGGTTCTGTAAAAGCCGGTGATGAATTATACGCTGAGTATGACGGTTATGCTTGTGTAAACCCAAGACAAAAAAGAAGAAAAATATTTTATAGGTATAGCTTTAGAATCTAAAGAATCTGAACTAGTTGGCTTAGTAAACACTAAAGTATAAAATATGTTGATACATAATGACCAAGAATATGAACAATTAATAATAGTAGATTTATTAATACTACTTTTAGTAGTTACATTCATTTTATATATTTTTATATGAAGGATTATGATGCCAGTCCCAAGTGTTAGATTTATTGATAGTGATACCAGTTCAACATCAAATTATTCGCAACCAAGAAGAGTATTCTATGCTGGATATTTCGATAAAGGTTCACCAGATACTTTAACACCCGTTTATTCTATATTAGATTTTAAAACAAAATTTGGTAAACCAAACAAAAATAATATAAATGACTGGTTTCAAATTTATAATTATTTTTTATATGATAATAATGAAATAGTTATTTCGAGATCTATTGGTGAAAATTCAGTTAATGCTAGTATTAGCTATCCATTTAATGACTTTGACGTCAGAATAGATAACTTAGATGATTTTAGAAGTAAACGTATAATTTCTGAAAATAATTTCTTGAGAATCCTTGCTAGAAACCCAGGAGAGTGGGGAAATGATTTAACAGTTTGTATTTTTACACAATATGAAGTTCTTAATAATATGTTAATACACAGCAATTATTTAGCAAAAGATATTCAAAATTCAATGAGTTCAAATCAATATTGTATTTGTGTGTTCTTAAAAGATACATTAATGGAAAAATATATCTTAAAAGAAGCTGAGGATATGGTAGATACTATTAATGAAAATTCTAATTATATATTCATTATTTTCGATCCTAAAAAATACAAGTTATATGATGGTAATATACACTATGTGGATGGCTTAAATCGCTTAGCTGATGGAAATGAACCTAACTCAGATAAAACAGTTTTTTACGGTTCTAATAGTCTTAAATTAAGTAACGGGTACGCAAGTTTACCAAGTGCAGCTCAAATAGATGAAACATATAAAAATGTAGGCGAATCTAACGATTATATATTTGATTTTATAATTGCTAATACACAAAGTCCAAATTCTGCTATCAATTTAGCAGATACTCGTGGTGATTGCTGCGCTTTCGTAGGCATACCTAGAGGTATCAAACCTGAAGAATATATTAAACAATTACAAATTTCAAACAATGCTGTTGTCTACTATGGTTCTAAATTACAATTAAATCCATTTAATAATCAAAATATATATGTTAATTGCATAGGCGATATTGTTGGTTTAAGAACCAGATTAATTAATTCACAAGAATTATCAGTATCTCACTGTAAAACAATTTATAGTTTCTTAAATACAATAGATTTGGATATATATTTAACAGAATCACAAATAAAAGATTTATATGATTTAAATATTAATATTGTTAAAAAAGGATATTCCGGTATATACGCTTTAAGTGAAAATACCTTAAAAGGATCTAAATTAACAAATAGAATAATACATTTCAATTTAGTTCGAGAATGTGAAAATGCTGCATTATATTATGTATTTGAAAATAATGATGAATATACAAGAAATGATTTAGCTTCAAAAATAAAAGAAATTTGTAGAAGTTATGTTGCAGATAATAATATAGAAGATTTTAAAATAGTTTGTGATATTTCTAATAATCCTACTCAGGATAATAACATTTATGTAGATGTTTATTATAAACCTAAATATTTAATTGAAGAAGTTGTATTTAGAATTCAAGCAGCTAGCGAGTTATCTATATAACCTGATAATTTCTTGCGGACTTAAAAAATCTCTACATAAATCAATAGCATTTTTAAATTCAAATTCACTAATATCTAACTTTCGACAAACCATATCACTACCCAGAAGTTTAATTCTTTTTAATAATAAACCACATAATGTTTCTTCATCAATACATATGTTACAAATAATATTCGACGCTTTGAGAAAATCACTGAAGAGGAAGATGTCACCATCACCAAAACATTTGAAAAAATAAGATTTAATTTTTTGTATATTTTTGACAGAGGTTGAAGTATACCCCTTGGTGAAATCCCTGGTTATGTAGTCGGAATGTAATTCAAAATTATTGTAGTATTTTTTAAAACCATCTAAATAATACTTAATTATAAAAAAACAATTGGCTCATCCAAACGTCTATATATTTTATTATTTAAAAGATATTTAGGATTTTTATATCTTTTCGGATTTAATAACTTAGCGTTTTCTAAATTTAAATCTTGGAATTTCATTTGCTTAAATAATCCCTTAATAATTCATCAAATTTCTTTAATTTAGTAAGAGCCGCCTTCCCCCCCACTATATTTTTATCTATATTATATTTAACAGATTTGCCTTGAAAACTATCATATAAAAAATTTTCAAATTCACCATCAAAAACGTTATTTCCATTAGAACCGGTAAACAAAGAATCTTTAAAATTAAAATTTTTATAGTAATCCCAATATTCGTTAGATTTTTTACATAATATAAAATGATTTAAAATAAATTGATATACTCTATTATACATATCTTCAAATCTTTGATTCCAGTTAGTATCACCATTTTTAATATAATTAATCAATTCTTGTATTTGCTGGCTTGCTAGCCACAACCCAGTTGATTGCAATGGTTCGACAAATGCAGCATTTAAACCTACTGAAAATACATTATGACCCTCAATTTTAGCTATTTGTTGCTTCTTATAACCTGTTTTGAATTTAATAGTATTATAATCTTTTAAATCAGTTTTAAAATTTTCTTGTAAATGCTTCTTTAAATCTTCAGATGCTTGATTAATAAAGCTATCATTTGTGACATAACCGATACTTATATAATCTTGTAACGGTATAGTCCAACACCAGCCAAAATCCCTAGCAAAAAACGATGAATATGGATTTAAAAAATTTTGAACTGGTATTCTAGTTGTTAATGCTATATTATTTTTAAGTATACCGGGTTCAATAAAATCATCAGAATCTTGAAAACCTCTACAATCTACAATTAAATCACTATCAATATCTTTAAACGAAGTAACAGTTTTATTAATATTATTAATATTTTCTACATATAAATTTTGCAAAGAAAATGTATTGAAGTGGTGACTAACATTTTCAAAATTTATAAAATTTTCTGGAAATAAATCTTTATTCATATATCTATTTAATAAAACTGAATTATCAAAAGGTAAATTAAATGTTTTATCAGCCCATCCAATCATTTTAAGACCTGCTTTGATTGAACCTCTAAAATCTTTTAGAATCATTTTATTATCAACACCAATAGTCTTTAAAAACTTTGAACTTGCTGGAACTAATGCTTCTCCTACACCTATAAACTTATTAGATTCTGGATATATCCAATCTATTTCAAGATCTGGGAAATTAAATCTTAAAGATTTAGTTGTTAAAATACCAGCAGTACCTTTACCAATAACCGTTACTTTCATATTGATTTCTTAAAATTTTAATCCCATATTTTTAACTCTATCTAAAGTATCTGTATAATCTTTATCTTCTCTAAATCCATTAAATCTTGGATGCATTAAAGCATATATTTCAGAATCTTCAGATTTTGTCAATGCTGTTGCTTTAACTGTAAAAACTTTATTTAAATACTTAGAACTATTTTTAAATATTTCAGCTCTTTCAGTATCGCTAATCCCAGAAACTTTACCTTGAATTAATTCATCATCTGTTTTAAAAACAATAGCACCAAAAGTATCCTTAAACTTACCATTACCTTCTGTAAAATCAATACAACGAACTTCAACTTCTATTTCTGGTTTTAATTTTATTTGTTCTGTACTAGTACCATTCTTAAATACAGCGTCACAATTTTTTAATATAGCACCTTCTTCACCTTCTTTTAACCAAGTATTTAAATACTCATTAGCAGCTTCTATATTATCAATAACTCTGGTTCTAACAACAGTTAATGTATTAGATTCTAAAGATTCAGTTAATCTCCAAACAAACTCAAATCTTTCTTTATATGGTGTTTTACTATTTCCATTTTCAAATTCTTCTAAAGTCAAATAATCCCACATATAAAAAGTTACATTTTCAGGTGGTGTTAAACTATTAAGTAAACCATTAGATTTATATCTGATTTCAGTTGAATTAGTACCTTCAACTTCATTACAAATTAATTCACCAATATAAGCACCATCTGGCAGATTCAATAATGCTGAATATACTTTAGGGTGATCATAACTTTCACCAGATCTTGAAAATGCTTGGACACTATCACCTTTTTTAATAAAAGTTCTATAAGTTCCATCCGCTTTTATTTGAATCATTGCTGGAAATCTAATATTCTTAAATTTATCCATTAGTGAGCAACGCATATATGGAAATTCTGTTATAAGTTTTTTATGAACTTTGTTAATTTGTTTAGTTGAAATACCTGAATGAATATCTCTGTCTAAAATACAAGTAATGATCCTGGTTATTTCTGGAGTTTTATTATTAAGTAATGACTGAACAACACTAATTGCTTTATTCCCTGTAAAATCGCGATTATGCAACGCTATGAACGTATTTTTAATTGTATTGAAATCTATGGTTTCATTATTATTTTGGAATTCTGGTACTTTTTTAATTCCGTAAGAATATTTGACTTTATCATAAACTAATGAAAGAAATTCTTTAATGATTTCATTGTTATATTTTTTAAGAACTTCTAATTTATAATTAGAACTATTTGAAGCATTTAATTCATTTAAAAAAATCTGTTATAATTTGCATTTGATCTCCTTTTAATAATTATAATATATTAGAACTTAAAAAATTATTAAATCGTGCATTTTCTCGTTTTTTAGAATCCATTGAGCCATAGCAGTCGGTACAATCAACACAATTCAAACAACAATCACATTCTTTACATTTTTTACAGTTTTTACAATCTACACACTCACTACAGTTTTCACAGTCATTACAATTCCCACAAATTCTACAATCTTTAAGATTTTCGCATTTAGTGCATATTTCACATTCTACACAATTGACACATTCAATTAATGAATTACTATTTTGACAAGCTGCGCAATCTAAACATTTAATGCAATCTGTACATTTACCACAGTTTTTACAAATTTCACATTCTTTACAATCTGTGCATTCTTTACAATCTGTGCATTTACTGCAGGATTCACAATAAGCACAGTTTTTACAAATTTCACATTCTTTACAATCTGTGCAAATTTCACATTTATAACATTCTACGCAATCTGTACAGTCTTCACAATCTGTACAGTCTTCACAATCTCCACATTTTTTGCATCTGACACAATTATAACAACAATCACAACTTTCGCAGTCACAACATTTTGTGCAGTTCTTACAACCTTCACAAACAAAACATTCATAACATTCAGCACAACCATTACATCTGACACAGTCTTCACAACCAAAGCAATCTTCGCAGTTTTCGCAATCTATACACTCGCTACATTTTTCACAGTCTTCACAACCAAAGCAATCTTCGCAGTTAAAACAATTAACACAGTCTTTACAATTTACTAAAGATTCTGAAGCTTTTTTAGCTTGGTCCTCAGAATATAATTCAGCATCCCATTTATTGTTGTCAGAATCTATATAATAACCGTCTATTAGTTCCATTTTTGCTCCTTTATATTTTAATGAAATAATTATAATATAATTGAACTTAAAAATTTCTGAAGTTCTAGCTATAACATTTTAATGTTTTAATGTTAGAACATTCTGAACATTCTGCACAATCTATACAAAACTCACATCTTACACAATCTATGCATCTTGTACATTCTTTACATTCTGAACATCTTGTACATTCTGAACATCTTGCACATTCTGAACATCTTGCACATTCTTTACAATCAAAACATTTAATGCAATATTTACAACAATAGCAACAATCGCAAACTTCACAACAATCACAAACTTCACATTCTACACAATCTATACATTCGTTACAACCAATACACCTTATACATTCTTTACAACCAATACATCTCATACAAGTTTCACATTCTTCACAATCTATACAACCAACACATCTTATACAGCTAATACAATTTTCACATTCGTTACAATCGTAGCAATCTGTACAATCATAGCAATCAATTAATGAATTAGAAACTTTTATAGCTTGCTCTTCTGTATACCTAGAAGCATCCCATTTATTATTGTTTGAATCTACATAATAACCATCTATTAATTTCATTTAAACTCCTTTATATTTTAATGAAATAATTATAATATAATATAACTTAAAAATTTCTGAATGTAACTAAAGTTTTAAATCAATGAGTCTTTTTTAATAGTATAAACCGGTTTTATCATATTCTTCTTCGGTATCTGTATTATCAACATTGTTATTAGAATCGTCGTATTTAGGTTCATCATTAGAATCAGAATCTGAACTGAATTCATCCCCACTTTCAAAATCTCTGTAAAATTGTTTATACAATGGATTCTTAGATTCTTTTTGAATAGCTTTAAGATTCTTTTTAATTTCAGCATCATTAAATCTAAAGATTTCTTTATATAACGTATCTACAGGTAAAACTGTTCCTCCAAAATCTTTAGCTGTTGAGAATGCATCTATACGTTTCATAAACAATGTTAGGTTCATTCTTTCAATAAATTGATTTTCTTCACTAAAGTATATATTAATAGAATCTTTAAGTTCTTGAAATTGTTTTTCAGTACAAACTTTAGTACAAATTAATTCTCTTTTTAGAATTTGCATAAAGAATTCAGTGTATACTTGGCGAATCCTAGTTATTTTTTGGTAAGAATTTGATGTCTTCGTTTGTGATAGCATCTGCTTGCAAATCAAATAATGGTTGTTGTGATTGGTCATCTAAGTAGATTCTATTAACTGGTATTCCCATAGATCTATATAATAACTTGTAGAAGAACATAATATCACCAAGTTCTCCTAAGTTACCAGTTTCGTCTAAGATATCTACTTGCATACCTTTAGCACCAGCTTTATTACCAATCCAATAATCTTCGACCATAGTGACGATATGTTGGTTATTAGTTACTTCACCAGTTTCTGGATTGTATTGTTTTTTATATTTGAACTTATTAGTCAAATCCCTCATATAAGCTTCTGCTTTAGAATTAGGTAATTCACTTAAATCTATATTAAACACACGTCTTGAAATTGATCTTGAAAATCTTAAAGGTATTAACAAATCTTCAAGTGTTTTTAATTGATTAGCTGTTTTAACAGAAGCTTCTAATTCACTTAAACAAATACCAGAATCTGAAAACAAACCAAAATTTTGATGAACTATTTCTTCTATATCGTATTCTAAAGCAGCTTGATCTATTCGAACTGGAGCTTTACCATTGATATTGATATATCTTTGATTTCCTAAGAAATTATTTTTAAGAGCTACTGAAGAATTTATATCTATGTATTTGTATTTAGAATCTGTTAAATCATACCAAAGATATCTAGGATCTAAATAATATAATTCTTTTATACCTTTTTTCTTATCATCGTGGTATTTAATTAATATATTCATTTGGCCGTCTATATAAGATTGTCTGATAAAAGAATGTAGATATTTTTGGGTTCCAAATAATTTCATTATTTTTTCAAAAGCATTAGATATTGCTATGTCTATTTTCTTATTCGAAGTATCAACTTCTAATTTAATAGGATCTTTGAAATCTCTACAATATGCGACTTCGTCCACAATTTCTGTTAAACCACTCCAACATTCAGCAATCTTAGCAGTTTGTCTGTAGATATCAATTTTTTGAGCTTGTTCTGATGCTTTTTGTAGATTATCAACATAAGTTATGTCATTTACATTATCAAAAAAAGGTTTGGAATCTTAAAGGTTCATCATCAGATAAAGTGTTTATTACTCTACCGAATGGAACTGTAGTATCTATTTTATTAATAGGTTGTTCTAAGAATGGTCTATCTATTTTTTCACCTATAATACTATTTTTTATACTTTCTAATAACCCCATTATTAACCTTTTTTAGTATTTATGTTTTAGATTTTATATAAACCATAAGATATTAATAAATCTTTTGTTTTTTGGCTAAGATATTTTGTGTGCTTAATTTTCTTTTTAATATAATTAATATCTTTTTTGGTTTCTAAATGAATTGCTTTAATCAGTTTATTATATAAAGACTTCGGAAACATTTCTTTTAATTTTTTTGTCTTCGCTTGGGTATACATATGGTGTTGTATCAGTTTCCAAATAATTTGCAGCATTTCTTAAAAAAATCAGACAAGTTTTGAATTCTATATCTTTTATAATTATTTTCCATTTTACCTAAGAAAATATTACAAGTACTGCAAATAACATTTCTGACTAAGCCAGCGCCTTGTACACCTAAATTTTCTTGTTTTTTACTATGTTTGTGATCAAGTACAGGATTGAAGATCTTAGAACCGCATAAAGGACAAATTGGGTTTGATTCTACCATAGAATCTCTGAGTTCTTTTGCAGTTTTTGTATTTAGAACTATAAGTTCTTCTATTTCATAAGTTTTTAGTTCTCGAGGTTTTAAATCTTGCTATTTTTTAGTCTTTATATTTTATGTTTTTATATTAGTATTTGACGGTTCATTAACAACATCACAAATTAATTTAATATCATAATATATGGTTATTATACAAAATATTAAGAACATTTTCCAAGATAATGTATGATGTATATAAAAATCAATTAAAAAACAAATTATACCTACTGATACGGCTATAGTCATATTTAAGAAAGTTTTAATTAAATGGTTTGACAAGTGTTAAATCCTAGTTTAAACTTGATATTTCAATACCATTATTATAAAACAATTTTTTAGTTTTCTTAGAACTAATTAAAACATTTTCTGGTATTGTTGAGTTATCTAATGTAGATGACACCCAAGTTTTATTAGAACTATTATATGTCCATTTTTGATTGTTTGATATATCTATTATAGTATCATCATACACACCTGATTGTGAATCAAAATAAAATTTAATATTTTGAGACCAATTACCAAAACCCATTTGACAAGGTGAATTTAATAATTCTTTCAATATATTAAATTCATTATCGGATAAAACACTAGGTTTTGTTGTTGGTAATGTATAATCAATTAATGAGTTGTCATCCAATGCTTGGTTTAGATCTGAAGTCCAACATTGTACTCTATTTTTAGTTCTAGCCACTTTTAATAAATGTTTACCTGCTTGCCAAATTGTTTTAGGATAATTATCTGTAATATTGCCTTTAGAAGCTAATAACCTATAAGTTGTATAAGGTTCTTCATTGTTGCCACAATAATTAAAAAATAAACCCCACGAAGTACCACCTGGTAAAGCGTTTAATTGTAAAGATCTCACTGCGCTTAATGTATATAATTTACCATTGATCATTTTAGCTGCTACAACAATACTTAAAACATCATCATCATCATCTTGACCCACAGCTGATATTTGCACACTATAAGTATCTTTGACGTCATTACTTAAAAACATATTATAATAACTTGAATTTATATTACTTGCTATAGCATCTTCTGCTTCTATGTAAGACCATTTAGCAGCTTCTGCTTGACCAGCATCATCATCTAATTTAGGACCACTAGCAGAATTCATAATAGAATGTCTTACCCAATTATCAAAAACATTTTTTAATGTAACACTTGATTTTAACGTGGCTAAATCAGTCGCATTATCACATATGTTTAAAAATTGAACTGCAGGTGTGTTTTGAACTTGAGTTATAGTGTTATTTACGTTTTGTATTTGCTGAGTTATAGTGTTATTTACATTATTTTGAACTTTTTTCTATTTCGGTTTTTAAGCTTTCTGCATCTATAATTTTATTAGCTTTGTTACCATCACCTAAATACACAGCATTTTTAGAAAATGTTAACATACCTCTTTGGGTAGATTTATAATCTCCCGCTTCTATGATATCTTTAGAATCTACATTTAATCTTAACTCAGTCATTTTAAACCTTGCCCGTCTATTTTTTGTTATTTATTTTCTGGTTCTTTAGACAAATATGATACTAAACCTAAGCTTTTAAATCTTTTTAATATTTTATTATACATAGAATGTATTTCACTTGGTGTATTTCTTTTAAAGAAAATTTCTGAATTTAGATTCTCAATTACTGCAGTTGCAGAAATAGCGCCAGTATCTCTAGGCGTTTCGACAACTTGAATATCTGGGTTAGCTCTTAATTGGTTTACATAGTCATTATATCTATCACTACCACATAAAATAGCATTTATATTCATTTTAGATTTATTCATAATACTAATAATATTTCCTGTACTATGTTGTATAATTTCAATTTCAGGAAAACAAGATTTTAACATTTCTAATCTAAGATCTTCAAATTCTTTAGTATCTTTTGAAGTTACCAAACAGACTACACCATTATCGTATTTTTTTAATCCATTTTTAATAATATTATAATGAGCTTTAGTTAAAATTCTAAACTTGCCTAAGAATAAAAAGTTATTATTTCCTTTAAGTCTTTTAATAACGATCATTTTGATATTACCTTGAATATCATCTTTTATTTGAAATTGTGTCTTTTTAGGATGTGTAAAATTCAACTTATATTTCTTAAGAGCTTCTCCATACCTTTGAAGTATTTCGTTTAAAGAACCTTTAATATTACTAGCTCCAATAATATTTAAAGCTGCTAATCTAACGTTAGCCCAATAAGCATTTTCAGTATCAGGATCTCCTTGATATTGTGAACGTGTTTCTGCTCTTGCTTTAGGATCCACTTGATAAGGTTGTTGAATTTTTAATAAGAATCCGGGATAAGTTAAAACATAACCTTCAGGTTTACCACCATACTTAGATTCCATTTTAAGAAACATTTCAGATATTTGTTGTATATATAAATCTATGTTTTCTATTTTAAGAATATTTTTATAAGTTCTAAAAATATCATTGAGTTCTTGTGATTTGATACCACGTTCAAAATTAGCGAAATTACCTTCAAATATAGTTCTTGGGTAATCAAATCCTAATTTCTTAGCATAAGTTTCTCTTGAATCTGTATAGAAACCTTTTGGTTTTGTGAATAATCTCCCAAATTTGACTTCATAAGTACAAGGGCTATAAGCTAATAAAATTGCACCCATCTTCTTATACTTATGTTGTAACGTAGGTTTTTTCATCAAGAATTCTACAAAGAATTCATAATTTAAAGGTAAACTCTTTGAATCACATTTTTTAAGAATATCGAAAATAAATGTAAATTGTGAATTATTAATGCTTTCAGGTCTTATTTTGGATTTGACTGCGTATTCAAACTCATCAGGATATATAATATTGGATTTGTATGAAACAATAAAATCTTGTTTATAATCACCAGTTTTATCTATATGAACTATAGTTACTTTAATACCATCATATTTTTCTTCTACTTTAACTTTATCATAGATAAAAGCTTCTTTTCTTGCTTGGCTAGTTAAATATTTGTTTGCATTTAATATAGATATATCAATTTGATCTTTTTGCATTGTATTCACTTTTTGTTTTATTTATAGGACTTTATTTATAATTATAAAGACAATATAAATATCTCTGTTTTCTTTAATAAAATGAATCAAAATAATAAGATAAATTATATAAATAAGATATAACATCTTTGGAAACTATGAAAAAGATAGAAATCTTTATTATCTATCATTGGAAGAAATCGGTATTAAAGAGTCTTTTAATAGTTTTATGGAGATGTATTCTTTTGTAAAAAATTCTAAAGTGAGATATAGAGTTTCTCTAGATGAAGTAGATTCATCTAGAGTTTTCAGGAAACTTTTTATAAAATCTTATACAGAATTTTATAATTTTTTATAAGTTTTATATGAAGTTTATATCTTTATTACTAAATAAATATATCAAAAAAAACCATAAAGGCCTAATATGAATTTTAAAGAAGCTCAAAAAACACCTGCCAGAGGTTATTTTTGTATTGAAAGTTTAGATGCTAATGGTAATGTTATTGATAAATTCGAACAGAAAAATCTTATTACAAATGTGGCAAGAGCTGAATTTGCTAAATTGATTGCCGGTATCAATGAAAGTAATGCTGTTAATAGATTTGTTATGGGTACTAAAGGACATCAAGGTTCTGATATTTTAACACCAAAGGATGAAACTACTGGATTTACTGCGTCTGTTACTGATATTTTCAGTGGTCAAGAACAAGGTGATATTAATAGAACTTGGAACCAAGTAATTTTTACACCAAGTGGTAATATGGTTAACACTGCTGCCACAAACGTTCAGGATGGTGCTAATAATAACTCTACAGTAGATATTACAGTTACTGGTATTGAGCAAGCAGAGCCTGTAGTAACTTATACTATTAATATTGCGCAAGATGCTTTTAACTGTGCTAATGATGGTGTAGTTTATACTGAAGCTGGTTTGTATAGTGGTACAAATTTAATTGCTATGAGAACCTTTAAAGGTAAAGTAAAAGAATCAACAGTTGCATTCAGAATTCAATGGAGTGTAATGTTTTAATTATTGGAGCTAATATAGCTCCTTTGATTAAGATTTACACATAGAATCTAAAATACTTGCATATAATTTAGCTACTTCTTTATTTACCTTATATTTTAATTGTATTTCTTTGATAGATTCTGATTCAGCTAACGCTTTCGCAAATCTTATAAATTTTGGTTTATTTTTTGTGTATCTCACTAAATTATATTGTGCTTCATCTGGTAAGCTTTTATATAATATATTAATAGCATTAGCTAATTGTAAAGTGCTAGGGCTTGACCCTAAAAATCTACAAAACATAAAGCTATTAAAACCTAAACTCTCATTATAATCTTTGTCTTTGAGACAGTTTGTAAATTGTTCGAATATATTTGCCATAATTAATTATATCCTAATTTTGTTTAAATTTTGATTAAAGGCTTTTAAAAATAACACTCGAGCGTTAGATATACTAAAGGTATCAAGATCCAACTTCAAGTCTTCTATATAGATAATCTTTGTATTCTTTAGTAGAGTTCTTAAAAACAAACATAGCCCACTTAAAAGAATGTTTAAATAAATGACATACAGAATCTATTGGTTCTCTACCTTCGAATTTAGCTTCTCGCATTTCTTGGTGCGTACACCCAACATTACAATACTCACGAATTTCGCACTTCATACATTTCTTGAATTTTCTTGGGTCAGCGTATTTAGACATAAACTTAAGATTCTTTAGATTTAATCCAGATTCTGGACTATATAGAACCATTTTATTAGTTGATCTGTATCGCTCACAAGGCCAGAATTTACCATCTACCGCATATAAACAACCGTTATTTCCTACGAAACAACCGTGGTCTCTTTTACCAAATCTAGCACCTGCTAAAATATCTAAAGCATATAAATCAAATAATCCTACACTTGCTGGTATTCCTTTATGTTGATATTCAAGTACTTTATGTGCTAATCTTTCAACTTCTATAGCAAATGTTTCTATTTGACTTTTAGTATAAATGTTATCACGAACTAAACAAAAATCAGGTCTTAAGAATTCATAATCGTTAACAAAAAACTCAAAATTTTCAGTCATTGTTGTGAAGTTCTTGGGTTGTATCATAACTTTACAGGTATCTGTAATGCTATGAATTAATGCTTTGTTTTGCTTAAAATAATCTAAAGTTCCTTCAAAAGTACCTTCAACCACTGGTCGATTAGTATTTTGCCATAGACCATCAAAACTCAGTGAAATTCCACAATTATGAGCCTTTAAGAACTGAACTTTTTTAGGGTCTAATAATGCACCATTAGTTATCACAACATAGCTGGTACATCTTGGATCTTCTTGGAATTTTGGTAAAGTTGCTTCAATCACTTCCCAGTTTAATAAAGGTTCCCCACCAAAGTATGAAATATGATAGCTATCTTTATCATAATAATCTAACATATAATTAATTCTATCAAAGAATTTCATAGCTGTGTCTATAGACATAGGGTTTGGTGGTGTATGTGCACTATAACAATATTTACAAGCTAAGTTACATTTAGTATCTAAGCTAAATTCTACTATTAGTTTACCTGCCATTTTAACCTTTGTTTTTAGTTTTGGTCTTAGGTAAGCAAGTTAAACAAGCTAAAAAGTTTAGTTCTTCTTGGCTTAAATCCGAATCTAAACTTGAGTTAGATTCAGAATTTAAACTAATCTTTTTAGCACAACGCAAAGCATATTTTATACCCACTCTGATGTCTTGCAAATCTTGTATTTTTAACTGAACTTCGGCTTGATTTTTATCTATTAAATCTTTTACCACTGTCTTTAATCCTTTGTAAAATTGGACCCAAATAAGCATCAACTTCACTAGCATCATATTTTACATCATTTATAAGTACGTTTTTTTAGTTTCTGCAATAATTTTAAGAACATTTTCTTGGGAAGTTTCTAAAATTAATAAAGAATCTACACTTAATTCTATAATAATATCTTTAAACATTTGCTTTAATTTGTTATATTCTGGTTTATCGGTAAACTTATATCCAAGTAATTGGAAAGCGCTCATAAAATCCATTATTATAATATAATCACTTAAAAGTTCTTTATAATTAACAGAGTTTATTTTAGCATCTAAACCTTCTTGATAAAATAATTCTTGTAATGCTTTAACAGCATCAAACCCATAATCATAATCACCAAGTTCTAAAGAATGTCTAATCTTAAGATAATTTTTATAACTTGGTCTATCTACTTTATCAATTGTTTGTCTAAATACAACCTTATCACCTAAATAAGTCAGACATTTATTGATATTATTAATATTATCATCAAAATCTTTACCATTGATAGAAACTCTGTACAACGCTGGTGTGTTGTAAACTACTGGGTTATTTGCTTGTGCGTAATCCAAATCATTTTTATCAAATGTTGCTATTAATTTACTATATTCAATTAAATTGTTTTCATAACAATTCATAGCTAATTTACATTGGAGCATTTTGATATCTGGAAAAATATCAGTAGCTTCTAATTCACCCAATTGTTTTAAATAATCTAAAACTTTAGATTTATCATCAGTTGTATATATTTTCGAAATTAAATACGCAGTTCTTGTTTCTATACCCTCTGGGTTATTTTCTATGATATATTCGTATTTTTCGAACATTTCTACAACTTGTGAAAGTAAACGTTCATCAAATAATATAAAAATTATTTTTCTTAATTCTTGTTGAACCATTATATTCCTTTTGAATCGTTACAATCGCAACTCTCGTGATTGTATTTTGAATCTTTAACTTCAGTTTCTACATTTGGTGTAGATTTAGATCCATTTAAAATCTCATCAAATAAAGAGTCTACTTCTGCTTGTTCTTTCTTATTAAGTTGAATTTTAGGCTCAGTTGTTTTAGTATATCCTAATTCATCTAAAAATGCTTGAGATAAACCAGCTTGATCTAATAATTCAATAGCCATAGAATTAAACATTAAAGACATCATACCGTTAGTTTCTTGAATATATTCTGAAGCTTGACTTAGATGATAGGCTGTCATAAGAACTTGTTTTGTTTGATCTTCAGTAAAAGAAAATTTTGGATTTTGTACATTCATATTCATTTAACACCTTTAAATTTAATATATTTATGATTTTTTATAACAATATCTAAGTCGATTATTAGCTTCTAAAATATTTCTAAAGAAATCTCCAGCTTGTTTAGATTGTTTATTAGACTCAAACATCAGTGCTTGGACATCTTTAGGAAAACATTTACCACCAAAACCTTTTTTACCATCTACACATAACTTAGCCATTAATCCTTGAGAATCAAAATCTTCGAACTCATTTAATAATAATTCTATTTTTCTAACATTGAACCCAGCTTCATTTAATTCGTGAAAGAATAATACCTTTAAAGCACCTAAAGCATTTCTAGCGTATTTAACTTCCATTGCTTCTCTAAGACTACAAAAATCATAAGGCGTATCTATTAATTCAGCAATTTCTTTAGCATACATAATATTATTAGCGCCTATCACGTGATATTTTGCTCGTTTCAATGATTCAACTTCTGTTAGAAATTCTGGCCAGGTTACAAATTTTAAATTGTATTCAGATTCTATAAAATCTACATTACTAGGTAACAATGTTGATCTAATAACAACTAAACCACTAAAATCTTTTGATTCTATGGTATTTAAAATTTCGTATAATGTTTTTGTGTCTTGATTTGAATCGATATTATCATTTAACACATTAATGCATATAAAAATCTTGCTATAACAATTTAAACCAATTTCATTAAGATCTTTATCATTAAATCTTGGATCTATTATATTATATTCAATGCCTTTAGAATCAAAATAATTTCCTAAGCTTTGTCCGACTACACCAAAACCAATTATTAAGTTCATATTAACTCCTTAAATCTTAAATATAAATTCAATATTAGTTAAACCTATAGTATAGCCTAAACTTAAACAAGCAAACGCTGCTAAACCTAAAACAATAAAAACGAATAACTTATAAAACACTCCTGGTATTTTAAACACACTGATAATGCTAAGAACTGCTAAAAATAAAGCCGACACATAGAAGCCTAATTCAACTAATAATAACAAAAATTTAATAATAATTAAACCAGTTGTTTCTAATATATTATATTGCGCATAATTACTTAACATCATATACCCTCCTTAGTATCAAAAGCTAAAATATGTGCTCTTGGACTAAAACTAAATCCGTGCTCAGCACATTTTTCAAACACAAATGGTGTATTCTTAATCTGTAATTCACGAGTTTCACCCATAGGCATTAGATATACTTCAGTATATATAGGTAAATCATAAAGTATTTCTTTTATTTCAGTGTAGTCCGTATCCCAAGTTTCTGGGTTAACTACAAATTTAAGATAAGATTTAGGACAATTTTCAAGAATCTTACTGATTGTTTTTATATTAATTCTTTTCTTTTTAGGTTCTCCTGAACAACTTAATTTAACTGACATACTGAACATAATTTCTTTTTGGTATTCTTTAAAGAACTCAATATCCAAACTTGCATTAGTCTCTATTGTTATTTGATGTTTTCTTGAAATATAATAAGCTAAGAAATCTTGAATAACATTAGTATCCCAATATAATAAAGGTTCACCGCCAGTTAAAATAATGTCTTTAGTATGTTTAATTTCAGAGTTTTTAAATGTGACTAATGGGTCAATAATTGATGTTAAATCTTTGAAATTATCAAAGTATTTCCATTGTGATTTAAATTTTGGAGATACTGCACGAATAGTATCACAACCTGTTACTACTGAACCATCTGGAGCTACTGCAGAGCATCCAAAACCTTTACAAGTATTATTACAACCCGCAACTCTAACAAATACTGCAGATTTTAATCTTGGTCCTTCACCTTGAATGGTGTCACCAAAAAATTCATAGAATGGAACTTTTTTAGTTCGTGTTTTGAAAATCATTTAATCTCCTTTTTCATATTATATAATATAACAACTTAAAGTTTTTTGTAAATTGTTTTAGTTTTATATTTAAATTAACACTAAAGTGTTAAATATAGCTTATTATTTAATGAATTCTTCAATATAAAACCTAGCTCTATTTCCTAAATGATTTAGAGTTTCAGGATCATTAAAGTTAGCACCGATAAACTCATTAGTTAAAAATCTTACTAATACCTGGTGTTCAAAAACTGTTAAAGTCCAAGAATCTAAAAACTTACTGATATTAGCTTCAGCTTCTAAAATATCTTTCATTAAAACTTCTGCATTTTGGTTATTCATTTATATCTCCTTTTGTTTTATTATATAATAAAATAACTTAAAGTTTTTTGAATTTAGAAATTTAAATGTTAAAGTGAGAAAGATCTAAGTTATCTTAGATCTTTATTTTTGAGTGTCTGTAGTCTGATTTGAAGGCTGAGCTGAATTTTGGCGATTTTCATAATCTGCTTTAATTGTTGAAAACCATCCTTTATAATCCATAGTTACGAAATTCTTTTGAGCGTTCGTAAAATAATTTAAAGCTTCTTGTAAGATTTGATCTAAAGTTGCTTCATCATCTGTCATTTCCATTTCATCTAAACCATTTAAGAATTCTTGATACATTTTTTCATATTGATTTAATTGATTCACAATCTTAAGATATTCTTCAAGACTAGCGATTAATTTATCATTATCAGTTTCAAGAATTTTAATATACATCTCTTCACGATTATCATCAGTTATAAAATAACCTTGTGAAGCAAATATATTATTAAGATATTGGAATCTAAAATAAGTATATTGTGGTATTCTCGTAAAAATCTGACTAATTGCAGAAGTTAATTGGAAAATATATGAATTCTTAACTAAGTTAGCGCTCTCGTCAATTTCCAAGTTTTCTAAAGTTAACACGTCAATATCTTTATAGAATTTACAAGTTTTTTTATCTGCTAATGCTTCCAAAACTGCTGTAAATAATTTACTGTCAAAAACTTCTAATGTGCTAGACCCCGGTAACAAAAAAGCATTGTCTCTTTGCGCGGAAACAATCATATTATAAGCACCTTGATCTATATATGTTATATACATACTCATAATTTAATCCTTTCTTAACGTTTTAACCATTTTGGGGGTATAATATCTGGTATTACATCGAAATTAAAAGTTGAACTAGCACCACAACGTGAACAAGTTACTGTATGTTCCCTAGATTCAATTTTAAATATCATTTTTTCAAATGCTTCAGAAATCTTATCCATTATATTAATATCTAACTCATTGAAGTAGTCCTTAATATCTTGGAAGCCTTTTGTGTTATCGCCATTAATTGATTTAATATGGAAAATCAAATCATCTGTGCTTGGTGAATCTGAAGTTCTTAATTTGTTATTATAGAGTTCGATATTTTGAACATCTTGTAGTTCAATTTTGATATCACCAATATCAATATCTTGGATTTTACCTGATTTTGTTGTAAATAATTTGCTTAATTTAATTTTAGAATCAGTAGTTTTTTCACAACTTCTGCACCACCAACTGTAATTTAAATCATCACCAAGATTTATAATTCTTAACAATAAAAACAAATATTCTAATTCGTCGTTATTTAAAGCTGTCGGGTTTTCTAAAACATTTGTAACAAAACATTCATATCTTGCTTTAAGTTCGTCTTCTGTGGAACTAGTATTTTTTAATTTACTTTTATAGAGTTCTCTATCTTTAACTTTCCAATTACGAACTTTAATAGATCTATTACCTAATTTGATAGGGTTATATTCTAATACCATTAAATCTCCTTATTTGTTATTATATTATATAAATGCTTAAAATCTGCTTAAGTTTTTGATTACGATACTCTGATGAATAAGCCTTTAGTGTCACTTATTTTACCAGTACATTTCCAAGTACCTTGCATATATGCATAAGTGTCTGTAGATAAACCAGATCCTGCATATAAATTATTAAAAACCAAAGTTGTTTTTGAATCTAATATAGCTATGCTACCAATTTCATTAATGCCAATATTAGTTAAGTGATTTGTGAATTGAGTTCTTGTTATATTAATTTCAGCATTTCCTGAACCTGTGATATCAGTTCCATTTATAGTTTTTATAGAATCTAATTTCTTAGATAAAGCTAAATCATTTGAAGTTTTATAATTTGTTAAATCATTATTAACTTGGTTGTATTTAGTTTCTAAGCTTTTAATATCATCAGAAATTGTTTGTATTTGTTCAGCAGCTTTTAAAAGTTTCTCCATATTTTCGGGATCTAATTGTTTTAGAACTGTAGATTGCTCAATTATTTTATCACTAACAGTTTTTAACCACGTAATAATATTAGCAAAGTTTCTATCTACTTCTTGGTGTGTTAAGACATCTAATTTAACATCTGTAGTTAAGTTATCTTCTTTAGAATCTGTGAAACTTGGTAATTCTGGTACTTGCTGATTATTAATAATACGTAATCTTACGTTCACTGCTGAGCCTTTTTTGGATATTTATTTCCGATCTATAATATAATTTATAACAAATGTAAAGCATTATTAAGTATTAAATCTTTAAGATCACTAACTTTAATACTTCTAAAATCTTTATTATATTCTATTATTTTATTATTAGAATCTGTGTTTTCTACAAACCAAGTAATAAAATCTTTTTCATTAATATAATCGATTTTAGTGTCTAAAGAACCATCATAAGTTCCATCTTTTAAAGTCTTAAAAATACCTTTAACTTTATTAGGCCCATAAACTCTTGGAATTTTATAAATCAAATAATCATTATACATATTTGTTATATAATGTTCTGCAACATTTTTATAACGATTATAATATCCTTGAGTTCCTGGTAAACCAGGATAATTAGAACCCATTGAACTCGCAAAAATAATCTTACGATCGAACTCTTTGGCTGCAACAATAGTATCTAATGTAGAAGCTAACCTCTTTGGGTTTAAATCTATATCTTTGGTGCTGCTAGGACACCCAAAAATAGCCATATAATCTATATCCTTGGTATATTTGCTTAATAAACTGGCTAAATAACCATTTCCTCCAGTCAAGAATGTCATATAATTACCCCTTTAATTTAAAATTGATTTAAACCCTGTTTTTGTTAAGATATGAAGGGATTTTAGATCTTACTAAAATCCACATTCCAAGGTGTCATTTCTATAGGTTTACTCATTTCATTCCATAATTGACTAAACCATTGACTACAAGTAGTTATATTATAAAATGAAAAATACTTATTAAGATTTTCCATATTAAAATCTGTACTAGATTCTGTATATTTCTTTAAGATTTCTAATTCAATATCAATAGGTATTTCACTATCCATAACTAACTTATAATTACGATTATAATTAAGTCTATATATTTCGTTAGAATCTAAGAAGGCGTCTAAAGAACCAAACTCTTTAATCTTTTTATTTAAAGCAGCTTCACCAAATCTTTGTTTTTTATAAACTTCAACATCAGGATAAACTTCATTAAAATTATTAATAATACCTAGTTTTAAGTTTTCATCTAACTTATAGAAATCTAATTCAGTTCCTTGATAATAAGCTTTAAACTCAGGTGTAAATTCAGAAAAATCCACAACACGTGGTACATTATCGGCAGCATCACCTAAACAACAATGTATTCTTTCCCAACCTTCTGGGTCATCATTGATGATCCATTTATTAGTTATTGCTGAATATTGTTTTATATCGCCTAATTTATGCAATTGTTTAAAGTCTTTATCGGGACTCAGAATTAAAATAGATTCTGCTTTGCAGAACTTCCTAGTTAATACACCAATGATATCATCAGCTTCAGCTCCTGGGACACCAATAGCTTTAAATGGTGTATAATCATTTAGAATTCTAATTAGTATATTAATATGTTTATAAACTTCTTTAAAATTAACTTCAGATTCTTCTCTTTGAGTTTTTCTTTGAGCTTTATAATCTGGATATAAAGATTTTCTCCAATATGGAACACTATGATCATCTATACAAATAACCATAGTATTATATTTACCTCTATAAAGTCTATAATTTTCTAATAATTCTTCTATAATTCTAAAAATAGTCCCACTTATGAATTCTTCAGTAATATATTTACCGTCTTTTTTATGTGGATTCATTTGCTTAATACTAGTATGTAAAGCTCTGTGAATCAAAGAACTTAAATCATATAAAATCATATATAATCCTTACAATAATGGTGCTAATTCCATAATACAAGCAGCTAAATTTAAGTTTCTATCTCTTGAGAAAGCACTTTGGTATTGATATTTAGCTAGTATTATGATAGCTTGTGGTTTATTATTATTTTGAATATCTAATTTTTTAAATGCATATTCATAAAAAGCATCTGGGTTTGTTAAACCATAAACTACTTTCATTAAATTATCGAAATCGCGAGATCTAATTAAGTTAATTAAACCTTCAAAATCAGAATCTTTTTGAATGTCAAGAACTAATTTATTATTGAAATTACATTTTTGTAAACAAGCAATCATACCTCTTATACTTGGATAATAGTTCTTAATAATATTAACAAGATCCTCATTTGTATAAGAAACTTTTTCATTATCTAAGATTTCTTTTAGTAAATTAAAAGCTTTTTGAACAAGTTCTTGTTTATTAGAAGCGTGAACAACATCAAAATCAAATACTTCAAATCTGTTAACTATAGGAGGCATTATATTAGAAACATAATTACAAGTTAATATGAATCTACAATTAGCAGCAACTTCTTCAATAAGTGCTCTTGCAGCTGCTTGACCATTTTGGCCAAAGTAGTCAAATTCATCTGCTAAAACAATTTTAGGTTTTCCATCAAAGCTTTCAGTACTAGCAAATTGTAATATTTTACTTCTCATAGTATCAATACCAGATTCTAATGAAGCGTTAATATATAAAGATTCAAAATTACCTTCTTTTATAATGGCTTGTGCTGTGCTTGTTTTTCCTGTTCCTGGGTTTACTGAACTTAATAAAATGTTTGACGGTTTTTCAATATATTTTCTAAATTTATCTAAATAAACATTTGGTAAAATTAAGTCATCAATTTTTTGAGGACGATATTTTTCTACCCAAATATCGTGTTTTAAATCTACTGTCATTGAACTCCTTTTAATATTTTCTTAATTATAATATATTTTAGCTTGATACAAAATTAAAATTTAATTTAAAATTATAACATTAATATAAACTTACACCATAGTGGATTATTAAATTTAAATACGACCCAAATCTATGAAATGATACAAATTTTTACAGATTTTATATCTTAAGAATGTTTAGCACTCCTCATAAAATATTTTATTAAGTTTTATTATTTCTTCAGATATACCATAATCTTCATCTTTTATATCACCATACAAAACATAATCCATATTAGAATCTAAAACAAGTTTTAAAATTTCTTTTTTGCTTTCTAAGTCTAAATTTTCAAATTCTTTATCTTTTAAAATTTTATTTATGTCTACTCTATAATCTAAAAAAGCTTTAGTTTTTAACTCTTGGTAAATGTTATCTAATTCTTTTTCATCATTTAAATTTTGTATTTTTTCTTTATAAATTGCATTAAGTGGCATAAGTTCAGCATAAACAAAACTTCCACCACCTTGCCAATTTACTGCTTTGCTGATACCACCTTGCTCACCTTCTATGACTTTTTTGAGTCTTTCTTTTGTGATAGTTTCTATATAATCCATTTGTTCTATGCCTATCCATTTGCGTTTCATTTTATGGGCAACAGCTAGGGTAGTGCCACTTCCTGCAAAAAAAGTCCATTACTATGTCGTTTTCATTTGTACTTGATTCTATAATTCTTTGTAATAATACTTCAGGTTTTTGTCCTATTTTTAATAGTTGTTTTCAGTCCTTCTTTACAAATGTTAATTGTAGATATGTCTGTCCATAAATCACCTAAAGTATAATCAAGATTTTCATTTAAAAACAAAACTTTCATAATTACACCATTATTCATATAATAATAATGTGTTCTACCTTTTGAATTTATTATTTTTTCAAAAGTCCCTTCTTCCATATTAATATTAATGTTATTATCAGGTTTTACTAAATATATCAAGTTTTTAAAATAATCTTGTTTATTTAATTTTGGGTCAAAATATTTTATTTCCCATTCTTTATAATCGCTTTCAATATTTGGAATGTATTTGTTATAAAATTTAATATATGATGATAATTTATTTTGTGATTTTTTTAATCTAATTTGTTTTAATACAGATTTATTATCTTGTTTTTTATAAAGTAGAATGTATTCTTTATTTTTCGGTAATTTTTTATGACAATTAGCATTTTTTAATCCTTTAGATTCGTTCATCTTGACTACAATACAATTAACAAAATTCTCTCTACCAAATATATCATCCATAAGTACTTTTAAATACGCTTGCTCGTTATCGTCACATTGAACGAATATTACACCATCATCTCTTAAAAATTCCCTAGCAATTTCAAGGCGATTTTTCATAAAAGTAAGCCAAGTAGTGTGTTTAAATTTGTCGTTATAATTAAAACTAGTATTGCCTGTATTATAAGGTGGATCAATATAGATAAGTTTAACTTTATTCGCAAATTTCTTTTTTAAAGAATGTAAGCCAATTAAATTGTCGCCTTTTATTAATAAATTAGGATTATTTTTAAGAGTGGTTTTCAAATCACCGTTGCCAATTAATTCAAAACTCCCTAAAACTTTTGGACTGAAAAGTGTGTCTATTTCATTTTTATTTAAAATATTATCAAAGAAAATCTCATTATTTTTCTCGCCTTTTGATGGAACTTCCTTTAATACACAATTTTTGGATGGAAAATTAAGTACTATATTTTCGATACTCTTTTGTCTTTTTACCATTTTATTATCCTTTTTATTTATAATTAAAATCATAATAAAGATTTTAAATGTAATAAAGCGCCGAAGCCTTTCTTAAAAACAAGTTCTATTTTAATATTATTTTGAAGCATTTCATTAAAATCTTTTTGTGTTAAATCATTTGGATAACATATAAAATGACTATCTGGTATCGAATTATATTTTATCATTTTTTCAATTCCAACTTTGTCGTTATCTAAACAAAAGAAAGGGTACTTTATTAAATCTAAAACATTCTTTGCTATTGTGGAAGTATTTAAAGCTATTATTTGATTAGTTCTGTATATTTGTCTAAAAGACAAAGCATCGAGAATAGCTTCAAATATAAAAACTGGTTTATTTAAATCAATATTAAATAGATTCCAAACTCCATAATTTTGATTCAATGTAAAATTAATAAATCTTTTTTCAGTCAAAGATCTTGCATAGAACCCATAATAATTTGAATTTTTAGAAAACGGAATTACGAGATAATCTTTAATTCCATAATAAACACCATTTAAATTGAAAGATTTAGTACCATTATAAAAATCTAAAAAGTTAATAGTATCATCGTTAAACCCACGAGATTTTAAAAACTCTATTTGTTTACTTGTATTAGTGTCTAACACTGAAGTTAAGTTAATATATTTGAACCCATTGTTGGCGCTTTCAATGCTAGTAGAGCTAGTAATGTTTTCAATACTTGTATTGCTAGATTCATTAGAATCGCTAGTATTGCTAGCACTAGAATCAAAACAAGACTTCATAGTCTCTATTTCATTATTACTTTCTATGTTAGATTTGGTACTAGAATCAATTGAATTAATTTTAAATTTAAAATTCTCTGATTTATACGGCAATAATAATTCTGGTTTATAAATCTTTAAGAAATTACTTAAACTCATTTGAGTATTTAATTCACAATCACCATTAAAACAATGGACTAAAGTAACTCCTTGTTTTTCATATAGGTGTAGTCTTTTAACAGATTTTTTATATTTTGAGTCTCCGCAAATTGGACATTTAACAGCAATATCCAAAGAACTTTCTTTATAAGGTCCAGGAACTGCTAACTTAAAATACTTAATATCTACAAAGTCTAACACCTATATCTCCTATTAATAAACGTTTTCTAATCTTAATTCAAACTCTTGTATTAACCCATCACTACCCATTGCAGATAATTTTAAAATATCAGTTTTACCCGCTGGTATTAATTCACATTCATTAATAGATTTAATTTCATTTTCATTTAATAATGCTAGAACTTTATTATAGTTCTTATTAAATGTATGTTGATTAATATTTTGAGATTGAACTATATATTCCTTTTGTCTATGATAAAATTTTATTGTATTCATACTTAAATCCTTATTAAGAATTATTAAAATGTGCAAATCTTTTAAGATTTACCACTCGATCCAAATCCTTTAGACCCTCTTTCTTGCTTAGCTTCAAAATCCTTGAATTCAGAATTATTAAGTTCGACGAACTTAAAACTATATTTTCTATGAATTAAAACTTGCGCATATCTTGAACCTTTTTCAATAACTATAGTTTCTTTACCAATATTATTAATTTTAACTCCAAAATCTCCAGTATATCCAGCGTCAATAATACCAATATGTGGAATTAGATCTTTTTTAAAACCTAAAGAACTTCTTAAATGAACGGTCATATAAAAAGGATCTTTTTCATCAATTGAAATTCTTAATCCATTTGGAACAACTTTTGATTCTCCTGGTTTAATTTCAGTTGTTTCGGTGCAAGTAATATCAAATGCTGCTGAAGTTCCATTATAAGCAATTTCTGGTATTACAGCATCTTCATTTGTTTTATGTATATAAAGATTCAAATCCATTATTTCTCCTATTAATTAGTTTTAGATTTTATAGCTTCGATTATTTTTAATATCCTAGAATCTGGGTCTAATTTAGAATCTAAGTGAACGACGTTTTCTAAGTCTACTTTCTTAAAAATATTGTTTATTTTAGATCTAAATTCAGGGTCTATTGATCTAACACCATTTGATTCTAATGGTATATTTTCAGAATCTAAAACAAAAATAAAATCGAACTGTTTATAATATTTTATTAAAGAATCTGTAAATAATTTTAAACCGATGTCTTTGTTAATACCTGTATATACTATAACATCCAAAATACATCTATCGTGTACAGTGGGTGCATTTATATTTTTTAAAGTCATTAACACTATAATATAACATTTGTAACTGCGTTGCTAAGTTTGTATTTTCTGAGTGTTTCTTGTTTGTTTTAGCTATTTTATTAGAAAATGATTCTATGAAATCAAAATTCTTAAAATAACTATGTTTCTTCATTAAATTAATTAATGTAGTTTTACCAGAACATTGAGCTCCTGAAATTGCTATTCTAACTGGTCTCATTGCAATCCTTTTTGTAGATCTTCGAAATTATATTTAATATTATTAATTTCAATTGTATCATTTGCATTCATAATATATGTTTTACCATCTATTGTGACTTCATAGAATTTACCATCTTGTAGATCTTCAAATTCTGCGTTCTCAGAAAGTATTTGATATAATTCAGATAATTCGCGATTGGCTGCAAATTTTTGATTAGTGACATCCCAGGAATTTAATGGTTTACCTTTAAGAACATAGAAGCTCGTATGTTCATTTCCAAGAACTTGTGATATACCACCATAAGCGGAAAAACCTTCACAAATACAAAGATATTTTTGACTTTTTGTTGCTCTAAAATATTTTTCTAGATTTTAACTTCTTAGATTTTTCTACACTCTTAAGAGCTTTATCTGCATTTAAAGCTTCTTTAACTTTATATATGTCTATAATAGGATCTATAATAGATTTATTTTTAAGAATTTTATTGATGAAATTATAATCTATATTAGAAAAATCATTAAATTCTTTTACTGAGTTTGTAATTTTTTCTTTAGACTGCGAATTAAATTTAAGATTTGGCATTTCATTAATAAAACAAACAATCATTAATTTATTTTTAATATCGCCAGGTTTAATACTTTTATATTTTTTAACTAATTTATCTCTTATACCTTGAACTACATTGCTCATAATAGTATCTATATGGACACCACCGTCTGGTATTTTTAAACCATTGACAAAACTAAATTGTTTAAAGTCATCCAATTCATTTGGAATAATACCAATTTTAATATTTTGATTTTCGTATAACTCAAAATCTGGACTAAACATATTTAAATAATTCTTAAAAGATTTAAAATCTATTTTTTTAGAATTAAATTTAAAATTAATTTCTGGGTAACAAATAGCTAAGTTTAATAATCTTTGATAGATTATATTCTTATGAGTTTCATCGATTTCTTTAAGATTAAATCTTTCTAAATCTGGTTTAAATTCTACTAAAGTTCCTGATTTTTTAGAAGCTTCTATATTTTCACTATAAGTTTCAGCATTGTTTTTAGATTTAAAAATATATCTATTTTTACCATCGTCTGTAATACCTTTAAAATTAATACTCCAAACATTTGTACAATAACTTCCAACTCCGTTGGTACCTATTGTTACACGATTAGCATCATCATCGAAGTTAGAACCTGCTTTAGCGTGATTCCAAGCTAGTTCTGGCATATAGTGGTCACCTGATTTTATTACTGGTATACCAGTTCCATCATCTTCAATGCTAACAGTATCATTAGATATTTTAACACTGATATTTAAGCCAGATTTAAATTTAGATCTAATTGCAGCATCTACTGAATTATCGATAATCTCATTGATTATTTTAATTAAACCGGGTACATAATTCAAAGTAGTGTATTTAATTTTACCTGATTCTATAATAAAATCTTCTGTATTTGTAGAATCTATAGCACCTATATACATACTAGGTCTTTTTAGAATATGTTCTCTATCGGTTAATTTTTTGATCATTGAATCTCCTTTATGTAATTATATTGCAAAATATCTTAAAAGTTTCTTAACGTTTTATTATTCACACTAATACAAAGCTTCAATACAAATCTTTTAATTTGTTTAAACTATCAGAATATCCACTACAATATAATCTACGTTTAGTATTTAAACCTTCAATATAATACCCGGTGTGTAAATCCCATTTTAAATACCAAGTATCTTTTTCATTTTTATGAATTTTAAGCCCTTTGATTTGTGCTATTAAATTATAAAAAAATTACTTTCATTTCAATCTCCTTTGAGTAATTATATTATAAAATATCTTAAAACATTCTTAATTCAAAACTAAAGTTTTAAATCAAAAATCATAAAATCATAAATAATATTAAAAGAGGGTCTATGAAGAATCTAAAATGTTTCGTTATAGCTTTGTTAGCTTTGTTTATAATAGGGTGTGGATCTGATTATTCCAGCGATAAAACAGGCAAAGAAGTTCGTGGAACTTCGGATTCCAGAATTAATCAAGTTTGTGTAGACGGTGTTTTATACTTATCGACGGGAAATTATGTAACACCACAACAAGATCTTAATGGTAGTTTAATTGGTTGTTCTAAAAAACCAGAAGTTATTATTGATCAACTCAAAGAAAAACAAAAAAATAAAGATTTAGCTAAACTTGCTGAAAATATTAAGAATGATGTTAAGGATGCTATAAAGTCTGAAGTTAAGTCCGAAGTCAAGAATGACTTAAAATCTGAAATAACTGTAGAAATTAATGAAAGCATTAAGGATAGATTAGATAAAAACAATACAAAGTAGCGCACACTAAGCACTTAAAGACTAAGATTGTTTTTTAAGTGTCTTTATTTTGTTCTTCTACTTCATCATTTATTAAACTTATAAAGATTTCTCTTTCAAATGGATATAAATCATTTAAAATACCATCTATGGTAAACTTACCTAGAAATGATAATCTTGTCAAACTTTTGTAGAACTCACCTATAGGATTCTCTGTAAAATATATTTTTATATATTTCTGGGTTTGTTAAATCGATTTCAAGATCTTTCTTACAATTATAACATTTAACAACTTTAATAAAGTTAAATTTAGTAGTATTAGCTTCTAAATACATATCTAATTCAGAATCATAATCCATAATATTAGATTCTAAGTAAGAATCACTGTATATGTCGGTTAAATTTGGGCTATAAACGTCTTTCAAATCTGGGTATGTATTTGTATCAATACTATGGAGATCTCCAATTTTTCCTAAATCTATGTTAGATTTAAAAGTACAACCACAATCACACCTAGTATTTAAAGATAATTGGTCAGAAACTGAAGTTGCTCTTAATCTATAAAGTAAAAATAATTTTTCTTCCGGATATAAATCATAAATGTTTATATTAGAATCTATATAAGGTTCTAAGATTCTTAAGTAAATGTCTAAGTTTAAATCATTTAGATCTTTACTGTATACAGTATCATCTGAGCTTGCAGTTAATAATAAATCTCTTTCAGTTTTAACTTTGTAAGCTGTTAAAGTAAATTTTCTATCGTTGTATTTAATATATTCTTTCATTTAGAATCCAAAATTTTAATAATATTCCAAATTACTGTGATTCAAATCCTTATTATCAGTGTTAGAATCTGGCTCTGTACCTAAACCATCTGCAAAAGCTCCAAATGTTAGATACTCAAAACTTTTTCCTTCGGAACTTTTTAAAGAATCTACAATTTCTTTCATATCTTCAAAGTTCTTAACATTTGTAAAAATACCAAAACATAAACAACAAGACATTACTAAATCATCGTGATATCCTACAGCTGCTTGGTACTTACCATTATCATTTAATGTAAATACTCCAAACTCCTTAATAGTTTCTTTGTCCACTAATAATAATTTATTAGCTTGTGCTAACGTTGATACAGTTTGTAAAATAACATCCCTTGATAATTTTGTAGTTCTGAACCCAGGATATTTTAATCTTTGTTTTTGTTTATTGACGTCATAATATAAGTTCTCATATTCATAATCTCTTTTGAGAATATCAGCAACCACTTGACCAGAGCCTTCATTATTTTCTACAATTATTAAAGCTTGATTGAACCTTAAACCATACTCATTGAGTAACTCTGGTAATAACATATAATCTATTTTAAGTTTTGCTGATGCTACTTGTCTGAAATTTAAATCTGTAGTATCAAATATTTGAACCCCTGTAAAATCAGCACCTTCTTTAGCAGTGTCAACACCCATAACGTATTTATGTCCGGGTATTGGTTCTTCGTATATTAGTATTTTAGAATCCTTAATATTATCAACTTCTATTGGTTCTTGTGGTTTATAAGTATCTAATATTTCACTAGGTATCAATGTCATCGCAGAACCTTCAAATTTGCATTCGTATGCAGAATTCCAAATGACTAGACCACTGGATTTAATTTGTTGTTGTTTAAATTCTTCTGGTTCATACTTAGTACCATCAGATTTAAACCTTGGGACTAATCTCCAATCTACTTTATGTTTTACAAATCCATTAACAGAAGTATCTAAAGTATCTCCAGCACCCTGCCAAATATCGTAAAAATGATTCTTACCTTTAGGTGTAGATAAAATAACTAATTTTTTGAAAGCTAAGCCAGCTTGTGATGGTAAAACACCATCAGTGAAATCTATCCAAGAGGCTGGATCTAAATATGCACAATTTGAAACTTCTATATTATTAGCAGTAAAATGATGACCATCTTCAACATCTAATAAATCAAAGAATTCATTGCTACAAGCAACATTTTCTTTAATTGATTTAACTTTTTTACCATTTATGATATCGTTAATTTTTATATCCTTTGCTCTTATGAAAGTTCCATTATCATAAAATTTATGTTCAGGTGTTACTATAATATTAGAATCTTCGAAAAATATTTGCAAGTTATCGCGTCTAATAGTTTTTTTAATACCTTTGAATGATTTATAACCATTAGAAGTTAGAACTTTGAAATTGTTTATGTTAGGATTTTGATTGTAGAAGTCTCCGATCTTAATATCAAAAGATTCATTTAACGTTTTGCTATATATGTTTATGGTAGTGCTGTATTCTAAACATTCATCAACAACGATTATATTACAATTATGATTTATAAAGTCGTTGGCTATATACTCGTGATCTTGAACTTCTAAAGGTTCATAAAATTCACCTTCAATATTTTCAATTTTAATAATTTTTGAACACTGTAATTTATCACCTACTTTAAAATATTTGGCTTCTTTATAATCATTTAAGTGTTTAAATTTGTGATCTAATGTAACTGATATCTCTCTTGAATCCTCTAAAGTTATTGTTATGCCAGTTGTTTGAATTGATTTAATGATATCAACAAAAGGTTTAAATCCTTGTGGTGTTAATATTTCATATGGATTTATATCTTGGATTTCACTCACACATTTTCCTTGAAGTTCGCTTCTATTAATATTCTTGTTATGTCTTCCATTTCAGCTTTATTTAAATCAAAGAATTCGCCAGATCCTGGAAATCCCTCCCTAAATTTAACATTATTATCTTTATATTTTTTATGTATAAATTTCTCGACACGGCCCGAGTCGCTTACGAATACACATATTTTTAAATCCAGGTCAGGAACAAAGCGTCTTAAATCTCTTAAACGCTGTTCTAAGTTTTTGGTTATTCCTACTTTGTAAGCACCTAATGATTCTGAATATAATACATAAACATTTCCGGGCATACCGTAACCATTTCCAGAAACAGTATTAGAATACGTTCCTTTAGGCCTACGGGGTTTATGGCCTTTACTTAGTAAGATGCAATATATTGACCCACAAGTTTTAGCATAACCTTGTATTTGGCTTTTAAATGATTTTTTATTTCCACATTCACAAAATACGTGGTTAGTACTTAATTTATTAACATATAGATATAATCTTTCATCATCTCTGATATCCGAATCTTTTGTATATTCAAGTACATTACCAAAAATATTTGCTATTTTTTCATTTGCAGTATTTCTGATATCAGGCGGGACACTCTTAATAATTTTTATAATTTCATCGTGTGATAAATTAGAATGCTTTATAGGTTTTTTAGAATTATGGTATGTTATTTGACATTCTGGTGAACAAAACAATCTATAACCATATTGCATATTTTGAAACTCTACTTCTTTGGTGCACATTTTACAAAGTGGTCTATCTTTAATATTAGCATAATAACAAAATAATAATTCACTAGCTTTAATAGGTTTAAAATTAATATATTTTTTAATTTCATTTGATTCTATCAACTTATTATTGTTTACTATTGTACTATCACAATATCTGGCATTTTTTACAAAATCATCTATGTCTTTAAATTTTCTGGTAAGACTTTTTTGTGTCTCTGTATTTAATATAAAAACCTTTATATAATCTATAAGTCTAATTTTATGATAATAGGATTTAAAAAAATTAAAATCTTTTAAAAATTTAGCACCTAATTCTGGATTTGTTCTCTCCCAGAATCTAAATCTTGTTAACTCACTATTATATTTAGCATTAAAAAAATTAACTTCTTCGAGTATGTTTTTTATTATTTGTTTTTCTTCATCATTTAATGAACATTTTGGTATTGGGTGTGGTTCTAAAAAGTCCTTAGGAAATTCAACATTATGTGTTAATTTAAGATTTTTTGAGTTCTTGTAACCTAGCATACAATTCCTTTATGGTAAGCGTTTCTATTTTATTAGTATATTTATTTCTTACCTGCACTCGAGTATTTTCGAGACAGCAACTGAATCCCCTAAATGAGCTGTTGCTCGGCACGTCCGTTAAAATACGTATATTATTTTCACATTCTATTGAACCTTTATTCCAAGTAACTGTTCCTGGCTGCATCCATATTGGTAAACCTATTAATATTTTCTTTGTTTTATCTAAGAACTCTCGGGCAGAATTACCACTATAAGCAACTATACCTATGGTAAGATCTTTCTTAAAACAGTATAAATGTGCAAGTTTTACACTTGTTGTAGTTGATTTAGATGAATTATGACTTAAAACACCATTGGTGTAATAAAGGTGATAATGCTCTAAAGTTAAATCATAACAATGATCATATTTTATAAATGTTTTAGATATTATTTTAGAAGGTCCTGATTTTGTTTTAATTACCTTATTTAAACAATCTCTAACATATAATTCGTTATCATTTTCGTCTATTAATACGTGTAATTCAGATGCTTGTAACTTGAATCCATTTTCGGTTTCTATCTCAAAAATATTGTATTTAATAGTTTTATGGACTTCGAGAATTTTGACTTTACCTATAGGCGTTTCTACATATTTGTCTTTACATTCATAACTTTCAATAAACTTAGAACTATTAAAATATAATCTTTTATTAGATTCTTGGTTAACGAATAATTCAATAATAGTAGTTTCATTACCATTTACATTTATTTTAGTATTTGCTTCAATGCATTGACGAGGCTGCATTGATATCACGTTTTCGATAGAATCATCGCTCAGCAATTGTATAAATTCATCCTGGTATGGCCTAGAATCTACGAAATCAAAACCTTTTGGTGTAGTCATTCGAACATAATTTCTTAAGAAATAAAGTGGATCATTCGCACATTTTTCAAGCTCGCTGATATGTATCGGACTTAAGTTTAATTTTGTGTAAGCTTTTTTAAGACCACGAGACCCATTATAACTAATTCTCGTATTATACGCATCTAAGTAATAGTTGTCAGAGTCTTTAGGTAAATCTAAGATTTCTAAGGCTTGTGCTTTTCCTAGTTTTCCTTGAGCTCTAATTGTTTCTAAGAGTTCGTCTGTTATTTCATTTTTATGTGTTTGAAAATATTTTATTTCTTCTTTGCTTAACATTATAAATCTTTTTATGATTTTGTTTTATTATATTATATTATATTATATTATATATTAAAATTAACTGATTATGGTTTGAAATTTGAAGCTGAAGAGCTAATATTTTAGTATTTTAAAATGTTAGCTCTCGAGTAAAATTTGGATTTTAAATGTTTAAGAAATCGAATCTCGATCTGGGTTATATGCATTATTTGCAGAAAATTGTGAAGCTCTCATATCCCTATATTTTTCAATAGAAGCTAGTCTTGATCTAATTTCTGGCATATAGTCGAACTTATCAATTAGAATAGCTCTGAAATCATTACTTGCTTGAGCCAGCCCTTTATTTTGAATTACATTCTTTACAATATCGTCATACATTTTTTAACTCCTGTTATAGATTATTTGTTTTTATTTTTGTTCTTAAGTATTTCAATAAACTCTAAGAAATGTTCTTTAAGAATAGATTCTTTTAGTTTCGAATCTTCAGTATTATCTTTAGAATCGTTTGAATCAGAATCTTTCGAATCTTTCGAATCTTTAGTATCAGCTTTGCTATCGCTGTCAGAATCTTTAGCACTGTCAGAATCTTTAGATTCTACTAATTTACCATCCACCATTACAAATTCTTTTTGTGATTCATATATAGATGTTCCTTCCATAGTAGCATTATAATCGCTTGGTGCAGATACTAAATCATATGTAATTAAATCAAATGATTCGACAATACCATTTTTAACTCTACCAGAACCTCTACTAGATACAGACAATTTAATACCATTATCTATTAAGGATTTTAATTGGTTAGCTCTTGGATTATCTAACAATGTAGCTTCACCCATAACATACTTGCCGTTGATTTCAAGTTTATTGATGGCAGCAACTGCTTCCATAGGATCAACTGTACCTCTTTCAGGATGTTCCCACTCACAAAGTCTATTAATAGAACCGCTTTTTATAACGTCTTGGTATTTTTTAACATTACTTTCCCAGAGTTCTTTTGGGTAAATTCTACCGTTACGGTTTTTTTCACCTATTGTTGAAAAAATACCAGCAATTTTATATTTTTTAACTTTTTCTTTTTTGTCGTTAACTGATTCTTCGATAAGTACATTAGCATCGTGATATTCATAAAGTAATTTTAACTTATCTGACATTTAAAATCCTTGTTTTTTTTGTATTTATTTATACACTTGGTTTTGAATCAGAGTTAAATCCAGGATCTACAGGCTCTGGATCTCTACTAAAATCAGAATCAATAGTCTCAGAAGTTATATCAAAGACAGATTCTCTTAATATCGCTGTTTCGTTAAAAATTGAAATCAATATTGAAGTGGTTAGTATCATCTAAAGATATTGATTCACTAAAAGTTACAGGATCTGGTTTAGATACTAAATCAATAGAATCTTGTATGCTATATTCTGGATCATTTTTTATTGGTTCATTATATAAAAATATATTACCTTTATAAGATTCTGCTAAATCTAAATCAACTTTAAGTGGTGATTTATAAACTAACCCCCTCATTTTAATCCTTAAGCTTCAATTTCTTTAATAATAAAATCTACAGTTTTAATTCCAATTTCTTTTATTTTAGTATAGAGTTCGTTGCAAGCATCTGCTGAACTAGAAACAATGCCAGCACCTCTGGTTTTACCAGGTAAAATACAACCTTCTGTATCTTGTGGGTAATTTCCAATATGTATTCTGATTAATCTATTGTTAAAATTAGCATCGTTTGGTCTTTTAACCCAAATTGCTATGGTTGACCGATCTTTATTGTACCATTGTGGGTATTTTTTAGCTAATCCAACATTTTTAGAACTAGCACACCATTCTAATTTATAAGAACCTGCTGTTATACGTTTATCAGTTCCTGATTCTTCTGTGCTTGGTCCGGCATTTTCACAAGCAGCACCTTTCCAAAGAATTTGATCATTGTCATCATATAATATTAAATCAGATAATGTAGATCCTTCGTATTTTTTCTTTACTTGGTTTTCTAACATTGGTACATTCTTGTATTCTTTGTAAGATTAATTTTGCCATTATGATCCTTTTTATGTATTTATTCACTTATTTGGATGCTAAATATAGTGCTAGATCTAACACTCGAGTGCAGATTTTTAAACATTAATAGCTTGAATTTTTTTGTCTTGACTTGAAGCACTTACCGGTTGAGGTACCAACATAAATTGTGGTAAAGAACCTTTAGATCTTAATTGCAATTTCCATAATTTACCGTCTATTTTAATATTCCATTTGATATCAGCATTACCATCGCAGGAGACAACACAGTATTCGATTTTTAAATCTGAAGGCAATGTATCAAATACTTCTAAATGATTTCCTGAAACTTTATAAAAATTAGAACTTAATAGAGATCTACTTAAACAATTACAAACAACTTCAAATATAATATCATTAAAATATTTTGAACTCATAGATATAAATGCTAAACTCGGTGGAAACCCTTCGAAAAAATTAGCAGCTTTAGCATTGCTGGCAATTTCATCATAAATGTCAGCTAAGTTAATGTTATTAGTTCTAACTCTAATGATATCTGAATTTTTATGCTTCTTTAATTCAACCATACATTCTTTAAAAAAATTAAAAAAATTATTATCGAATGATTTATATTTAATACTCTTAAAATTTGGTAAACCATAATTACCTGATAAATTATTCAAAGCATAGGAACCACCTAAAGCTTCTTTAGCAGATTTCTTAAGACTTATAGGTATTATATTATCAAAATCATTAATTTCTTTGTTAAGTTCTTGATAAGTTTTGTATGATTTGATTTTATATGTAGGTTTAACCAAAAAGAAATCTCCAGGATTCCATTTATCCTCTGCTAATTTAGTTAATTGTTTACCTTGCTTTTTAAGATCATTAAAAACATCAGTTTTGTGGTGAAATTCATAATTTCTAAGGTTTTGTTTTAAAATAATTTCATTTAGAATACATTTAGATGCATCTTTACAAGCTTTATCCCAATCTGGATTTTCAAATAAAAATGTTTTAACAGAATCTAATGGCGTCTTAGTCCTAGTATTTTTAACTTGAGTTTCATTATAGAATTTAATATCGGTTAATTTAGTATTTAAAAACATATCTAAATAGTATACAACACCACACTCTGCTAAGTCGTCTTTGTTATCACTTTTTTGACCTTTTAATGTTAAACCAGATACATTAGATTTATGAATTTTACTAAAAGGTATTTCACCTTTCTTTCGATTAATTGAACCTTTAAAGTTTTTATATTTTTTAGTAGCTTTGTCATATATTAAAAGTTCTACAGCATCAATATTCATACTTTTAATTAATTCAAACAATCTAATATTTGTAGGGTCTTTTAAATCAAAACTAAAAACACCAAGATCTCCTTCTAATAAAAAATCATTTGTTTCTAATTTATTAAGAAAAGGTTTAAAATATTTTGGTTTCTTAATAAATTCATTTACACTTAAAGGCATTTGATTTGTCCTATCTGAAATACTTTGTTTTCAATATTTAATCCTGTTTTGAATCTCGGATTCTTTTAATAACATCTGCAGTTGAAATAACTTCAAAATCTTCTTTAACTTCTGTACTTGGGTGCAATGCATTAATTTTATTAATATTAATTAAAATATCAGATATCCCTTTATAAGAATCCGTTAGAATTTTTAAAGACTTGTTTGAAGTTTCAATTAGTTTACTATAAGCAGTTACTAAGTCTGGGTTATATCCTTCAATTTCCATTTCTTGAACTAGGTTGTCACTCATAACTTTTAATTGTGCTACATTAGCTAAAATAATTTGTCTTAATTTATTATAATCGTCTACTACTAAATCCAATTGAATTATTTCATCTGGATTTAATTGAGCTTTATTAATTTTAGCTTTCTCAGAATCGAACTCAACGATTTCTGCTTCTATTACTTGTTCCATTAGAACCCTTTATGATTTTATAACAGCTTCTTTTAATTTAATAGATTCAAAATAATCGATCAATTCGAAATTATCGAAATTAAAGGTAAGATCAAAAGTTTGTTCAGCATCATCAGCATTCGATATTAGTTGTAAAGCACCTAAGTTTGTGATTTTACAACCATACATAGTCATACTGACCAACGATTCTCCTTTATTGTCGGTTATTTCCACACCACAAGTAAATTCTTTTAATGGTTCGATATTACCATTATTTGGGTGAACTCTATCGAAAATATATTTGATTAATTTTGTATATATTTTGAAATCTTCTCCCACAAGGAAACCTACAGTTACTGGGTCATAGTCTATGTGGTCACCACCAACATAAATAGTTTTACCGCCGAAGTTGGCTTGACTTGGGTTCAGACTAAACCCCGGTAATGCTATATTTTGAGCATATATCCATTCATCGCCTAGAAAAGGTAAAAATATTTTATAATTACTAGATTGCGAATAGCTATTACTAGTCATATATTTCCTTGCTTGTTATATTATATTCAAGTATTTATTTTTTTATACTTACGGTATTATATTAAAATATAACTGAATTTTAACTGAAATGTAGTCATTGTTATACACTACTAAAAAGCCAAGCATTTTTTATACTTTTTAATATTGCTTTAAGTTTTAAGCATATGATAGGATATATAGCATTGTTATACACTACTAAAAAGCCAAGCATTTTTTATACTTTTTAATATTGCTTTAAGTTTTAAGCATATGATAGGATATATAGCATTGTTATACACTACTAAAAAGCCAAGCATTTTTTATACTTTTTAATATTGCTTTAAGTTTTAAGCATATGATAGGATATATAGCATTGTTATACACTACTAAAAAGCCAAGCATTTTTTATACTTTTTAATATTGCTTTAAGTTTTAAGCATATGATAGGATATATAGCATTGTTATACACTACTAAAAAGCCAAGCATTTTTTATACTTTTTAATATTGCTTTAAGTTTTAAGCATATGATAGGATATATAGCATTGTTATACACTACTAAAAAGCCAAGCATTTTTTATACTTTTTAATATTGCTTTAAGTTTTAAAATCTAAACTAAAATTTTGGTTTTAAAAACCCGAAAAAACTTTTTTAAAAAGCTTTATATTATAATATATCATATTAAAGAGTAAAAATTTTTTTAAAAAATTTTCAAGGACTTGGAATCTCACATTAAAATACAAAACAAATCTTAAAGCAATATTAAAAAGTATAAAAAATGCTTGGCTTTTTAGTAGTGTATACTATAGTATTATATCCTAGTATATGCTTAAAACTTAAAGCAAAGCTTAAACTAATATTAAAAAGTATAAAAAATGCTTGGCTTTTTTAATAGTATATAACAATGCTATATATCCTAGCATATGCTTAAAACTTAAAGCAAAGCTTAAACTAATATTAAAAAGTATAAAAAATGCTTGGCTTATTAAATTATTTGTACTTAAAAAGTCTTAAGAAGTCACCCAAATAAGCAGGGTCTAAAGCTTTTATAATCATATTTTGATAATTCTTTTGTGTTAATAAATCTATCAAATATTCCCTGTATTCGGTTATTAATTGTTCAGTAACATTACCTTGGTATGGTTTCTCAGGATTATTAAAATAATTGGCTATCAATTCGTCAGCCATATCTGCTATTCTATCATTATCATAAGGCATATCACTCAAGGCATCTTTATTATTAATAAGCATTAATAAATCCCATAAATTAGGATCATTATACAATCTATTAGAAACACTTTCAATGAAATCATTTGCATTTATTTTAACATTAATAGTATTAGAATCATTAATATATTTTGTTATAGTGCTATAATCCATAGACCTGTAATCTCTAACATTACAAACTTCTGCTTCGGTCTTATTAGCTTCACTGAACGAATAATTATCTAAATAATTTGTAAGTTGCTTACTAATATACATTCTAACTCCTATAGACTAGCATTTTCAAAATTCCAATCATCCTGGTATTTTTGACGGAATTCTTTTAATGATAATGTAAACTCTATTTTCTTTGGAACTCCGTCTAATGTTACAGCAATATCATCACCGTTTTCATAAACCATAGAAACACCATCTATTACACAAATACCAGGAGCTATCAACTTATGTAGCAGTGGGTTTGAAAATTGGACACCTATTCTTGCAGGCGGTATCAATAAGACACCACCAGCTTCTTTTTTAGGGTATGAACTTCTTTTTAATAACCAAAATATTCTCATCATATTAGAAGCTTCATCTATATTTCTAGGAGATATTTTAAAAGTAAATTGAAATGTTCTTAAGTTGGAACCTTTAAAGTTTTGCCATTTTAATGGATCTACTTGTGGTAGTTGCGGAGCAAATGCCATATTATCTGTATTTCCACCAAAATCTCCAAATCTACCATAAGCTTCAATTATACCAGAACTAGCTGTACTTGATAATTCATTAGCAGCATTTGCCATAGAACCTAAAATACCAGTATCTTCAGAATAATTATGGGAATTTTGTTCCTGAAAAGCATTCATTAATGGTAAATGTATTGTATATAATATATTGACAGCTGACATATCTACAATGTCTTGGCCCGCATCTTTTAGAGCTTGGCTAGCATCTGAAGAATCATACCCATCACCAGAAAATGCTGAAGTTCCTGCTGTCATCAGGCTTGACATTTTTTGACCAATAGCATCTTTGACTTTTTTATAGAAATCATTTGGGTCATAAACAGTTAATATTATTTGTTTATGTTTAAAATTATCAGATTCTAAAGATTTGGTAAATTTTAGAATTTCAGCGCCATTGTTGGCCGAGAAAGTTTTCGTAGCTTTTGGTAAATCAACACCTGAAATAACACTACTGACAGAACCAAATAATCCCAAAATTTAATCCTTTGCATTTAATGAACCTTAGCTCAAAACAAAAGAATCAGTCAAATCTTTATTAGAAGTTTCTTTTGTTTTAGTCTGTATATTGGTATTATTTATTTGGGTTTTATTGACAGCTGGTATCACATCTTTTGTTTTAACATTACTAGCAACTTTGGTTTGTACTGTATTGTTTAACCCTGCTGATTGAATTGCTTGTCTTTTAGACATACCATAAGATTGTAAAAAGTCAGATTCTGAACCTTCATTAAGTATTTCGTAATCGCTGATGCCATCTAAACCAAACATTCTAGCAATTTTAAAACTGTTTTTAGAAGCCCAAGAATAATCACTTGGAGATGAATTATTCTTTATATTAACTACAGGAGTTACTGGTGCTACTGAACCAGCATTATTAGTCTGAACGTTAGATTTCGAATCTCCAGGTAAAGAAATTGGCGATTTGGATTTACTAAAGTTATCTCCTAAGTTGTTAAAGTCTTCCATTGTTTCTGCATCATATTGACCTCTGTGTGGTGTACCATAGCTAGCAGCTTTAGGAACTGCTTTTGGAGTTGACGCTACTGGTTTTGAAGCTGGCTTAATATCTGCTTTTGTTTCTTTTGGTGTTGAATTTGCAGCTGGGCTAGCAGCTTGTGGGACTGAACTTGACCCAAAACTAGTACTTAATCCAGATTCTGTATACATTTGAGTTAAAGATTTTCTGGTTGTAATAGAATTAGCATTAGCAAAAGATTGGATACTACTTACACCAGAACTTATAACACTAGCTGCAGCGCCTGCTGTATTTGTAACAACATTTGAAACTCCAGAATCCAAACTATAAACAGCACCTTTAGCACCTCCACCCCCTAATGCAACTTTAAAAGAACTATTCATATTGGATAATTGTTGATTTACAAGTTCTTGAGATGGATTTTGACCTGAAGTATCTCTTAGAATAGTTATATTAGCATCCGGCCCACCGAAAGCATTTACGTCTCTATAAATTGAAACTGAGTTTTGTTTAAAATCTGAAACCCAATTAGAACCATTCCAAATAGCAATATGCCCATATTTGTGATTTCCAAATCTCTGGGTTATTGAAATGTCACCTACTTCTGGGCTTATTTGTGAAGCTCTACCTTGAACTGGTGTAAAACCATATTTAGGTAAGAAATTTATATAATCTGCAGCTGCTACTGGCCAACCAGATAATGGATATCCTGCTGCCATCAAATAAGATCTAACATACTTGGCGCAAGCGCCTGTTGCTCTAGTTCCTAAGTTATATTTTTTACTGAATTCTGCTGCAGCTCTTGCTCCTGGAGATCCTCCTGAACTCGAGCCTTGGGCTTCTGTGGATTGAGCTCCTTGAACTTGCGCCGGAGAGATTGAACCAGAAGCTTGCGAAGCTACACTAGCACTAGCATTTGTAGAATCTGGTTTTGTATCAGTTCCCCCTGAACTAGTACTTGAATCTCCATTAGTTCTAAATACCGATAAATCTGCATTAGCTCCTTGGCTTTGCTAATTTTTTAATTCTTGCTTGTCCAATAGCTTGATATTTAGAATCGATAGAATCTAAGCTCATTTTAGATAATTCATCAGATAATTTATTTCTTTGTGTAACTAATTTATTAAAGGTTTCAGTATCTCCAGAATTCATAGCTTTTTGACCTTGTTCAAAAAGCGCATCTAATTGTGCTTCTTTTTCTTCACGTTTCTTAAAATAAGCTTGCTTTTCAGCATCATATTTTTCAGATTCTACCCAGGTCAAACCTTTATATATAGAACCTGTTTTAGCAGCTATAACGGTTCCGTTAGAATCCACTTTATGTGGTGTATACGAAGCAGCAAAATCGTTAGCAGATTTACCATCAAGTACTTTAGCATTTAATCCTTTATTACTTGAACTTGAATTAGAACTTGAATCTTGAACTCCAGATTGTGCTTTATCTTTTTCTACTTGACTTGGTTCTAAAATACCTCCAGTATCATTATTTTGAACCATTTTATTTGCTGTATTTACTAAATCATTTTGTTCTTTATTAAGATTATCTACATCATCTGGACTTGTTATAATATCAGTAGCAAATAAACCTAAGTCTAAACACATAGATATGATCCCACCAATACCTGGTAATAATGAAATACAAGCACTAAGTGCTGCTATTGAACCCAATACCCATCTACCACGAGTAAAGAAATCCCAAGCTTGGTATATACCTACAGCAAATCCAACACCTGGTAAAGCTTTTGAAGCTATTTTAGCACCACTAGCAGCTAATCTTGCTCCTATTTTTTCAAGATTTCCAAGTATACTAGGTAGAACTGAAAATAACTTAGAACTTCCAAATAGTTTCTTACCTACTGAACTAACAAATTTCTCCATAGGAGCTAAAGCAAACTTTTTAAGCATATTAAAGCCTTTTTGTGCTGCTTTAACTGCTGAATCCCAAGCAGAGCTTACCATATTTTTAACAGCATCAAATCCTTCAATAGCTTTTTCTACAATATATTTTTGTGCTGCTTTTAATTTATCATATCCTGCAGATATAATTTTACCTACTTTAGAATTTTTTAATATCTTGATATTTCTTACTAGCATATGATTTTAAATCATCTACTTTTTGCGAAGCCCAATCATATCCATTTTGCATAGCACCTTTAAAAGAATCCCATTTCTTAGACATCCAAGATTGTTCTTTAGCTGGATTAGATGAACTTACTTTTGGTGATTTTGGATTTTTTTGGATTATCATTATCTGAGATTTTCCATTTATCACCAATATTAATTTTTTTATTGATAAAATCTACTAATGAGTTCCATTTATTTTTTAAGAATTCAAATCCATTTTTTAAAGGGTCTATAATAGGGCCTAATAATGGCTCAAATAAAGTCCATAATTTATTAATACCACCTTTTAATAGATCTAAAATGAAATCTAAAGGCTTTGTTAAAAAACTTCCTAATGATCCCAATAATGGTAATAAAGCACCTGCCGATATACCTAATAAACCTCCTAACCAACCTAAAAGTTTATCAAAAAAACTTTTATTCTGAGGTACATTTACTTTAGATTCTGAAACATTTTGAACGTTTTTATCAAAACCTTGGTGTCTTATTTCTGTATCTTGATTATCTATTAATCCTTTTTTTAATATCCGAGATTTGTTTTGAAATATTTTTTAAGAGATTCTGAAATTTCAGTTAATTTTCTAGCATTCATAGGATCTAAAGCTTTAGCTGCACTAACAACTTCATTGGCTACATTGTTTAATTCACTAACAATTGAATCATTATTTTTTTGTAGTTGTCTTAGATACTTTAGAATCCGAATCCATCCAGTTATTGAGTCTTTGAGTAGCACTTCTAACTGTATTCATAGGATCTAAAGCAGAATTTACTTTGTTTATACCACTAACAGCACTATTATAAGCAGAATTAACACTATTAACTGCATTTTTGCCTGCTCTATAAGTACCTCTAATACCCCTAGCAGTTGATTTTATTATACTCAAAATAAATCCTACTTTTTGTATATTTATTTTTGGATTCTGGTATATGTCAGTATAGTTTCTAAAATAGAACACTATAGTGTCAATTTAGAACTATTTTAGAATTCTAAGAAGCTTGAATATATTTCATCAAAGCTATTCTATATTTACCTATGAATTTAAACATATAACATAAACCAGGTTGGCAACTATAATCAGTCCATCTTTCTGCGTAGGTTTCTTTATTAGAAATACCAAATTTTGTAGAATTGCATTTTAAACAATAATGTGTAAAACATTCTTGACAAGCTTTAGGCATATTTTCATTTAATATTTTTCTATGATCTTGTGAGCTTTTGATTAAAGTATCAGTAAATTTTACATTCTCAAAATTAATATCATTTAAAACATTATTTGGTTTATATTCTTCACTAAAAACACCGTGACAAGCATACATTTTACCATCCAATTCAATACCAGAATAGCCATCACCTGCTGTACAAATACTTCTATTTGGATTCATCCAACCAAAATTAAAATATCCTTTTCTTTTAAAGAACTCAACTTCAGCATCACGTATTTTTAAGAATTCTTCTTTTAAAGTATTTGTCAATGCTTCTAATTGTTCTTTTGTAAAATCATATTTAGACATATAATCTATCGTAGGGTTATAATTAAGTTCAATACCTAAGACATCGGACATTCTTTTAAATTCGAAATAATTAATAGCAATCTTATCGAAATTCTTAGCTGCAATCGTAGGATGAACAATAAAAGGTATATTTCTTTTTGCTAGTTCAAAAACAGTTTCTTTAACTTGTTGTGCTGAACCTTTACCTTGCAAATTAAGTCTATCTGAATCGTGACTTGCCATTCCATCATAAGATATTTGAGTCAAGAATTTTGGTTCTGACCCGACATTTGGCATATACTTAAATGTTTCTAAGTAATCAAAAAACGTGGTTGTATTTATAACCATTTGAATACATAAAGAAACAAACTTTTGGGTTGTGTCTATAGTATTCTACAAACTCTTTAACACCTTCTAGGTTAGTTGTGGGTTCTCCACCCCAGAATGAAATTCTAATACCATCATAATGTTTATTGAATTCTACCGAATTTAACAAGAAATCAAACTTTTCTATCATTTTCTTAGTAAGTTCTGGTGATAATTTTTCAAATTTTTGTTTATTAAAATCTTGAATGCAGTATGTACATCTTAGTGTACACGCTTGAGTCATATTAATATCAAAATTATAAAGTTTTTTAGGTCCTTGAGTTTTTGGTAAATATTCCATAATTCTCCTTTAGATATATTATATCGTATTTATGATTAAATATAACTTAAATATTTCAGTATTTTAGATTCTGACACGCATTTTCGTATCAACACCACAATTTAAAAGCATTTTTCTTATAAATTTCCATAAAAATATCAAAATGGATCATAGCAGTTTGGTCATCACCATCATATGAATATTTAAATACTAAGTCTAACTCATTTAAGAGTCTATTTAAAGTATCTAATTCTTTTTCCATACCTTCGTAAGCTGCTCCACCACAATCATCAAGCCAATATTCTCTTTTGATTTTAAGCATTTTATAAATCAATTTTAAATCAAATATTGGCTCATAAGGTCTCCAAATTATTAATTCATTTCTGAATTTAATGATATTTTTTATAAATCTATAAACTTTTGAATTTCTGATTATTTTTGGTACTAGCATATTAATTACTCACTTTCTTAGATTTAAAACTTCTGGTTCAACATCCCAAGGAAAAATTAGCCAAGCATCATTCAAGATGATATTGATAGTCTCAGTTTTAAATGGACTATTATATCTTTCAAATAATGTTTTAAATGTTATGAGACCATTAAAAACTTTTTGTATTTTAAATATTGTTTTACTTGTATCATTAATATCATCTAAAAACAAAATTTTTTTATGATTTTGAATGTTGATTACATCAGAATCATTAATTACATAAACAGGTAATTTAACACCCTGGGTGTATTGCAACATACTAGTTATTATTAATCCACCTCTATTGGGAGTTATTATACAATCAAAATTTTTAAGATCTACTTCATTTGTAAGATTATGCAAAGCTTGGTGAACATCATTCCAAGTTAGTTTAATTGTGTTCATTTTATACCTTTAAAACTTATGAGAAATATATACTGCAAAAACACTCAAAATCACACTTATCCCGCCGTAAACTGCAATATAATATATAAATGAATTCATTTAAGAAAAACCTTTTAAAGATTGATTTAAGACTTGATTTTAATATTATATAATTTATAGCTTTAAAAAAACCTTAATATCTCGCAATTTGTTATATTTTAACATAGATTTTTTAACTTGATCTAAGACGTTGTCTAAATTAAGTTTATTTCTACATAATTTAAATAAACAATCTTTGGCTATAGGATCTATATTCAAATCTTTTATATATAAAGCTGGAGCTTCAAGATCTTTAGCTTTAATATAATTAGAATCTATAGAATCTAATATTTCATTTAACTTAACTTTTACTGAATTAGATACAGAATCAACATAAGCCACAGCTTCTGGTGATAATTTTGGTAACACATCATCTATAGTTTCTTCTAATATCATTTTGTATATCACTTTTAAATCTAAATTAGTTACAGTATTATGTAAGTCTAAATATTCTTGTGTTTTTAACTTGTAGTACTTTTTTAGTTACTTTATGCTGTAATATGACACCTTCGTAATTAGATATGGTGTTTATATAATCTTTAAGATCTTTTAGAGTCCTAATATTTAAATCTTTAAAATTAAACTCGTTAGTTTCGTGAATTTTAAATTCTAATGTTCTAAGATCTAATTCAGCTATTAATTTTAATTCAGTTTTATTATAGTCTACCACTATTCTATTTAAAGGTGATATCAACTCAAAAAAGTACTGGGTGCCTGGATTATTTTTTATTAGATCTAATATATCTGGATTATTTTTGATATACTTATTAGCTAATTTAGTTTGATCGTTGTCAATAGACATTTTAGTTCTAAATTTTATACCATCATATTCATAAGGTATCATTAAAGAACCATCGTATTTTGTCACTATAGTGAAATCTTCAAGATTTGTAGAATCTGGTAATATCCAATCTTCATTTTCATTAATATTAAAGAATTTTGGCATTGGTATCGATATACCAGGTGCTAAAGTATCTTTGTTTAATATAGATTTAGAATCTATCATTAAACCTCTTATGAAAAAAGTATTATTTTCTTTGAAGTTTTTATAATCTGACAATATATAAGTATAGAATTTAAAATCGTTTAATTTTGTTGACCTATAATTAGAATCTTTTAAATTCTCTGCCATATTTTTAAGTTCTAAATAATTCATTATATCTCCTTTATATACAGCTTTGATAAAATAATTATAATATATTTTGACTTAAAAATATTTTAAAATTTAAACTTTAGTTTTAAATCTTTGATCTTAAATTTTTAAAAAGCATTGAAGCTCTTTTTAAGAACTTCAAGCTGATTATATGTTAATTGAGTTTTAATTGTATTGTTTATTTTGAAATTGAGTATAGTCAGTGACATATTTATATTCTCTATTAGCAGAACAAGCAATTTGTCTATTTGTGTTGGTATCGCAAACACATCTGTAACCGCCTTGACTTCCAGTTGATCCATCAACATAAGCCATTGTTCTATTTGTAGCACATTGTGCGGCTATCGTGACGTTTGTATCGCAAACACAAACTCTTACAGTAGTGCTTGTTTGTGAATTTGAAGTATTGTTGTTGACAATATTATCGATTTGACCTGTAGATTTTTTATCCCAAATTGGTTTACCTGTAATATTTTTAGTCCATTGCTTGTCGACGTTACAAGAACATACTTGAGTTACGGTAGCGTGTTGTCTAACAGAATTAATCCAGTTAGCATTACATCTACACGCATAACCATATATTTGACCGTATTGGTTGTATTGCGGAACACTTCTATCACCTTGACAAGAACACTCAGTCATATATTTGTTTGTATAAACTGGTGTATATCCAGGACCTTGAGTTTGGCAAGTAATATTCGCATTACAAGTACAAACAACACCATTCCAATAATTAACACTATCAGTGTATTCTTTATTATTATTGCAAGTACAATAATTACAATCACAAGTACAATAATTACAATCACAAGTACAATAATTACAATTACAAGTACAATAATTACAATCACAAGTACAATAATTACAATCACAAGTACAATAATTACAATCACATAAACAAGCAACTTCAGCTTTATTTAATAATTGTTTGAATTTATTAAATCTAGCAGCTGTGATCAAAGCACCTCTTAATTTCTCAGATATTGTATCCTCAATAGTTTGATCAATTGTAAAATCTAAATACCCAGAAACTATACGTTTTTGCACTGTTTTATTAGCATTTTCTGTATTTTGCGAAACTGTGAATTTTAATGTGCTTGCTTTAAGTTTAACGTTATTAAACCATTTAATTTTTTTAGAGCTAAAATCTGCTATACCAATTTCTACATCTGTAAAATTTTCAAGAGCTAATATTTTTGTTAAAGCATCATAATTAATATTAACTTCTGATCTACCTTGATCATACCAAAGTTGAGACTGATTATAAGTTAATCTTATACCACCAGAAATATTAGCAATCGCACTTGCTGTAAATTCTAATCTTGCGAAATAATTACCGTGTGCTAAAAATAAAGATTTTTGATTTAATTTAACTTGATTAAAATCTGCTTGAACTGCGGTTCCAAAATTTCTAATACCATCACCTACAAATGATTCTAAAACAACCTGCATAGCAGTATAAGGTGTGTTTGAAACCACAGAACCCTGTAAAATACCACTTTGAGTAACTTGAGAAACATTTTGATAAGCGGTATTACCTTTATAAAAATTATTACGAGTTTGAACCTCCACATTCATAGCTTTGATAAATTCACGAATTTTAGTAGGTTCTATTAATTCACCAGTTTTTGTATTCACAAAATTGGTAGCATTATCTGGGCGTTTGGCGCCTTTACCTATACCATCTTTTAGAACGACATTTTTGAGAACACTTCTAAAGTCATTATCTGTAAATCTGCGTGCTAGCCACGATGCTACTAATTCTTTCATTAAAATTCCTGAGTTTTAAATTATTTATTTTTAATTTAAAGCTATAAAAGTTTTAAAAAATAAAGCTAAAGCTTAAAATGTTTAATAACTATAAGCTAAAGCTTAAAAGCTTAATGATTTAATATATCAAAATATATTTGAAACCATTTGTTTTTAAACAATCTTTTATCAAACCTTTAAAATTTTCTTTATTAGGTTTGAAATATTCAATATTATAAACTTTACAAAGATCTAATTCTTCTTTGAAAATATGGCCTTTGCCATACATTTCATAACACCCAGTATATCCAGCATTACACATAATTATTGGAGCATATTTCGCACTAAAATCTAATATACTAAACTTAATTTGCTCCAGAGCTTTAAGAAAAACAAATCCAAGAACTCCATAGATTATAACTGGTTTGCCAGTATATGCAATACCAGCTGCTACATTAATCATAGTTTGTTCTTGTATATGTAAATTTATGATGTTCTTTCCTGCATAAGGAAACATATCACAATGTAACAAGATTATATTATCCTTGATATTGAGTTCTTGGTGCAATTCAAAAAGCTGAGCTCTCATTTACTCTATAATTCCTAGTATTGAATCCTCAGTCAAAAGAATATAATTTTCTTCAATATCTTGACCTTTTGTGATATCCCATTGAACTGTTTTATTAACCAAATCATATTGACATTTAGGCCCTTGTTTAATTACAACACCTTTGGTTGGTCGGTCATAAAGATTTGATTTTTGTATTTTTGTGATGATGCCAGATTCAGTTTCAAATTTAACAGGTTCTGTTTTTATTAGAACAAAATCTTGAAGTGGTTTAAAGTTTTCGATATCGATCATAATTCTTCCTTGAGAAGAAGCCCATCAGAGCTTCTATAAGTTACTTTAATAAGTCAGCCATCAAATCATCAAGATTATCTGCTTGGTTAGCACTTGGCGCTTTAGCTTCTGGTGCAGTTGGTGCAGTTGGTGCTGTTTTAATGCGTACTGTTGGTGCTTCCGGTTCAGCAAAACTTGTTACTGGTGCTGCTTGAACCATTGAATCTAAATTGTTAGATTCTACTGGTGTATCCAAACCATCTAGCAATTCTTTTAATGCTTCGTAAGATTTGTAGCTTTCTGGTTTTTGCCAATCTGACAATTTATAAGCATTATTTTTAATATCTGCTACTGCTTCTTCTACACTATTATAAATTGCACTTGGATTTGCTTCAGCATCACTTTTTGAATATTCTATAAACCCATTGGCCCCTTTAGTTGCAATCAATTTAAAGTTAAATCCTTTTATAGGATCAAAAAGATTTTTAGCAACAGCACCTAGTGCTAATTCTTGTTCATTTGGTGTTAAAATAGATTTAATTTTCTCACCAAGTGTTTGTGACATATCAAGTAAGAAAATTTTACCTTCATTTGCTGGGTTTTTTGGATCTTTAATAACTTTAATATTAGCAATGTATCTTGTAGACCTTGCATATCTTCTTGCTTCATCTTGTTTGCCAGCATTCCAAAGAGATGCCCACTTTTCTTGAATTGGGTCAGGCAAACCAATTGTACTTGGACTCCACTCAGCTATAAATCTTTTAGAAGTTTTAGATCTAACATTGTATTTGAATACTTTCATAATGGTACTCATTGAGCCATTTTCGTGAACTTCGCTAGGTAAGAATCTGATTAAAGCTGCACCATTACCATTTTCATCTTTTGCTAAGGTATAAAAACGAGTATCACTTTCATAACTTTTAGATTCGAATGGGTTAGCTCCCGCATTCATTGAATTCCAATCAAAATTAATGTCCATAAATATACCTTTAAAAAAATTAATCAGTTTTAATCTATTATATTAAAACCAATTATAAAAAATTAAAAAACTTAATTTAATATTAATTCTATTATATTATAAACTTTAAATTATAAACTAAAGTTTAAAACTTAGAATCAAATTAAATCACCAAAATGTAAAACAATCAAATAATTACAGACTTGCTATACTAAAAGAATGATTTCTAATATAATTCTTTCTTTTATCACTCTCTTCAGAGCCTAAGAAGTCATTAATTATATTAATATTATCGAAATCATAGACATCGATCATATTTTCTAATCCATCCTTCTTAATAACAAAATCTAATAATTCTTTTTGCCAAGATCCTAAACCTTTGAAATACTTCGCATTTTCACCGGATTTAACCGGTAACTCTTCTGTGATGTCATAAGTCCATTTAATAGGAGTTTCACCTTTTAAAACCATTTTAACAGGCGTGTTAAACCGACCAAATCTACCTTTGTATTCCGGCCTAAATCTTTCTATAAACCCCACCAATAAAGCGCCTATATGAATACCATCTAAGTCAGAATCCGAAGTTACGAGAACGTGCTCAAACCCACCTTTTATGATGCGTTTTCTTTGTGTTATTCTTTGCGCTTTGTATTGTCTCAGTTGTTCAGAACTTGGTTGTATTTCTTTAATTGAAATATCCATTTGATCTCCTTTACAATATAATTATAATATATTAATCCTTAAAATGTTCTTAAATTTTTTAGTGATTTTAGCAGTTTTTTGTAGAGCTAACATTTAACACTACAGTGTTAAATCTTTTAAATTTAAATTTTTCACATATTATATAATATTAAAACTTAAAAAATTTTAAATCTAAAGAATATTTTAATCCAATAGATTTTCAACACCTTGTACAATTTCTTGACCTTCTTGGCCTATTACAGTATCAACTATTTGTCCAATTACACCTTTATCTTCAATAGGTTCAAAATCTGAATATGCAAAAGTTACACTAAACATAGATAACTGATTTTCATTTTCATCAGAAACTTCTACCGCACCTACTTCAATAGGAAAAGCATTAGTCAAAGCATACCCATATAGTTTTTCTTTGACTTTAGTTAATTGCCAAATGTTTACAGTTGTTTGATAATTTGCTGGTAGTGGCTTGCCCATAATCATATTTTTAAGCCAAGAAACCCCACCATCAAACTCCCAAGCAGATTTAATTTCATTAACCGCTTTCAAAGTTCCATTAGCTACCTCCATTAAGTCACCCATAGCACCACCAAATAAGCCTGCTAAAGCATTAGTCCCTTTAGGTGTGGTATTATCTACTTCTCTCATCCAGCTATCGAACATTCTTCTAAGTTTCATTTCAGAATCATCAGTTATATTAATAGTGTAAGTACCACTTAAGTCTGTTTCACCACGCATTTTATATTTTCTACCTTTGTAGAATATATCAGTGGTTCCAATATTTCTTTCAGGTAATGCTGTACTTTGACAAAGAACTGCTAATTTTTTAGAAACAGCACCTACTACAGCAACTTCTAGTAAGTAAGCATTTGATCTAACTCCTAAACCAGGACCTAATTGTTTCTTTATATCCGATAATGAAAATGAAAAAGTACCCATTCTAAACCTTAATTATCATTTGAATCATTATTAGTATCAAAACCCATTGAATCGTTGTAGCCAATGGCTATAGATTTCAAATCTGTTTTGAGCTCGAGTTTCATAGAATCTTTTATTTTAAAAGAATCTTTAAAAATTATTTCATTATTATGAAAATGTTTAAAATATTTAGCTTCTCTACCATCAGAGCTTCTAATAATACATTCACAATCAAAGCTAACTTTAGATTTATATTTAATAATTCGTTGTGTTAAATCTAATTTTTCACCGTTTATAAACCATTCAAATGTATATTTAATATTTGATGGATTACTGTCAGTAAAATCACATTCTAAGAATTCTTCATCCCTAATTAAATCATTAATAATTAAATCATATCTTGGTTCATCAGAATAGAATTCTTTTTCAAAGATATCACTCTCAACAATATCAGTAAATGCTTGAACTTTTACAATATCACCATCTCGTGGTGCATAATGTAATTTTTCAATTTCGCTGTCTTGTTTGATGTCATTGACCCACCAATTAAATTTAAATTTAATAAGTTTCTCACATTCAGAATCTATTTTACAGAGTAAATAATCTTGGTTGAATTCTATATCCTTAATAACCGCTTTGTATTGATTTATAAAAGTTTGAATACCAGATTCTGTTTCTTTAGAACCTTCGGAATAAACTCTCGTGACTACTGGATTAGCTTCAGTAGATTCTGGCAAATCAGTGCTCATAAACAATTGAACTAATTCTATTAAATGTTGTTCTTTTATTGCTGGGTATATATTACCCCTTAAGGTTAAATCAAAAGTGCAAGTTACAATATTAGTACTTAATTCATCCATAGATTCTTGATCTACACTAGTCGAGTTTAATTCTAATATACAAGAGGTATCTCCAAAATCTGGTAAATCTACTTCTTTAATTCTTAAACAATAACTAGGATTAAAATAACTAGCGACTTGTTCTAATATCATACTAGCTTCATTCATTCCACGACATTGTATAATTACTTGATAAGTAAAATCATAAGGAACTGAATTGAATTGATAATTTAATTTTTTAGTTTCTACCTTTAATTATTTGTGATTTTCTATATATCTTAGCAAATTTATTTTTTGTCTCTGTTGATATTAGCATTCATACCAGTAAACAAGAGTATACCTCTAGGTAAAACTTGCGTATTACCATTAAACATTTGATTATAAGATAATTGACTATAAATATCAAATCTTTCCCTGTTAGCATACTGAATAGGAACTATAGAATATAATGGTTTACCATTACTTTGAATAGTTTGTATTTCTAAATTAGAAAATAAATGTATCAAAGCTCCAGTATATTTTCTTAAAGTATTAAAATGAAAGAAAGCCATTAAGAACCCTCAGCTTCAATAGCCAACCCCGGAACTATTTTAAAATTAATCGAACTTCGTGTCTTTATTTTTTACTTGTAAATAAGAATCTATAGTATAGATTTCATTTACTTTAGTATAGGATTCAAAAGATTTTTCAATTGTATAAGTTATATTAGATCTTTTTTTATATACTAGGTTTAAATTAGATTCTGGTTTTACATAACTAGTTAAGTCAGTTCCTTCTGAATTAAATGATTGATTCAAGTCTGGTAATGCTTGGTTAACTACAAATGATAACATTTTTTACCTTTAATCTTGTTTAGATTCTTCAACTTCTGATAATTCGTTATTATATAATATTTATATCTCTGTTTTCTTTAATAAAATGAATCAAAAATAATAATGATGTTTCCAAATAATAGCTTTTAAAAAGTCTTTAGTTGGATCTATCATTAATACAGTCTTACATATCTAATTTATATTGAACGCATATATATAAGAACTATCGTTTGTTTCTGAACTATTAACACTAACTTCAAGTTCATTATCTACAGACTCTTCTACTTTCATACCGTCATCATTTACATAATACCATATAGCTTTTACATCAGATACAGAAGTCTGACCATAATATCCGTTACCTACATAAGTAATTTTATTAGGGACTTTTTCAGATATTAATGTTATTTTTAATTGTTTAGTGCTAGCGTCAGACCATAATGAACACTGGTCAGCATTTCCAAGATACTCTTTGAATATATTAGTAACACAATGATATGAAGGGTCGTTATATATTCCAGTAGTAGTAACATCACCTTTGATATCATTACCACTAGGAGATAAAGAACCTACTTCAGAATAACTAGCTAGATTACCTAAACCGTCTAATGACCATAATATCTGACCATTATTTAATCCTTTAACTATTTGTTTTGTAGAAGCATACCCGTTATCAAATCCTATTTTAACACCGCTCATGCAACCACCGTATTGGCCACTTCTTAAGTTTACATTACAAGTGATTTCTATTTTTCTAAGGTTTGGTTTAATTTCATCACCTGTTACTATATTCACCCATTTATTAGCACCAAAAGTATTGTCTATACACATATATACAGCTTTATTTGTTGTATCAGAGTATAAAGAGCCTATTTTATTAGGGTTTAGTGAAAAATTGGGTTTCCCTAACCCTGTAAGTAACTCTGCATTTTTATTGATTCTATTATTTATATAATTTATAGAATCAAGAACAGATATTAAGAACATACCATCTTTATAATCTATATTAATATTTACAGGACTATTATTTTCAGAGCTTCCTTTAACATTGAAGGTTTTTACAACAGTATTTTCTACAAATAACTCAATTTTACAGTCTTTAGAATATAAAAAAGGATTTGTAGCACTAGTTCCAAATAATTGAAAAGATATATTATCAACTTGTTTGGAGCTACTTATATCAACTTGATAGTAAGGATTTTTTAATCCATCAGAACTTAAAAATACGCAATATTTTTTATTATACTCTCTGAAAGGATTACAAATCTCATATACTCCACTATAATCGTATGCACCATTTGTTTTTACTGTAGCTACAGCATTACTACCACTAGAAAGATCTACATTAGATGAGTTGAAATCAGAAGGCCTTGTAGATAATAAAGCATCATTATCATTATATACTGTATCATCTCCTATTAAATTTAAACCTATTTTATTATTTTCTCTATCAACAACTTCAACCCCATAAGGTTTAAGGTATTCACCATCTCCTTTAAGTTTTATCTTGAAATTACTAACTACTACTGTATCACCAGATGAATAACTAGAGTTATTAGTTGTCGCAGATATTCTTACACCGATATTTTTTGTGTTTAAAGAGCTAACATCATTGTAAGGTACTAATGGAGTATTACTAATATTATATGCTACATTGTCTGCAATATTTTTATCTAGGTATTCTTTATGTATTAGTTGTTTGCTGTCTGTAATTTTTTCATTGTCTATATTCATATACACTTTATTATTAAAAGTAGTTATACCATTTATAGATTGATGTGCTTCAGATGTTAGAACTTTTAATGGTTTCAATGATTTTTCTACTAAATTATATACTGATCCGCTTTCAGCTCCATCTCTTCCTGTTACATTCACACCTGTAGATACAAGGAAATTAATAACATCGTTTGTATTTTTTCTTAGGTGCATAACTAATGATCCTGCAAAAGTAGGAGCACCTATTTGTATAGTATCTGCTTTAACAGAACTTCCTAGTTTTAGTATTGTTATTTTAAATGGACAGTTCATATCTAGGTTTGAACCCATATAATAATCATAACATAAATCAGATACAGAACCCCAATACTCTAACATAGCTCCATACCCGTATTTAGCAGAATACTGCTTAGCAGTTGAAAATGATATTTCTAATAATATCTCATTTTCTGCTACTTCATAAGATTCTAATGTTGATACACTATCAGAATAAGTTACATTTGTTTTACTGTTATCAGAAGTTAGAACTGCAATAACTTTAGTTTCACTAGTTGTATTAAAAGCATTTGAAGATACTTTATAAGCTTTATATGTAATATCTCTTATAGTATCTTTTATATTAACATACCCACAATATCCTGTTCCACAGCTTGCACTACCACTAAATGAAACATCTATGTAATCTCCATTTTTTAGAGTTACAGGGCTCTCATCAAACATAGATTGCAATATATTATTTATTGTTTGTTTAAATTCTTTAAGTCTTACAAGTTGTAATTCCATATCTGCAGGCTTTAAAGAACATATATTATTTTCTAATAAATGTATTGATTTGATTGCTTGAGATATATTACTATACAGAACATCTCCTACAGTTTTGCTTACAGGAGTATGAATATAAGTCATATCTGCAGAATCATAAATGTTTTCTATAGGATTTAGTTCATCAGTTTTAACTGTAAGTTTTTCTGAACCATTTGTGGTCATAGATATACTTACAATATCCGGAGTATTAATGCCAAGTTTATCTATTTTTATAGATACTTTTCTATTATTTGTTATATCATTTTGACTTCCAAAATAATAATCATATATTAAATCTCCGTCTTTTTTATTAGCGTTTCTAGAAAACATAGCGCCATAACCATATCCACTAGAATAAACAGATACAATATCGTAAGATAGTATAACTCTAACTTCTCCTTCTTTAAGCTCATATTGTTTAAGCTCATCAACTGTTTTAGTTATGTCAAAATTAACATCTATATTTTTTGTATAATCAGTTCTAGAAAGTATAACAACCATTTCTTTTGAAGGATTTGCTGTAAATGATGTTGCATCTGCCATAATAGCTTTATATTCATTACCTACTATATCTTTTAGGAATACATTTTTTAATTGTTGTGCAGAGTACGCTACTGGATTTGCATATCCAAAAGTTATTTCTGTAACAGAATTCTGTGTAAGTGCTGTGTGATCAGGGAGTTTTATACCTCCAGGATTGTCTAAAATATATCCCAAATTAACTGCGTGATTTCTTTCAGAAGGAACAGATTCTAGTAAAATATTGTCTAAATAAGTTTGATCCCCTGTAAATGTATTTGATTCATTAGTTTTAGCCGTTGTTTTGAACTTATCATCCACACTATTTATAGCATTAACTAAATTATCTTTAGAAACTTCATTATTTAATGAATTTAAATCACCAACAACAGATTTAACTTTATCATTTATTTCTTTTATGTTATTGTCAAATTGTTTTTTTCTAATAACGTGATTATCTAGTGTTGCATCTACTTCTACCGAAGGTGCTTCTGTAAAAGTATTAGCTTTTGTAAAAATATTAGCTGCATCTTTCTTTGCATAATGAGTTAAGTCAATTTCAGGTGGTACTATTGCATCTATTTTATTATCTATTTCTTGTTTAGTATATGTTTCTTCTTTTGTAGCAAGTCTATCTAAATTTAAATCTGTTATATCAGCTACAACATGTGTATGATTTTTATCAGCTTTGTTATTAATACCACTTGTAAATTCAGTCTTGGTTACATAATCAGCTGGAGAAATACCACCACTAGAATTATCTTTAAAATATTTTAAAGTAATTACATGGGTATCTAGTGTAGGTTCATCACTTATATTTACTTGTTTTATGTTTTGTTCTTGAATAAAAGTATTTTCCTCACCTAACTTCGCATAATTAATATCATCAATAGTTATGTTTTCAAATTTATGATCAATCTCTGATTTGTTATAGACACTGCCAGCGTCTGCTTTAAGATCAAGTTTTTGAATCAATTTCAGATTTATTATAAACATTGTCAACATCTGCTTTAGTTTCTAATTTAGCATCTATTTCTTGTTTTGTATAAGTATCAACTGGCTCATCTGTATTACCAGATTCAATCTTATCAAATAATTCGTTGATAGCAGACACTGCTGTATCTTTAGCTTCTGTTTTAAGACTTGCCAAATCTCCGACTTTTTGGTTAGCATATGTTTTAGCATAATTTACCACATATTCAGTAGTTGCTAATTGTTTTGGTTTAGACAATATTCCATTAAATTCCCAAATACCTTCTATAACTTTATTGCCTTGAATGTTTTGATTCTCAGTTAAACTAACAAATCTAGCGTCAGAATCTTCTTTATTATAAACGGTATTTGAATCTGCTTTAGTATCTAATTTAGTATCAATTTCAGATTTATTATAAACATTGCTAGCATCTGCTTTTAAGTTAACATCATCTATTAAAGCTATTTCTTTGGAATCATTATAAGTTGGTCTAGTTTCCGATCCATTTAAGTTAATAGGAATTTGATTAGATCCTAAATCTACTTTATCCCATTTAGAAACCATAGCAATATTGATACCTTCACCAGTAGTACTAACACCGGAAATGCTATCATAATTTTTAAGTTGTATAGTTTTGCGAGTATCATCAATTTTACTATAGAAAACAGCTTCTTCAAGTCTTCTATTAATATCCGTTATATCACTAGTATTATCAACTACTTTTGTATTTAAATCTTCAATAGCTTGCTTATTAGCTTCTGCTAATTCTTTGGTGTAATCCGCAGTAGATTCAATTGTTGTAATTCTTTCTATTAATGGATTTAACTTAGTATCAATCATTTGATTAATAGCAGTTTCATTTATAGTTTCTTTATAAGCATTTAAATTGTCAAGAACTTCGTTAATAGCATTAATAATTAAATCTTTAGATTCAGTTTTTAAATTATTTAAATCTCCAATAGTTTTACTTAATTGATCTTTAACATAATCTATAACATACTGAGCGTTAGCAGCTTGTTTAGATTCTGTAGGATTTGGAACATAAATCTTATTAAATGTTTTAGTTCCTGTAATAGTTTGTTCAGTATCTAAAGTTACTGCTGTTTTTAAGAATTCATTAATTTTATCAATTTCAGCAGTTTGTTCTTTATTAATATCTTGAATAGCATCTAAAAGTTTATTTGTATTATCTATGAATATTTTAAAAGCTTCTGAATCTTTCTTAAGTTCTTCTATAGCTTCTTTTATAGAATCTATATTATCAAAACTTTCTGTGCTACGTATTAAGCAATAGTTCAAAGCATCTGATAAATCTTTTTCAGTGTATCTACCTAGGATCAATAGGTTAACAAATTTATCAATAGCTTCTTTTGTTGTATATTTTGGATTTTTTATATATTGATTTGTTTCAATACTCGTAGCTTTAGAATTATCTGTGCTGTCCATCTTGAACCTTTTGATTTTATTTATTTTGATTACTTAAAATAAATATATCAAAAATGAGGCTTTAAAATTGAATTTTAACCAGCATACTAATGAATATGATCTGAGTGGATCTGTTACCGAAGAACTCATTAGACTTTATGGTGCTCCACTTAAATTAATCATTACCAAAAAAATTAACAGGGATTTAACATTTGGTGATTTTAGTCATTTTAAAGCGGACAATAGAGCTTGTTTTGAAATATTTGGTATGCCAGAAAATTCAGAAGAATTTGACCAATATGAAAGGTTGCAAACCCAATTTGGTGTTCCGTTAGATACAAGTATAGGTTTATATGTTTCTAAAATTTCCACATTTAATTTAGTTCAATCTTCAATGAATTCTAAGAATGAATACGATGTAACTTTACCAGATTCCAGAATTCACGATTTAATAGGATCTTTAATAATCGTTCCAAGTGGAAAGATTCTTGAAATTACCGAAATTACGTTAGATTGTTTTGGGTTAAATAACGTATTTCTTTATAATCAATATAAAAATAGTTTATAAATTTAAATGCAAAACTTATGTATTTAAAAAATCTGATGAACTTGAAAGTGATTTTGTTATTAGATCTGACGAATTATTAGACAAGCAAACACCTAATACAGATATGCATAACGAGCTTGAAAAATATTTCGATGAATTGAGTTCTATTAAAGATAAACAACAACAAGAAACAAAAGATTTTTATACAAATTCTGATGATGTATTTGGTAGGTTCTAATGAATCCGGGAACTCAAAGTCTATTTTCTCACGCTTGTGATGTCAAAGATTTTACTTTATCTATTCTTAATAATAAATCAAGTAAATCACTTGAATTAAAAACTGGAGAAACAAAATCTGGTGAAATTTCATTCAATGGTTTTATCATCTTGTCTTATTTTACAGTCAATGGTACCACGGATTTACAATACTATTTAGATCAATCCGGTGATATGCGATTTATTCCTTTTATATTAGATGCTAGTGAAGGTTACTATAGAAGAGAATTTCAAGTTGTTAAAAATAATAAAACTCAAACAACTGATAAATCCAGTTTTACAATACAAGGTCAAGATTTGGTATCTTATTTGTTTAGTAAATTATATATAGCTAAAACATATAAAAATAAAAAACTTTCAGATATTTTTAAAGATATATATGATACTTATATTAAACCAAAATTAAAATATAATCCAGATTCTGTTAAATTGGAATTATCTAGCAACATCATAATTGAAAACTTCGTTTTAACTTCACGAAAATCTGTATTGGATTTCATATTCGAAGAATGTGATAGACAAGGATTAATATTATTTCAGGATAAACAAAAAATTGTTATGAAACCTTATAAAGAACTCAAACCAAATAATTTAAAACTTCAAAGTATACAATATGATGATTTTAAAAAAGATCCTAACAACCCTTATGATATTTTATCTAGGAAGATTATAAACACAAACCAAGCTCTGAAATTACCGAAATCACAAATAATCGCATTTGATAAAGCTACTAAAACAATGAAAGTTATGAAAATTAATCTTGAAGATTTAGATTTCGATGTTCCAGTAGAATCTCAAGATCACGATGGTTTTGAATATCAAGCTCAAGAATATTTGTACGATGATAATATTTTTGCTGATACATATAAATCGTTTTTAGATTATTCTAAGTTAGAATTAGTAGTACCTGGAGTTGTTAAGGCACCAGAAATATTCACAAAATACAAAGTATTATTTAAATCTAACGAAAATACTAATGAAACACAAGAAGGAGACACTAAAATTTCTGGTGAGTATATTTTAACTGGGTTTATAGATAAAATAGAAAGTTCACAATTTTATATTACAAAATTGATTTTATCAAGATTCAAGGATACTGATATTCAATAGTACTAGCAAGCTTAGAAGTTTACACTTTAGTGACGTTTAAGTTCGTTAACACTAAAGTGTAATATTTACTAGTTCTTAAAAGTCAAATGGCAAGTTTGTTCGTTACCCCAAACCATATCGTAGAAAACAATAGTATTTCCGTCTTTAATTCTAAATGTAGTGCTGCTTAACTCTCTTATAGATGAAGGTAAACTGTAAACGTAATTATCCCATTGTGAATCACCATCAGAATCTTTTAACTTAAAAAAGTACCCACAAATCCTCGTCAGTGTCGTCAAGATATCCACAACCTAATAATTTTGATTTGAGTTCATCAATCGAACAATTGAGTTCAAGTCTAAATGATTCAAAACCTGTGTCACAATTTGAACCTTGTAAATCGGAACTAAATAATTTTTCTCGTATTTTGTTGTGTAGAGCTTCATCGTAGCTGTTATTCAACATAATATTAATAAACTTTGTTGTTAAATCTTTCATTTTTGCTCCTTTTAATTTTATATAATTTTATAATAATAAACTTAAAATAAAATTACTTAAATATCATCAAAGCATTAAATTTAGATTTTTAATTTCTTCTTAAGTCTTTCAAAAGCAGAATCTTTAATTTCAGTGTCTAAAATATCCATTTTATAATTTGTTATTTCAGATTCTTGCGGAAGAACTTCATTTTTATCATAATTAATATATGTTTCCACCCAAGGTATAGGGTTCTTATTAAACCCAGCAAAAACTTCTTTGAATCCAATAGCTTTTAATCTTTTATTAATAAGATATTTAATATAATTCTTGGCTAATTCTGGGGTCATACCTAAGAATGCACCTTTACTAAACAAATAATCAATCCACTTAAACTCTTGATCAGCAGCTTCTAAATATCTATCAGTTATATTATCTTTAATAGAATTCCAAGCATTTATAAAGCCTTCTTCAGGAGATCTTGATAATATCTTAATTAGATTTTGAGTTATTGCTAAGTGTAGGTTTTCATCCCTACAAATTAATTGTAAAATCTTGCCAGTTCTTTCCATTAACCCTTGGCTATAATGCATACTCCAAATTGTCGCAAAACCAGAATAAAATCTAACACCTTCTAATATATTAATTTCGACTAACATATTAAGAACTTTTACTTTAACTTCTTCAGTATCTATTAATCCTAAATGATACTTTGTTACAGCTTCAAAAGCTTCTTCATATGGTTTTGAAATACTATCTGCAAGTTCTAATAATTCTGGTATTTCAAAAGATTCATCAAATATCTTACTTGGGTTAGCATAAACAGATCTAAGAATATGGGTGTAACTTCTTGAATGTCTTGAAATTTCAAATCTTTGCCATTCTGTCATACAAACTTCTAGTTCTGGGTTAGTAACAATAGATCCAATAGTTTGTAATAAACCCCTGCCTTGAATAGAATCTAAGAAAATTAACTTGTTTAACACTCTAGTATAAGAATGTTTCATTGCTTCATTTAAGATATTGAAATCTGCTTGATCTTTAGTGCACTGTACTTCATCTTCTTGCCAATCAAAACCAGCCATTTTCTTAAACAAAGTTTCAAAGATAGGATATTTTATAACATCATATCTTTGTGAGTTTTTACCTGTTCCAAAAAATAAAGGTTCTTTTGTAAAATCAATATATTCATTATTATATAAAACGTTCATTAAAATCCTTGGTTCTTAGCTCTAAGCCTTTAAAATCAATAATTAGCTTTTATGAAATCAATTAATTTTTTATGCTTAGGAAATGATTCAAAATAATTTTTTTGTATTCTATATTATATAAATCATTTAAAAAATCAAAATTAAATTCTGGTTCTATAAGACCCTCAAAAAATACTATTTTAGATTTATCGTCTTCAATTAAATCCCTAGCATATCTTAAGACGTCATTGTCTTTAAATTCATCTAATTCAACTTCAACTTCTACGTCTACTTCTTTTGTAACATACATTTTAACTCCTTGTGTTTATTCTGAATATTCTAAATCATTGAAAATTAATTCTTTGTGTAGATCTGGTAATGCATCAAACAACAATTTAGCCAAATACCGAATCTCGAAATGAGCACCTTTAGATAATCTTAGTTCTAATAGATTTCTTAAACTTCTAGCATTTAAAGAAAATCTTAATGAAGTTCTGTAACATTCTGGTAAACAATACTTGGCGTAGTCTTGGGTAATACCGTTTGTATTGACTATGTTATGAAGTTCTTTTAAGTTTTTGTGGCTTGCAGCATCTACTAATTCATTATCAGTTAAAACAATAAACTTACTTGCATCTTCTAATGTAGAAATATCAGCACCTCTAAGTTCTTTTAGTGTATATCTTGTACTCTTAACACTGAATGAAGCCATTCTGTGTCTTGCCAACTCTTGCAAACAAAGTCTTGAAATTCCTGTGATTTCAAAATTATAAAACAAATGTTCTAATGTAGAATGGTGTTTATGTTTGTGTACTATTCTATCTATTAATGCTTTATCATTTTCTCCTACATTATCACCATTAGTATCACATTTACTATGACTATCCCAGCAAGTTCTGACAGCGTCAATAAAAACATTGATACCAGAATCTGCTATTAATTTAACTTTAATATTTTTCACTTAAGCTCCTTAATTTGGTGTATTGTTAAAGTCTAAAATCTAAGACTTTAGTCTAATATTTAACATTTAGAACTTAGATTCAATAGGTACTCTGTTATTACCAAAAATATCCAAATCTTTAAACTTTAGTTTAACTGCTTGGGTAAAATGTGGGTTTCTCGAATCTTGATTATACGGAAAACAAAATGATTTAATAGGTATATTATGATTCTCAAAAAAATCTAAAGAATCTTGAATATCTTTTATTAAAGATTTAGAATCTTTAAAATATTTATGATTATAAGAATGTGAACCTATTTCAAAATTATACATATTTTCCCTTGAAATTTGCTGAATTTGATCTAATGTCATATAATTTTCAAAACAGCCTTTAAATGCCTTTTTATGGGCGTTATAGCACTGTATATACTCTTTAGATTGTTTCTCGGAAGATTCACAAATTATGGACGGATTTACAAAGAATATAACACGTTTAAATAACGCAAAATGACTTCTATAATGAAATTGTGTATATAAACCATCATCAAATGTGATTATGCTGTCTGGGTCTAAAGATTCTACAGCTTTGAGAACTTTATCATTTACTTCGTGAATCATTATAATTTCACTCATTATTTTCCTTGGTTTTCTTAGATTTAATGTAATTAAGAACGTTTGTAAACAACTTCAAACGGCTCTGCGAAACCTAAATTGCTATAAATTCCTACGAACTCATTAAAAGCTAAAATAGTTTTGATATGATTTTCTGGTATATACTTTTTATATTTAGATAAAAACTTAAGTTTTTCATCTTTATCTATTTTTTTGAATTCACAAGCTTTTAATTCAAATGGATTTTCAACATAATAATAACTTAAAGATTTAATATAATCATTTCTATTCATTCTAGCAGCTATTAGGGTTGCTTTTGTAATAGTATTATGATCTTGATGCAAATCTTTTGGATGGTGAACGTAAACATTTTCTGGTTTAATGGAGTCTAAAACGTCTTTAATATTATCAGCTAATTCATTAATATTAGGCATTTTAAAAAATGAATATTTTAAACATTTTTGATAATCCAAAGCTAATTTATCTTTGACTTTATTACGTTCTGTGTTAGTAGTACTATAATCATTTGTGATGTATAGGACACCAACAGAATCTTCTAGTAGTATAGAACTACAACCAATTACCTCATCATCTGGATGGCCCGCAATTATTAAATGTTTTAGCATATTTACTCCTTGTTGATTTTAGGTTTTAAATTTTATCTCAAAATGGTGGGTCAATATAATACAAAATATTTTTAATACCAGTTTTTAAATTTGTAAAATCGGTATGAACAACTTCGCTTAATTTAACAATACTAGGAACTCGTCTTTGTATTTCATAATCATTTTCATTTTCAATAGTTTCGAATTTATATTTTATATTATACCCAAAACTATTGAATATTTTTATGATATCTAATGGATTTGCTCTAGCCATAGGATTTCCTATGTTAAACACACCGCTGATATTTTGTTTAATTAATTTATAAAGAATTTTATTAAAGTCATCTACATAACAATAACATCTTTCAGTCCCTGTTTTTGACTCAGCATTGGCTCTGATTTTAATTACTTCTTTAGAATTGAAAGCTGCTGCTAATACTTTAGCAATGAATCCATTATTTGGATTTTGATCAGGACCGTAAACATTAAAAGGTCTTATTATTAAATAATTATTTGTTTTTGATTGGATATATCTTTCCATAAAAAGTTTTTCTAAAGCATAATTAGATCTTAATTTAGAACTTATAATTAAATCATTGGATTCTGAGTAATCTTTAGAATCACCATATACTTCAGAAGTAGAAAAATATACAATCTTTTTATTGTATTTAGTGGCTAAGTCTACAACAATTTTATCATTTTTAAAAGATTTAAAAGGTAAGTTTGGGTTATCTACAATATTTTGAACACCTAAATGGCTTGCAAAATGAACAACTATATCACTATTTTTAATTAAGTTTTTAAGCAACCCAGATTTCTTAGCATTTTTAATACCTTGTGTACTATCAGTATATTCGCCTGGATTTACATCTAAGCCAATTACTCTTGGGTTTTCATCTAATGAATATAGCATTTTAATAAAGTTAGATCCTATGAAACCGCTGGATCCGGTTACGAAAAATTTCATTGACAATTTTTACACCTTTCGTTCTTCGATTTATATTTTAGTTCTTTAAACTTAACATTTTAGTGTTTTAGTTCACAGAGATGAAATCTTTAACTCTTTGTGAGTACTTTGATTTTAGATTTTTAATTTCTTCTACGCTCAAGTGTTTTATTTCATTTATTTTTTCTATTATATAATATATTAGCTCTGTTTCTAAATTTTTTGGATTTTGAGATTTTACAACATTTAATGATTCTATGTTTAAAAATTTAAGAAATTCTGAATCTTCAGTTTTAGAACCTACTGGCATATTAGACTCATCAAGATCAATAATAAGTCTATGAGTTTTAGATCTTAATTTGTATTGCAATTCCTTATAAGGTCTGATGGTGATGCCATACATAGGTATCAACTCCGAACTATTATTGAAAAGATATGGAATCATAGAATCACCATTTGCAGGAACACTTAAAGCAGAATCTAAATCAGTTGCAATTCTAATAATTGGATTCGTTTTGATACCAGCTAAAGTGCAATAATCTAAAACATTATCAAAATCTTCATATTTGGATTCTAGTGGTTTTGAACCGACTAAAATGTCATACATTATGACTGCATATCCTGCGGTATCAGAATCATTAGACTCACTAGCATCGACTGAAAATAATGTCAAAAAGAACTCAATATAGTCATCTTCCGGGTATTTGATATTAATTAATTCTACTAATTTGTTAATTAAACTAACTTCACTAATAGTATCATTAAGTGTTTTAATTTTTGAGCTTTTATTAGATTCAAAATTAATTGGTTTACTTTTAGTAAAATATTTAATAGAGCTATTTATTTTATCGAACTTAATACTGAAATCAAATCCTTTTATGGTTTCTAAAACGTAGAAATGTGTTCCTAAATTTTCCGGACTTAATAGTGTATCCTCGATAGCTTCAATCATTTTATCGGTTTTATTCATTGTTTTTAACCTTTGTTTATTCTATTGATAGTATTATATTATGAAAATACTTAAAATATACTTAAAATTTTAAGCGAATATTAATACTATAGTATATACTATGAAATATCCAAGCATTTTTTATACTTTTTAATATTGCTTTAAGTTTTAAGCATATGCTAGGATATAATACTATAGTATATACTATGAAATATCCAAGCATTTTTTATACTTTTTAATATTGCTTTAAGTTTTAAGCATATGCTAGGATATAATACTATAGTATATACTACTAAAAAGCCAAGCATTTTTTATACTTTTTAATATTGCTTTAAGTTTTAAGCATATGCTAGGATATAATACTATAGTATATACTATGAAATATCCAAGCATTTTTTATACTTTTTAATATTGCTTTAAGTTTTAAGCATATGCTAGGATATAATACTATAGTATATACTATGAAATATCCAAGCATTTTTTATACTTTTTAATATTGCTTTAAGTTTTAAGCATATGCTAGGATATAATACTATAGTATATACTATGAAATATCCAAGCATTTTTTATACTTTTTAATATTGCTTTAAGTTTTAAGCATATGCTAGGATATAATACTATAGTATATACTACTAAAAAGCCAAGCATTTTTTATACTTTTTAATATTGCTTTAAGTTTTAAGCATATGCTAGGATATAATACTATAGTATATACTATGAAATATCCAAGCATTTTTTATACTTTTTAATATTGCTTTAAGTTTTAAGCATATGCTAGGATATAATACTATAGTATATACTATGAAATATCCAAGCATTTTTTATACTTTTTAATATTGCTTTAAGTTTCATATGTTGAAACTTTAGTTTAGATTTTAAAAAACTAGCAACCTTACAAATTGCTAAGAAAATTTTTGAAAAAAGTTTTTATATTATAATATATCATATTAAAGTTGCAAAAATTTTTTAAAAAACTTAAAGCAAAACTTAAAGCAATATTAAAAAGTATAAAAAATGCTTGGCTTTTTAGTAGTATATAACAATGCTATATATCCTAGCATATGCTTAAAACTTAAAGCAATATTAAAAAGTATAAAAAATGCTTGGCTTTTTAGTAGTATATACTATAGTATTATATCTGAAACTTAAAGCAATATTAAAAAGTATAAAAAATGCTTGGCTTTTTAGTAGTATATACTATAGTATTATATCTGAAACTTAAAGCAATATTAAAAAGTATAAAAAATGCTTGGCTTTTTGTTAGATCAACACAGAAGACTGCAAATATTTAAACCATTCTAATAAATTTAAGAATTTTTTAAGCTTATATATTATATAATATACCAATTGAAAGGAAAATAATGAAACTGACTTACAAACACAAATTGTATACCAAACATCAAGATATTATCAACACATATCTGCGTTTAAAAGTAGAGTTTAATTTATTCAAGCTGGATTACAAACGACTTAGATATTCAAGTTTATTCACACAAAATACAAGACTTAAAACTCAAAAACAAATAGAAGAGCTTGAAACGAAACTAACCAAAAAAGGTCTCAATACACAAAAATTACGCAAGTTATACACTAAAATTGTTAACAAAAAACCTTTCAATGATTTTGAACAAATCATCATTAATAATTTTGTAGAAAATGGCAAAAAAGCACCACAATTATTCAAACACGAACGTAAATTCGATAATAGATTTACAAGCCTACTATTAGAACGTAAAAAACGTCGCGCTAAAGCAGCTAAAGAAGTATACGCAAGAAGACCATTATCTCCAGAAAAACAAAAAGCTCAGCAATTAGTTCCATATATTTTTCAATTCATTAAACTCAGAACTATGGAAAAATTTGGATATAATGAAGATTTAGCAGTTGAAATAACTGGCAGAATTTTTGGACCTGGGTGTGAAGAAGCTCTTGATATGTATTTAAAAGAATTCAGAGATTTGTATGGTAATACAGACCAAGCTTTAGAGCATTTCAAAAAAGCTGAACTATTAGCTAATTAAAAATATATTTAATTTATATTTAATATTTAAATTTAAAACTAAAGTTTAAAATCTAAAGGTGGTAAAATGAGTGAAACTCGTATGAAACACGATTATACTAACGAACTTGAACTAAAATCGCTAGCTATTCGCGAAAAAAACTTCAGATTAAATCTAGGCTCTGAAGATCCTGATGGTTCTATAAATGAAGACTTAGACATTAAGATAAAAGAATATATTAAAACAAAAGATCCAGATCTTAAAGACTATATTATTAGTATATCCGAGGGTGTAAAAATATCACCAAAATCTCACGAATATTTTGGTAACATTGTTATTCTAATGATTAAAAAAATATTAACTAAACCTAATTTTTCCGGGTATACTTGGCAAGATGATTTTTATAGTGATGCTTGCTATCGTGTATTTAAATATATTCATAACTTCGACCATACATTAAAATCTAAAATTACAAACCAATCAGTATCTTGTTTTAGTTATATTTCACAAATAATTCATAATAGTATTTTAGCTATTATCAATGAGAAAAACAAAAAAGATAAAGAACTTGAAAACTTAGCTTGTATGTATAATTCTGAATATGATATACATAATGAATCTAGGAATGCTTCAACTATAGATATTGTTAATGAATTATATGTAGATTACACAATACCCAATTTTAATTTAAAAATGATTGAAAATATTTTAGATACCACTGAAATCAAATACAAAAATATTAATATTAGATACAATGAAGGTTTTATATCATTTGATGATTACGCTGAACTTAAAAACGTTCTAAGTAATTACAAACATTTTAATGTAAATCTAACTAAAGGTGATTCAAAATGAATATTAGCCAAGATTTAATAGCAAAGGAAATTAAAACATTAAATAAATTCTACAAGTTTTTAAGAGAGCATAAAAATGAATGTGTTATGGAAATAATGCAAGATTTTTGTGATTTAAATGATATCCCTTTAGAAGAACTTGGTTTTTTGATATCAGAGGATGCATACTTAAAAGATTATATAGAAGCAAATCTTATTAAATATAAATTCTATAAAAGTCCTAAAAAAACTGTTTTTAGTGATGATTTTTAATTTTATGTATATAAGCAATATCATAAATTACACTTGGTGTTAAAATTGATATTTGCTTCGATTCTGCCAATACTAAATACTACTAACACTACTAACACTACAAAAAATAAGCTTAAAACAAAATTAAACCGATTTTAATAAATATAAAAAAATTACAAAGAAAGGTACCTAAATGTTAGACAAAGTTTTAAGCAACGATAGCTTTAAAGATGTTCTAACAGAATCAGTTAAATCAGAAATTGAATCTGTGTTTAATGAAGCTGTTGAAATTAAAGCTGTTGAAATAGCTAATGAACAAATCGAACTCGAAAAAATCAAGTTAGTAGAAGAGTTCAAAGAAGCTAAAAAAGAACTCGAATCTAAAATTACTGAAAATATAGATTCATTCATCAATGAAGAACTTTATAAATTTAAAGACGAAGTTCTTGAAAAATTAGACGCTGTTGTTGAGAATGAAAAGGCTGCTACTCTAGTAAGTATATTTGATAACTTAGTAGATGTTGCTGGATCAAACATACTCGAAAATTATGCAAACAAAGATTCTGAATTAAGTGATCAATTTGATAAATTAGTTGTTGAAAATAGAGAACTTAAAGCTGAACTTGCGATTCTTCAAGAATCTAAAAAAATTGATGAATTAGCTGCTAATTTAAATCTTGTAGAAAGTGAAAAATTTAAAAAATTAGCTAGCTTGGTAGAACGAGGTGAAGGTTTTGAATCTAAATTAGAAGCGTTATTTGAAGCTTGTAAAAAAACAAACGAAGATGATTCTGATGATTCTGATGATTCTGATGATTCAAAGGATTCAAAGGATTCAAAGGATTCAAAGGATTCAAAGGATTCAAAGGATTCAAAGGATTCAAAGGATATCAAAGAAAGTTTTAAAAACAAAGCAGGCGCTGACATTAACTGGGCTAACTACTAAGTTCAAATAACAAGCTCAGTTAAAATTCAGTTAAAAAATAAATAATATAAAAAATTAAAAGGTTAAAAACAATAGGATAAAAATGTAAGTCTTAATGAAAAAGTAGAGTCTTATATTAAAGATTCAAAATATGCTGCTTTAAATGAAAGTGAAGCTGTATTGATGAGTACATTGCTCAGCAACACTGCTTTAGCATCTCAAGGTGCACTTGTAGGTGAAAGTGTTATCTCTAGTGATATCGCTCAATTTACACCAATCTTAATGCCAATTGTAAGAAGGGTTTACCCAGCATTAGTTGCTAATCAACTTTTAGGTATTCAACCTTTAACAATGCCTACAGGTTACATTTATGCATTAGTCAATAGATATACAGGTAATAAAAAAGACGGTGCTATATCTCCAGTTTCTAAAGCTCAAATTCTTGTATTTCAAGATAATGTGAATAAAGGTGATACTGTTACAGGTACAACTTCAAGCGCAACAGGTAAAATTATACACGTTGAAAAAGATGGTAAAACTGCTTTAGTTCAGTTAACTAATGGTAACAAATTCCAAAACGAAGCTGCTGATAAAGGAACTAAAATCGTTAACGTTTATTCTAACGAAGCTACTTTCCATAAAATCTTAGAAACTTATTCAGGACCATATAGTACAGCTGATGGTGAAAAACTTGCTGAAGATATGAACACTGTAGGTTTTGGAATTGAAAAAGATACTGTTGAAGCAAAAACAAGAAAACTTAAAGCTGAATATACTTTAGAAATGTATGAAGATTTAAAAAATCAACACGGTGTACTTGCAGATGAACATTTAGCTAATCTTATTGCTGCTGAAATGCAAACTGAAATAGATCGTGAGATTATCAATTTCGTAAACAATACAGCTACCGTTGTCGCTGATACTTTAAGTCCAGGTGCTGAACACAAAGAAGCTGGTAGATGGGAAATTGAAAGATATAGATGTAATGCTATCAAAATAGATTTAGAAGCAAGAAACATCGGGTTAATGACAAGACGTGGTTCAGGTAATACATTGCTTGTATCTCCAAAAGTTGCTACTATGTTAGATCAAATCGGTACATTTAAATTTGCTTCTAGTTCAAGTAATATAGCTACTGATGTATTTACTGGTAATGTAGGGACTTATGATGGTAGATATAATGTAATTGTTGATCAATATGCTAAATCTGATTATATCACTGTTCTTTATAAGGGTACAACCGCTCAAGATAGTCTCGGATTCTTCTGCCCATATGTACCATTAAGCTTCCAAAAAGTAATGAATCAAGAATCAGGACAACCAGGTATGATTGCAAGAACAAGATATGGCTTAGCTACTAATCCACTTGAACCAGAAAATTACGCAAGAACATTCGGTGTAGATTTAACAGGAACTATTTTAGCTTAATTGCTTCAATAATTTGGGGATGTTAAATCCCCAATCTAATTTTTTAATACATAAACTGAAAAAACTCTTAAAATTTAATTTTTAAATCCTTAAATAAATAATAAGATTCCAATATACTTTAGTCGTTTTAGCCTAAAGGCATCGAAATTGGTTTAAGAGCTCAACAACGAAGCTTGATGCAGTTCGAGAGACTTTTTGTAATATCAAATCATATTAAAAGGATTAAAATGGCAAATTTACTTAGCCCTGGTATCCAGGTTTCCGAAGTAGACCAATCTCAAATTACGCCTGTTGAAGGTGACTCTGCTGCCGTTTTTGGTGGTGATTTTGAGAAAGGACCAGTTGGTGTACATACTTTAATCTCAAGTGTTCAAGAACTCAGAGATAATTACGGTATGCCTAATACAAAGAATTATAATGATTATTATCAAGTTCAAAATTTCTTAGCTTACAGTGGTGCAATTTATGTTTCTCGTGCAGCAGACATCAATGGTACACCCACACAATTAGATGGCTTACAATTTGAAGAAAATGCATATAAAACAAATGTTAACGCTAGTAAAATCGAAGGTGTTAAAGTTATCGAAGTTGACTCTGTAGACGTTAAATTCGAAAAAACTGATAAATTCGAAGTTGGACAAGTTCTTAAATTCAACGATTCTAATAAAGAATATAAAATTAAATATGTTAGAAATGAAGTTAAGCAAATACCAAATCCAGATTATCAACCATTAACCCAATTAGTAGTGGACCCAAGCCAAGTAAGTGCTTATGTTGATGAAGTTGTTAGCTACGTAATAACAACCGATGCAGAATCTTATACTGTAGAAACAGATAGACCTGATGTGGTTCTTGTTAACAAATCTAATAAATCTTTAACTGCATTAAAAGTAGGGACTGCTATTGTGACTTTTAAAGCTACCAAAGAAGGTTCGAGAACTAATTCATTTGAATTAAAATTCGACGTTCAAGAAAAAGAACAAACAAAATTGATTGTTTCTCCAGAACAATTAAATATAATTCAAGGCGAGCAAGGTGTGTTAAATATCGACACTGATGCTAGTGATTATACAATTGTTTCTAAAAACTTAGGTATTGCAAGTATTGAAAGTGATAAGAAAACTGTAAATGGTGTAAGAGTGGGTTCCACTACAATTGAAATCACAGCTCAAGCTCAAGGAAAAACTGAAGTTACTAAAACTATAACCGTAACCGTTACTGAAGCAGTTGACTTACCAGAAATTACTGGAGTATCTTTTAGCCCAGAATCAGTTACAGCTAAAATTAATCAAGGTGTTCAAACAGTAACTGCTACATTACCAGAATCTGCTACACTTAAAGCTACTATACAAGATAGTGAAGTTGCAACTTTGGAAGTTAGTGACAATATTTTAAAAATTACTCCAGTAGCTGCGGGAAACACTACAGTTAATGTAACAGTTTCAAAAGAAGGTCATAAAGATTTTTCAAGTCAAATATCAGTAACAATTGAAGATTTGCCTGAAATTTCCGACATAATTATCAACAAAGAATCTCTCAGTTTTGATAAAGGTGGTGAAGATCAAACAATTACAGTGACTGCACCTGAGGAAGCTACTGTAACAGCAAGATCTGGTAATTTTCAAGTTGCTGTATTAAAATCAAATACTAAAATTATAACAGTCAGTCCAAAATTCCCAGGAAGAACTTATGTAGAAGTAATTGTTAAAAAAGAAGGATTTAAAACATTTACTAAAAAAAGTCCCTGTTGCTGTTAACTCTACTACAGCTCCAAACGTCGAAGTTAACCCAACTGAAATTATTTCAAAAGTAAATCAAATCACTACAGTTACTTTAAATCCATTAGACGTTTATGCGTTAGATTCTGTCGCAATCAATGTCGAAAGCTCTGATGGCTTAGCCGCTGAGATTACCACAATAAATGATTTAGAATATAATATTAAACCTTTAACACAAGGAACTGGAACAGTTAAATTTATTTGTAAAAAAGATTGTTACCCAGATGCTAGAAAAAGAAATTTACTATCAACGTAACAGCCGAAGATACAGATCCAAGTGGTAGAGCTATCCAAAAATCTAAAGCTAGGAAAGGACAATAAATGGCAGATATCTACGATATACCAGAGTTTATAACTCAAGAAGTAACTATTGTTACTTTAGACAAAGAACCAGGTGAACTAAATGCAGACACTTCAGTATACTTAATGGAAGGTGAATCTCAACCAGATTCTAATTATATTTTAAGTCTTAGAGGTGCTAACACTGAATTAAAACGCGGAGATATTATAGCATTTTCTGATGTTTTAACTGATCCAAGATTCAGAATCTTAGCAATCTCTGACAGTATAGTCAATGGTGAAGCTTTCACAAATATTACTTATGAAGGAACTGAGGATTCTGAAGCTATTGTTGAAGCAACTAAAGGTTTTCCAGTTTATTTAGTTAAGGCTACTAAATCGTCTTGTGTTGAAGTTCCTGTAGAAGGTTCTGAAACCAAATACGATGCGTCAGAATATGAACTTTATGATCATACCATTAGTAACTTCAATACATTTGATGAAGATAAATTATCTAAACCATTTTGTTTATAAAGATGCAAAATTAAAAATATTTGCTAAAACACCGGGAGAGTGGGGTAATAAAATTGACGTCGCAATCGCACACCCTGATGATTTCAACAAAGGAAAATATATCACTGATGGTATACCATTAGATTCTCAATTTGATTATATTCCTTATGGTGATCAATTTGCTGTTATTGTTATCTACGCAAACGAAATTCAAGAATCATTTATTGTAAGCTTAGGCTTAACTGATAAAAATGAGAAAAATGAATTTACTTATATAGAAACAATGATTAATGGCAAGTCAAGCTATATCTTAGTTTCTGTAAATGAAGCAGTTCAAGGTAAACCAAAAACTTGTTTAGGTGAAGATTTACTTAAACTTGAAAATGGTATGGATTCAGCTCCAGGTATTGACGATATTATAGACGCTTATACAATTTTCGACAACAAAGAAGAAATCGATGTTGATATCTTAATTTGTAACGAAACTTATCCAAAAGCAGCTACTGATATTGCGATTACTCGTGGTGACTGTATAGCATTTATGGGTGCACCAAAAAGTTGTTCAGTGGGCTATAAATCTACAATTGCTAATCAAAAAACGCTTGATTTTAGAAAATCTTTAAATATAGATTCTAAATATGTAACTTTGTGTAGCAATTACAAATATCAATACTGTGCTGAGCTTGGTGGTTATAGATGGCTGAACTTAGCTGCAGATATTGCAGGTCTTAAAGCCCAAACAAATTATAACCAAGCTAACTGGTATGCAGCTGCTGGTCTTAACAGAGGTCTCATTAAAAACTGCGAGGCGTTGGCATATAGCCCAACTGGTGCGATGCGTGATAGCAACAAAATGCTTTTAATATAATAAAAGTATGTATGTCACCGGTTACGGAAACGTAACTTGAAAAAAGCCTTTAATTGCTGGAAGGCTAAGTTGTAATATTTCCAAAGGAATAAAATGCAAAAATTAACTTTAAATGAGGAAAGGTCGGAGCTTCCTCATTTGATCATATTTGTAGAAACACCTAAATTAAAATGTTCTACTAAATTAAATTTAAATTATTCTTATGATATATCTATTAGATATAAATTATTAAAAGAAATTAAAAAATTTAAAGAAAAATATCCAAACTGTGAAAATTTTACTCGTAATAGTAAATTTATCAAAGAATTAAAAGAAGAAATATATAAAAATACTGAATTCTTAGACGATTATAACGCTTGCATATTAGAACGAGTTTATTATATAATAGAAGATTTAAAGCCTATTGATTTAGTTTGTCCTACTTGCGGAAATAAGAAAAGATTTAGAAATCTCAGAGAAGGGTTTTCTAATGGATGTTCAAGCAGACACGCGAACTCAACGATGTCCAATGTATTAGCAAAATCACAGAGTGAAAAAGTTAAAGAAACTTTTAAAAATAAATCACCAGAAGAAAAACAGCAAGCTATAAACAAAGCCAAAGAAACCAAGCGTAAAAAATATACACACGAAGATCTAAGCAATATAGCTAAGAAAGCATATCAGGAACATAAAGAAGTCTTTAAATTAGCTATTATTAAAAGAAATGAAACTTATAAGAATAATCCAGAAATTATTAAAAATGCCGCTATCAAAGCTGCAAAAACTATGAAAAATAAAAAGATTGAATACAACGGTGAAATTGTTGACCATTATCAATTTGTGCATTTAAAAAAATTAGAAAAAGATGAAAATGGTTTAAATTTCTATGATAGGATGCAAATACAAAATCTCGAAAAAGATGAAAATGGTTTAAATTTCTATGATAGACACAGAATTAAAATGCAAGAAAGTGGTGTTTGGCCTAAACCCGAAGATTTACCTGATTTCGAGTACTATAGACGCGTTGTCTGGCGATATACTAATAAAAACGATTTAAAATCTTTAGAAAATTATGATAAAAGAGGAACTCTGAAAAACAATGGGTATCATTTAGATCATATATACTCTATAAAAATGGGATTTATCAATAATATACCCGCTTATTTAATAGGTAACATATCAAATTTAAGATTTATACCAGCAGTTGAAAATATAAGTAAAAATAGAAGGTGTGATATCGAAATAGATGATATCTATAATTATATAATACAAAATAAATAAATTGAATTTGTTTAAAAGATTCAATTTTATGTAGAACAAATAAATAAATTGAATCTATTTAAAAAAGATTCTACTTTGCATTTTGTGATTAAAACTCCGAAACTTTTAATCACTTTACAATATGCTAATCAGCAGCGAAGCTCTTTTTTTAAAAGAGAACGTTCAACGACTATCGAAAGGGTCTTATAGACACCAAGTAGAGTAGAATTCAAGCGAATTCGAAATGGGGCGCTCTAAGTCATTATGATATGAGCAAGATATAGTCTGATCTTTAACGAAAGTTAAAGCAGTTCGTTGTTTACCATTACTTCGAACGGACATCGCGTAGCGAACGATGTTGAACACAATGATACTTTACAAGAATGGTATAAATCCAGTAGTTATGTTTCCAAACACTGGTGCTGTTCTTTGGGGTCAAAAAACATTACAAACTAAAGCTTCAAGCTTCGATCGTGTAAACGTTGTTAGCTTGTTTAACCATTTGGAAAGATCTTTAGGGCGTATGTCGAAGTATAGTCTATTTGAGTTCAATGATAGTTTTACAAGAAATTACCTTGTAAGTATTATCAAACCTTTCTTGGCTCAAGTAAAAGCTGGTCGGGGTATACAAGATTACCTTGTGATATGTGATACATCAAACAATCCAGCAAGTGTAATCGCCGCGAACCAACTCGTCATAGACGTATATATTAAGCCGACTTATGTTGCAGAGTTCATTCATTTGCGGTTCATTAATGTAGGTGCAAACGACTTTAGCGTTGTTGTAAGCTAAACCCAAGGTTCAATTTACAAAAAAGATCCGATTTTTTAACAATCGGGTCTCATTTTAAACTCAAATTCATAAAACTTTAAGCTTTAATATATTATAATAATAAATGGCTAAAAAATCTTACATTACTGAAAAAATACAAACGTTAACCGATATCAATGAAATATATAGATACCTAAACTCTTTAAAGAGAGATTTATCTGAAATAATTAAAGTTTTACGTTTTAATAATTTCGATTTTGTTGATGATTATCTCTACAAGAGAAAAAATTTCAAAATATGTCGATGTTGCTTCGAATTTATTAAAGAACCTTGTAATAAACTAGAATGTTTAAAATTTTACGAATCTAAAAAACTAAAAACTACGAGAAGCTATTATAGAAGGCAATAAGAAGCGAGATTATAAAAAAGAAGCAGAAAAAAGACGTATCACAATATCCCAAGATCCTGATTATTATAACAAAGTAGTTAGTAAACGTGCTGAGACTAATTTAGAAAGATACGGAGATTCTAAATATAACAACACAGAAGCTATAAAAGAAGCTCATCGCAATTTGGATTACGAAGCAATAGATTTAAAAAGACGACAAACTAATAATGAAAGATATGGGTATGATTACACTTTTGAAATACCCGAACATAGAGAGCGAATCAAAGCTACTAATAAAGAAAGATATGGATATGAAAATCCTATGCAATGCCCTGAAATTCAAGCTAAAGCTAAAGCTACCAACAAAGAAAAATATGGGTATGAAAGCGCTATGCAAAATCCAGATATTAAAGCTAAAGCTAAAGCTACTAATAAAGAAAAATATGGATATGATTGGATATTTCAAAGTCCAGAGTATCAAGAATCATTTAAATTAATATATATTTTAGATCATTTAAACTTACCTAGAAATTTTCCAGAGGATTTATTATTTGAATTATATCCAGAGTATATAAATTTTAATATAAAGCATAAACATTTAAAAAATTATAAAGACTACAATGAAGAATTTATTAAAAATAATTTTATAGAAAATGGATATTTTTTAAAAATTAAATTTCAAGAGTATTTTGGATTAAACGGAACTACAGTTACTAATTCAAAAAGCAAATTTAATATAGATGTCCCAACACTTAGAAAGTTTGGTGAAAGTGAAGCAAAATTTTTAGATTTTGTGGAATCTATTTACAATTTAAAATTAATTAGACAATTTTTAATACCTGGTACTAAATACAAAGTTGATGGCTATATTGAAACTAACCAAGAATTAACAATCAATTCAATTAATATTGATCCAGGTGATAAACTAGTATTTGAATACCTGGGTAATTTCTGGCACGGTTACTCAAATGATTCTAAATTATTGTTTATCGGCGCAACGTCAAAACAATTATATGATAGAACATTTGAAAGACTTAATTTTATTGCTAAGTTAGGTTATAAAGTATTTTATATATGGGAATCCGAATCTGATTCCATAGAAAATTTAAAACATATAATTTTATAAAGGTTTAATAAATTGAAAGCTGAATATATTAGAAATTTTAAAGATGGAGATTTAGACGAATTCTATAATCAATTATATAATTCAAGGTTTACTTTATGTGATCTTAAAAAATTAAATCCAGATCTTTATAATATATTAAAAGAATATAAGAAAACTCACTTTATTTGTGAAATACACAAAGGTGTTTTTGAATCACCAGTTCGTAAAAAATGTTGTGATAACCCTGAATGCATTAAACAATTTAAAATTAAGAATATGAATATAGGGTTAAAGGTTTCTAAATCTATTAATCAACATTCTAAAATCGAAGTTAAGACTAAACCTAAACCTAAACCTAAAATCAAAACCAAACAAAGAAATACTTCGGCTATAAAAGATTTATATAATAAACTGAAAACATTGGATATAGACATTAAACTTTTAGAATCTAATGATTTAGATATTTTTATACCTTGCATTAATTTAGGTATTAATTACATAAGTTTTAATAATTTAGATTCGATGTGGCCTAATTATAATTTAAAAATTACTAAAAAATATAAAGCTCTTGGGATAGATGTATTTCATATATTTGAAAGTGATAATATAGATTTATGGGTTTCTATGATTAAAAATAAATTGCGAGGAAATATAAAAATACCCGCTAGAAGTTGTGTAGTTAAACAAATTAATAACAAAGATCTTAAAGATTTTTTAAATTCTAATCATTTACAAGGTTATTGTAATGCAGTTATTGCTTATGGTTTATATAAGGATTATGATCTGGTAGCTTGTATGACTTTTAGTAAACCACGATTTAATAAAGCATATCAGTATGAATTAATTAGATTCTGTGTTAAGCAAGGTATAACTGTTCAAGGTGGTGCCTCGAAGTTATTTAAGGCGTTTTTGAGGGATTATAAGCCGATTTCAGTTATTAGTTATGCTAACAGAAGATTCAGCAAAGGATCTATATATGAAACTCTAGGTTTTAAATTAATGAGAGAAACTTATCCAAATTATTATTATATAAATGAAAGTAATGTATATGCAAGACAAAAATTCCAAAAACATAAATTAAAAGAATTATTCGATAAAGATATAATTAGATATTATAATGAAAGTGAAACAGAATCTGTAATAATGAGTAAAAATGGATTTAGTAAAGTTTACGATGCTGGCAACCTAACATATATTTTAAACTTAGACTTAGACTTAAATTTAAGTTCATAAAACTTTAAGCTTTAATATATTATAATTACAAAAAGGAGATAACAATGTTGAACTTAAAAGATTTAAATCACAAATATATTGATGCTTTATATCGATGTTTGAATGGCACTGAAAATACACCAAACAAATACCACTTAGAACCGAACGTTGGTATACACACCGAAATGGTTATGGTCAAAGTCAACGAATTATATAAAGATGATCCTGATTATAAAGTATTAATATTAGGAGCAGCTTTACACGATATTGGTAAAATAATAACTAGAACACCATCTAAAAATAACCCAGAAAAAATACATTTTTTAAATCACGAAAATGCTGGTGTGTTCTTTGTATTAGATGTTTTACACGATTTGGATTTAAATCTAACCAAACAAGAAATAATAGATATAATTAAAATAGTAGCCCATCACGACATTTATAAATTCGATTTAGAAACACTTAAAAAACGTTATGTTTATAGAGATTTAAAATTATTATCCAAGTTTTCAGTTGCTGATGCTTTAGGTAGAATCACTGAAGTTCCAAAAGAACTTCCCGATTTAAATATTGAAGCTTATGATAGATCTAATGTTGCCAATGAACCAGTTTTAGAAGTATTAGTAGGATTACCAGGTTCTGGTAAATCAACTTATGTTTATATGAATGATAAAGCAGCTATATCAAGAGACGATATTTTAATGAGATACGGTTTTAAAAAATACAATCAAGTTGAATATTCAGATATTTGGAGAAACTTAACAGATTCTGATCAAAAAGAAATCGATTCTTTATTTAATGATAAGTTTTTAAGAGCACTTCAAAAGAATCAAAATATTTTAATAGATAAAACGAATACTTCGATTAAATCGAGGCGTAGATTATTTGCTACTTCGAGCTTGGTTAGAAATTATCATAAGAAAGCAGTAGTATTTTTAACACCATATACAATGATATTAAATAGACTTGAAAAAAGAAATGCTACAGGTAAAATAATTAATAAAAGTGTTGTGGATGCTATGATGAAATCTTTTGCAATACCTACTTATGAAGAGTTCGATTCAATAGAGTTTAGACTTTGGTTCTAAACTTAAAAGCTTAAATTTTAAAATAATTTAAACTAGAGTTTTAGTTTTTAACATAAGATTCATAGAACTTTAAGTTCAATTATAATATAATAAACAAAAAGGAGTTATATGCTTGTTTCTCACGAAGTTCCGTTAAGTCTTTTAGAAAAATCAAGAACGTTTAATGATTATGATTATGCTTTAGTTCATTTATTTGAAATCTACCCAGAATACAAACAATTTTACATAGATTCATTAAAAAAGCGTAGAATAGTTTATTTAGATAATTCTTTATTTGAATTAGGAACATTATACGATCACGATAAGTTTGCTAAAGAAGCAAATGAATTAGGTTCTATCAATCCTAGTAATTTCTATTATATAGTCCCTGATGCTTTAGGTAATGCTAGTGCAACAATACAATCTTTTAGAGACTTTTCTAAGTTTAGTATACCTGGTAAGAAAATAGGTGTTGTTCAAGGTAATACTTTAGAAGAATTAACAGATTGCTTTAAGTTTATGAAAGAAAATGCAGATATGGTAGCTATTTGTTTTTCAGGAGATTACTTCTATGAATACGAAGGTGATACTAAAGAAGCTAAATTAACACAAGCAAGGATAGATTTTATAAAACATTTAGATAAATTAAATCTATTAAAAGATTCTAAAATACATTTATTGGGTTGTCAAGTTCCTCAAGAATTTAAAAATTATAAGAACATTCCAGAGATTGTATCTTTAGATACTTCTAACCCAATTGTTCACGGTATATATAATGTAAGATATTCTAAAGATGGTTTAAGAACTAAAATAAGTACTAAATTAGTAGATCTTATAGATTATAAAGGTTCCGCCAATACTATTTTATTAAATATTATGGATTTTAGAACTATTAATGGCCTTTGATATGGTTTAAATAGCCAAAATTAGGTTTTAAAGGGGTTTAAATGAAAATAGGATTTACAGGAGTTTCAGGTTCTGGAAAGACGACTATAGCCAAATTATTAAAAGAACGATATAATTTGGATATTATTCCAGGGCCTGGAAGAAAATTAAAAGAATTGGGTTTTAATATAAATGAAGATGGTGATATGGAAACTCAAAAAGCAGCTTTGCAAATTCATATAGAAGATCTTAACAAAGATGGTATATACGAAAGAACAATATTAGATGCTGTAGTTTATACTAAGTATTTAGTAGAGATTAAAAAATCAATACCTGATGTATTTTTAGATTTAGCTGAAATAGTTTCTATTGAATTAATGAAAAAATATGATATAGTTTTTTATATTAAACCAGAATTTGATTTAGTTCCGGATGGTGTCAGATCTACTGATTTAGAATTTAGAAATATTTGTAGTAATTACTACGATTACTATATAGATACCTATGGTATTAATGTAGTTAATTTAAGTGGTTCTGTAGACGAAAGATTTAAAGCAGCTGTCAAAATTATCGACAAAAGATTTGGAAATTTAAGGAACTTTTAAGGATACTTAGTATATAATTATAAATATAAATAAATTAGATCTTTTAAATATCATTGTTAAACAGATTTAGAATATAACCAAAATTGTGAGCATTTCGGATTTCCTGACAGAGAAAATCATAGTAGAGTCACTCCTTTTTCTTTAGATTGCAATGTAACTTAATTGAAAGATTAAAAAATTTAAAAAGTTTAAAAATACTAGAACAGAGAGATGCTCACAATTTTGGTTATATTTTAGTTTTAAATTCTAAACTTAGAATGTTAGAACTATAAAGACTTTTATGTGCAGAACACCATACATACTTCTTATTTAATCGGGAATTTGTTAGTATAAACTTAGCACACCGGAAGTCTTTATAGTTCTAATCAATGTTCAGAATAGTCTCTACCTTGCTAAGACATATGTCGATAAGCGAACTGTGGATACTTCTATAATATTTTTATGAAGGACTGGAGGTAGAACACTACCACAAACTCAAGACATTCTTTAGAACTCGTATATCTTTTCTATCCTTATATTTTTGAAGGACCATTACTTGCTCCTATCAGAAGATTTCACACTATAGTGTAAAGTTTAACACTATAGTGTCGTATTTTAATTTTAGAACTTAAAATAATCTTAAACCATAAAAATCATCAAAATAATAAATAAAACAAAAGCAAAGGAATGGTTTAACAGTTATGTCTAACAAAATTGAAGAAATTAAAAACGCACTAAAATCTGGTGCAAAAGCTACAAAATACCGTGTTAAACTTTCATTTCCAACAGAAGTGCAACATAAAATGGAATTACAAAGCTTGAACTGCTTAGCTAAAGCTACTAGTTTTCCAGGTGTAACTATTGGACAAATTGAAGTATTTAACCAAGGAAGAAAGCTTCCTATACCTGGTGATACTTCGTATGATACACAATGGACTGTGACATTTTATATGGATAATGCACACCAAACTCGTAAAGACTTCTTAAGTTGGATGAAAGCTTGTGATAACTTCCAAGCAAATACACATTCTGGTAATCCAGGAGGTTTATTTACAGAAGTTTCGGTTTGTCAATTAGATTCATTAGAAAATGAAGTTGCTGAATATACTTTAAGAAACTGCTGGCCAAGTGGTGTTGGTGAAATTAGTGTCGGTGCTGATCAATTAGATACATTACAAGAATGTGATATCACATTTAGCTTCTCAGATTGGATTATTTCTAATGGATCTGAATTTAATATGCCACAAGATGGTAAATCAGCTGCTACTAACGTAGTTTCTGTAGACCAATAATTCTTAAGAGTCTGGAAATCCAGACTCATAAATACTTCAAAACAGTCAGAAAATGGATAGTTTAAAGTTAGTTAAAAATCTTATTAAAACCAAATCGGTTGAAAAAGGACAAATTTTAAAACCTGGTAATTTAGTAATTTTTAAATATAATCCTAAAGATACCAGTGTTAAATATGATAGAACTCCATTGTGCCTGGTACTCAGAAAATCTAAATCTTATACCTTAGGTATAAATTTTCACTGGTGCCCGATACCAATGAGAAAAATGCTTTTAAATGCCATATTTCGACTAAATAAAAAGAATATTAAAGAGAATAAACCATTAGATATAGATTGGTATAGAATTAAGCCTATGCTCAAAAAGTTTGGATTTTTTCCAATAATAAGACTTTATATTAATAGCAGAATATATAGAAGAGCAGTCAAAATACCTAATGAAAATATGAAACAAATTATAGAAACTAAAACAGAAACTTTTATAGGTGTTTCTGCAGAAGCTTTGTATAAGAAAGCGCTTAGGGATTCAAAAGTTTCAAGTAAATCTAAAAAATGATTTTTAAATTCTATAAGAATCTATAAGAATTTAATCAAATATTACAAAGTAATATTCATTTTTTGTATCTTGAGAAGTCTATTCTTCTCAAAGATATGGGATAACCATAAATCCCCACATATTTTGGCTATATTGACAGCTGAATTTATATCTCTATCAACTTTGAAACCTGGACTTAATTCTACCTCTCTAATACCAAGATTCGAGTCTAGCTCTCTTTTTCCTGTAAGACAGTTAGTCTGAGAAGTATATGCTTCATTCACAAGTAAAAAGTTCAATCCTTTATTCTCTGCTTTATACTTTAAGAAACCCTTAAATCTACTCAATAGTCCTTCATTTTGAGTTGATTTATTTAAACTTGTTTTATAGTCTTTCTTTAATTTTTTAGTCTTGATAGCCCCACAAATGATGTTATCTATACCATTAAGAATACAGAGATCTACTATAGTCTTTGAGGTCTTATGAAGATAGTCTTTTCTTTTATTAGTTAGTTTTGCTTGCTTTCTTCTGATTGCTTTGTTAAGTTTTTTATATCCTCTTGAACCTTTCTTCTTCTTATCTCTTTTAGACTTAAGTTCATTTATAGCTCTTTCTAAACCTTTAAATCTCTTAGTTTGTATCTTCATACAATCAATCTTATTTGAGTAACAAGATGCTATGCTGCTTATTCCTAGATCTATAGAAATAAAATTTTGATTTAGTGCTTTTTCTTGTTTTTTCTCTGAGAAAACAAAAATACAATCTATTCTCTTATTCACATCAATCTTGATGACTATCTGTTTTAAAGTCTTATAGTTGATAAGTTCTATATCATAGTAAGGGCATTTACTTAAATCTAATTCAAATCCTATTGAAGTAAAGTTTATTTTCTTACCTTCTAGTTTAAATCCTCCACCTGGATAGTATTTCTTTTCAAGAGTTACCTCTCCTGTTTCAGAATTAACAACCTCTACAATCTTAGAAGAAAGATTTATATCCATAATGATAGGACTATATTCTCTATATAATTTTGGAAATCTAGCGGTTTTATCATTCTTCTTTTTCGTCTAGATAAGATTTTACAGCATTTATAACCTCTCTAGAGGTATTCTGTATATGTTTTGAATATAAACCTGTTGCTTTCGATCTACCTTTTGTGATTTTAGATAGATCTTTAAAATTCAAATTCTCTTTAAGGAGATCTAGACATTCATTATAGATAGTAGAAAGAGATTTAGAATATTGATAAATTTCTTCTTTTTCTTTATCAGAGATAAAGCTATCAATTCTTATCTTTCTAGATAACATTCTAAACTCCTTTCTTTATATCTATTTATAGCTATTTATATCTATTTATATTTCTTCTTTTGCTTTTTTGAATACTTTCTTCAGCATCTTTGAGATTTTTCTTATATGTTCTAGATTCATACAATCTCATAGAAAAGAAATGTATTATAGCAATTATATCGTCTGCAAATTCTTTATCTCTACTCTTTGTTTCTGTATTATCAACGACAATTATCTTAAAATTATACTTTTTAGATAACTCCTCAAACATTTCAAAGCCAAATCTACACAGTCTATCCTTATAGTAGATAATTAGCCTATCTATTTTACCATTTATTGCCAGATTAAGAATCTCTAGAAATCCCCTTCTCTTGAAATTAAGACCACTACCAAATTCGCTTATACATTTATCTATAGATATACCTTGCTTTAAGCAAAATTGTTTTATATTTTCTATCTGTAGATCTAAAGATTTCTTTTGTGACTTTGTAGATTCTCTACAGTAGACGATATTCAGTTTGTCATCAGAGTCTATGTGTTTTATCTTTGATAAATGTTCATCTGTATATCTTCTATGTCCCGATTCGAGTAAAATAGGTTTTAGTTTATTTGTTTTATCCCAATTTCTTAAGGTTGTCCTAGTAACACCTATAATTCTAGAAAATTCTCCAATACTATACATTTAAATCCTTTTTAAGAAAACTTATAATATAATTATAGATATTTATATATTCTTATAATATTTCATAGATGGTATAGAATATAATATCATAACATATAAACAATCTAAACTAAAGTTTAAAGCTTTTAAAACAACTAAAACTAAAGTTTAAATTTTTGTAATTTAAAACTCAAGGTTATTAAATCATAAATAAAATCAAAAGACAAAAGGCTCCAATGAAAACTTATGTCGTTGATACTAACATCATTTTAGATGATGTAAATAATCTCTCACGTTTATACGATAGTGAAAATCGTATTATAATCCCCGAAACAGTTATTGATGAATTAGATGCCAAAAAATCATTATTCGATGAAGTTGGATACCAAGCCCGTAATTTTGCAAGACTTTTATCAAATCTTGATGTCATTGAACTTAATAAATTCAATGACTATACTGAGACAACACTGGGTGATTCTCTTTTAAAAGTAACTATTACTAGTAAAAAAGAATATAAACACGCAGATGAACCTATTAATATTCTAAATGATAGAAAAATTATAGAAGTTGCTAAGTTATATCCAGATTGTATTTTTATAACATATGATAGTATGTGCAAGATAAGAGCTATATCTGAAGGGGTAAAAACTGAGACATTCGGTTTAAAAAAAGATTTTAATGAAGTTCCAGAGTTTTTTAAAGTTCTCGATGTTGAGAAATTGCCAGAAAATCTTAGCAGCATTTTAAGTATAGATCCAGATTATAAACACGAAAATTATAACTACTTAATACAGAGTAAAGATGGTAATAAAAAACTAGCAAGGATACAAAATCACAGAATTAATTACATAGACGAAAAACACTTGGAAAAACAAGATGTCAAACCTATTAATATCCGTCAAAAATATTTCGTGGATGCTATGCTAGATACTAATGTAGATTTACAAGTTGTTTCTGCAGTTTCAGGATCAGGTAAAAGCTTATTAGCTATTGCGACTGGTATCAGATTAGTTAAAGAAAAACAATATAGTAAAATTGTTTATATACGTAACTCAATTGAATCTTTAGATAAAGGTGAAGATATTGGATATCTTGCTGGAAATGACGAAAAGTTTGCGGTTTTTAATCACCCACTATATGATTCTTTAGAATATATTGTTAGAAAAAGACTTGAAAAATCTAATGATAATAAATCAAGAAAAGTTAAAATTGATAATTTAAAAATACAAGAAGGTATTAAAGAAATTATTGAGTTATCTGGTATCGAAACTATGTGGATTGGTGCTTTGCGTGGTAGAACAATTTCGGATGCGTTTGTTATTGTTGATGAATGTTTACACGAAGATCAAAAAATTATAACAAATAAAGGTATTGTAACAGCCAAAGAATTAGAGTCTTTATATATAGAAGATGATATAGAATTATTATCATATAACAAACAAATTAAAAAACAAGAATATAAAAAATTAGTATACAATTAAAAAAAGAACATATAAACAATACCAAAGAACAAATGTTTAAAGTTTATTTTGAAAATGGTGATTATGCTATGTTAACCGGTAATCATAAGTTAATAACCACTAATGATGAAAATATAACCGTTTACGAAATGATATCAAAAATAAGCAAAGGTGAGACTGTTGAAATCGTCAGTAAACATTAATTTATTATACACAATTGATGAAAATAATTTCATTCAAAAATTATTATATATAAACGATAATAATATAAACTTTAAAGGTTATCATAATACTATTATAAACCAGAAATTATTAAAAAAATTAAGACAGCTAGTCACTAACAATTTAAAAATAGAATTAAAACATTTTACAAGACTCTTAGCAAGTGGAAAAATTTTCTGTCCAGATTGTGGTGATTTATTAGAAGCTGATCTTAATTGTAATTGTAAAAAGATAAAATGTAGTTGTTGTGACTACAAGGCCAATTCAATAAAAGGTATTAAAAATCATTATACAACAAAACATAAAACAAATTACGTTTACAAACCTACAGTGTATTGTTGTTATTGTGGTGAAAAATTAGCAGTTAATGAATACGGGTATGCTGGACAATGTTTTAATAAAGACTGCGATTCATTTAAATTTAGAATAGAAACTTTTAGAACAAATATCACAAAAACTGTTAACAATTATACTAATATAAAAAGGATAGTAAGACACGTTCGGTATAGCCGAGCTGCTAAACTGAGAGAAGTTATGATGCGCAATACATACATAGGAGATAAAACGAAAAAAGAATTAGCCTGTATTAAAGCGGGTGCTAAATTATCAGTTATAATGAAAGAAAAAATAAAAAATAGGTGAATTTGTACCTTGTGTTACTAATAGCTGGTGCAGAAGCAGAATATTATACAAGGGTAATGCTTTTCGTAGTTCATTCGAAGTATTGTTCAAATTATTGGATACAGAAGACAAACTTTTATATGAAAAAACTGTAATACCTTACGACTACTACGGAGTAGCCCGTAATTATATAGTTGATTTTACAGATTTTAATAACAAAATATTATATGAAATTAAACCAAAATCTGAGATAAACAACGATTTAAACAAAATAAAAGAAAATGCTGCAATTAAGTGGTGTGAAAACAATGGATTTGTATATAAAATAATAACCGAAGATTATTTAAAAAAATATAAAAATAAAATTGTAGACAACTTCTTGGCTAATAAGGTGGCTTTTGACAACGAAAGTCTACGTAAAATTAATAATTCGTTAAAAGGATTAAAATGAAAGTAACTAAAATAGAACCTATCGAATATAATTCATTTATATACACACCACAAGTAGAGGGTAATGAAAATTATTTTTTAGATTCTGGCGTATTATCTAAAAAATTGTCAAAATATCTCTACTAAGTCAATGAGCACCATATTAACAAGAGTTGACAAGGATTGTAAAGTTATAATAATTGGTTCAAACTCACAAATAGACAATCAATATATTAATAAGTATAACAACGCTTTAACAGTTCTTCAAAATGCAGTTAAAAATCCTAGCATAATTAATACTTGGGGTGGTGAGTTAATTAATGTGGTTCGTGGACCTATAACTGAGTTTGCTGAACAAATTTTTTAATAAAGATTCAAAACAAGAACCAGAGACTATGAAATCTTTTGTAGATTCTGGTATTAGCACACTTGAAGTGAATACAAATACTGAGAACTTAGAAACAAAATTAGACTCTGCTAGCTAATTTAATATTATTTTAAGTTTATTACTATATAATTACATTGATAAATTAAATCAAAGGAGATTAAAATGAAATTTGAAGTTGGATTTTACGCCGATGAGTTAAAAGATGTTACAGCAGATGAAGCTTTTGTAATTTATGAAAACTTGTATTATACAGAGCAAGAAAAATTCATAAATAGTTTTTTAAAAAATACTGACAAGATAGAAATTGTAGAAAAAATACTAGAAATTTGTTCCAAAGAAGAAAAAGAAGAAATTAAAAAATTGTTAGAAGATTAAAAATGAAAATTGGTTTGATAAAGACGGAAAGGAGATTAAAAGATTTTGATTTTAGGATTTAGTATATAGATTATAATATTGAAAAGAAGTATATTAATACATAATTTATAATAAATAAGTTTATTATAAGGTTAATCTGTTATAATTATGTATAAAATTAAACTATTAAAAGGATAACAAATGACGTTTACGAAATTTATTAATGAAGCCATTATTAATGAAGCTGCTATTGATGATATGCTCAAGGAGATTAATGTAGCCAATAACAAATCAGGTCTGGCCTTCAAAAAAGATTATAAAGATATAGAATCGCTTGGGAAGAAAGCTTTAAAAATTCTACACAAGCTTGCTGATGGTCCACATAGCAACAAACAATATTATAAACTTTATAATGACTTACTGAACGAAGTATGGAATATAAATCAATATCTACTTAGCTATAAAAACAAGATGCCTTGGTATAGAGAGGAACTCCAATCACAAGAATTGAAAAGATACAAAGAAATCATCAAAGATTATATAGATGAAATCAAGCAAGCTATGAAAGATTTAAAAAGCCGATTATGCTTCTGTTTCTCACATTAGTAATAGAAATCTGGAAGCTATCATAAAATCTATTATAGACGAATATAAAAGATTATATAAAATAGTTGAAAAAATGGCAAGACAAGCCAATAAAGCCAATAAGTAAAATTATTAGAAAATAAACTTATTGGAGAACTTTATCGTATTACAAGAGTAGGTTGCTTATGAAACGTTTAAAATAGAAAGGTTTGTTAGAAACCTCGATAATAAAATTCATAAAAGAAAAGTTGATTTTGATACAGCTTTTCTTAAAGTATATAATTCATATGTAAATATGGATGTAATAAGCAATATTCACGAAGATGATAATCTATTAAAGGAGATAAAATGACTTCATCAACTGCTTTTTATTATTATAAAAACAAAAAAGATATTAAAAAAGACTTAAAAAATGGAACATTCTTGAACATAATCCACAAAGGTGATAGTTATGGTAATAATCTTTGGAACTTTTTATATTCAAAAGATTATATTATGGAAGATCCTGATAGAATTAACGTATCTTTATCTTACAAGGACGTTTGTGAATTATCTAAAGAAAGTTATGACCTAAAAGAAGTAAAGACTGCAATGGATAAACATAAAGCTAAGTTTGTTTATTTTAATTGACATCAAAGTATAAAATTAAAATAAATCTAAGCTTATTATATAATTATCAATAAATTGGAGGAGATAAAAATGAAACTAAAAGATTTTGATTTTAGGATTTGGGATAATATTGAAAAGAAGTATATTAAAACATCAGAAGGTTTATATATTGAAAATACCGAACATAACGATGCTAGTAACTGTAATCGTATCATAGAGAATTATGACCACGCAGGATTTTCAGTAGATCACCCATATAATTGGAAAAATGAGGAATATTTTAATAATGAAAATGCATTTTCCATAGAATTATTTACAGGCTATTTTGATAAAAATGGAAATAAAATCTATGAAGGTGATATTTTAAAATATGAGGATCTTGAAGAACTTTATCACATTACAAGAGATGATACTTATAAAATGTCTAAAATAGAAATTTTTAGCAAAAACTTTGTCGGTGAAATTTATAAAAGGAAAGCTGAGCCCGATATATCTTTTTTAAAAGTATTTAAGTCAGAAAAAAATATGGAAGTTATTGGAAATATCCACGAAGATGGTGATTTACTAAAGGAGATAAAATGAGACAGTTAATAAGCAATAAAGAAATCATTAAAAATAATTTCTTAAAATTTTATAATGATGACACTTTTTATATTATAAAAATATTTAGTAGAAAGAAAGATGCTATTGTTAGTGATGATGAAGATATTTTTAAAAATGTTTTTGGAAGTCATAATGAAAGATTAATAGCAAACTATTATATTTCAAATGAAGAAGATTTTGAAAAATATTGTAAGGTTTCTGAACATATTGTTAATAATATACCATATACAAGAGCATATTTTAATGTAAATCCTAAGTCTAAGAAAAAAGCTCTGTTACATTTAAATGATAGAGTAAATCAGTTATTAACTAACTTTATTAATAATGATAATGTAGATGTTGGTAAAAAGATCCAAGCATTATCATATAGTGTTTTATCAAAACCAGAAGCAGATCAAGATAGAAATTTAAATTGGGTAATTTTGGATGTTGATGTTTTTGAAGGCAAGTACAAAGATAATGTTGGACCTAATTGTGTATTAATGACAGATTTTGAAAATATTTTAAAAAACAATAGCATTGAGTATGTAGATTATTCAACATTAAATGGACATCATTTTATTATAAATCATAGAGATTATGGAAAATATTTTGCTAATCCAAAATCTATTTTTCATAATGACTATAAAAGATTTATAAGTAATGATTTTGTGGATGAAAAGAAAGATGCAGCAGCATTGTTATTTTATAAAATTATTAAATATACCAGATCTTGAACAATTTGATGTTGTAAAATTTTTATGGAGATGATTAAATTATGAATTTTATTAAAAGTGATTATAAAGATTTTATAATGAGTATGAATCACTATGATGTTGTGATTATTGATCCACCTTGGAATTTTAACGATAAACATCCATCAACAAAAAATCAATTATCATATAATTTGTGGGATGATAATATAGAATGTTTGAAATTTGTTTTTGAAAATATAAAATGTGATTATTTATTTTTATGGACGTGTAATTCATTATTAATGGATGTTTTTAAATCGTCTACAAATTTTGATTATAAAACTTGTGTAACATGGAGAAAATTAACAACAAAAGGTAATGATTTTTACGGACTAGGTTCAACGTTTAGAAATTCAACTGAACAATTACTAGTTTTTCAAAAACCTAATACTAAATGTCTTAAATTATCTTTAAGAACAATTATAAATGAAGAATGTGGTAAAAGAACTTGCAAACCTAAAAACTTTGAGTATAATTTATTTGAAAAACTAATAGGTAAAAATATGAAAATTTGTTACATTTTCAGTGGTATATATTTGGAAAAGTTCAAAAATTTAGAAATAGATTGTGTTGATTGTGTTGATTTTTAAGTAAAAATTTTATATAATTACAAAAAAACTAAAAGGATAATGTATGAATTTACAAAAAGTTATTAATTCATTAACTCTAAAAGATGAACCTAAATATGCTATTGATGTAATAAATAGTAATATTGATATTCTTGTAAATGATGGTGGTATGAAAAAACACGAAGCTATAGTTCAAGTTTTAGAAGATGTGAAGATGTTATACAGAAATGATTAAGTAAGAATTAAAAGTTTAAGGGTTCATAATGCTATTAACACAATTGTGTATACCTATACCACCAATAAATTGCAATCTTAATAAAAATTCAGAGGATAGTTATATACTTACATTATCATATAAAAATAAAACTATTTTATTTAAACAAATTGATATTGATATATTTAATAAACTATATAATAAAAATCATATAGCTTGCATATTAGCTGAATTAATAATGTTTAAATATCAATTAAGTGATGAAGCTCTGAAGTTATATAGATTAGATGCGTTTATTGAATACTTAAAATTTAAATTAAAGGAGATTGATTGAAATCTTATTTAGAAGACTACTTAGAATCTATCTATGAAAACGAGGACAAAATTCCTAAATACAATGTAAATCAATATTTTAGATCAAGTGAAGAAATTGAATCTTTAGATATAGATTATGAAACTATTCTTATAGCTAAGGATATTTTGAGAAACCCAGATGCTTATACAGAAGAAGAAATAGATTTAGTTTTAAGTGGTATTTTTTATATTGCAAATAATTTAAATAAAATTTGTGAAATAATAAACACCTCAGAAACAAATTATCTCTTAGACACAGAACACTTAATTGATATGCTTATGTTAGGTGAAAATAGACTACAAAAATTAGACGACGTTACTTTAAAATTTGCGTTGAATGCTATAGTGGGTGCTACTATCGATTTGGTAGATTCTTTGTTATTTGGTTTAGAAACTTTAGCTTCAATTAAAGCTGAGTCTAAAATTGAATCTAAGACTGAAGCTAAAACTAAAAATTAATTTTGTTTTAAGTAATTTTAATATATAATAATGTAAATCCATTCAAGGAATATTAATGAAAACAGAAAAAGTTATTTTAGGTGTAGACATAGGTTACAGCTTTGTTAAAGTTTGTGTAGGCACTGGTGATGGTCAAATAATTAAAAAGTTTAAATTTCCAAGTGTTATAGGCCAAACCAAAAAACTTGAAGGTGTTCAAAATGATAATATAGTTCATTACAATGAACGTTATTATATGGTAGGTGAAGATGCCAAACATTTACCAAGTTCTAATATCATAGATTTAGATACTTATAAGAATTTAGAATATTTTGGACCATTGTTATTGAATCACGCAGTGAAAATTGCTAAACTCAGTAAAGTAGATTTAATAGTTTCAGGATTAAGTATTGCAGAAATTAAACAATCTGGATATTTTCAAAATGTACTAAGTCATTTTGTGGTTGATGGTACTGAATACAATTATAATGTAATGTTGTTACCTCAAGGTGCTGGAGCTAAGTTAAGTTATGAAAAATTCGGAAATGATTTTCCAAATCTTCAAAAAGAATACTTAGGTGATTCAACATATTGTATTGTGGATATTGGATTCAATACATTAGATTTAGTTCTTGTTAATAAAGGAGTTACTTCACCAGAATTATTCGAAGGAATTTCACAACACGGATTGATGAAAATAGCTTCGCAAGTTGCTAAATTAGTAAATGAAAAACATAACAGATCTATTTCATTGCCAGAGGCTAGAGAAATCTTAGATACGGGTGTTTATAAACTAAGAGGCCAAAAATATGATTATACTAAAGAAATTGAAGGTATTAAAAAAGAATACTTAAGAGAAATTTTAGCATTAGTAAATGAAAGATATAGCAATATATTGGATAAACTAGATTTCTTGGTTGTGCTAGGCGGTGGTGCACACATTTTCAAATCTTCAAGTGATGGTTATATTCGTTGTGTTATTAAAGATACTGAGTATTATAATGCTATTGGAGAATTTATATTTGGAACTAATAATATAGATTCTATTGAAGTGAATGATTAAGACAAGGAGATTTTATGAAAACATTTAAATGGACTATAGACAAACAATTTGATTTTTGTATGGGTCACAGAGTTTGGACTCAAACATTAGATCCAAAATATAGTATCGATAGTATTTGTGCTTGCAGACATCATCATTCGCACAGTGGTGTAATAAAACTATTCTTAGGTTCAGATGAACTAATCAATAATATGGTTTTAGATTTCAAATTTTTAAATTGTTATAAAAAACTAGTTGATGAAGTTATTGATCATAAATTTGTTTGGGATTTTAATGATCCTGGTCATATTCACGAATTACCAGAATTATATTCAGAATCTTTAGATGGTTTAGATCCACAATATTTCGATACTCAAGAATATGGATATAAAACTATTAAACAATCTGTTATTGATGAAATAAAATCTAAATACAGCCAAACAAAACATAAAAATGCTATACAAGAAAAATTAGAAGGTTTTGTTTTCGTTGATTTTTGTCCTACTAGTGAAAACTTATGTAAGTGGTGGTTAGAAATAGCTGAAAAAATGTTAAAAGATTTAGACGTCAATGTTGTAGCAGTTGAATATTGGGAAACACCAAAATCACATTGTAGATTTTTAAACCCTAAATTTTCATAATGTAAATTCCAGGAGCTTTTGTAGCTCCATAATTAATTTTTAAGCTTTTTTATTATATAATAAAACAATTTTAGATTCTGGTTCTAAACATATAACACTTTAGTGTAAATCTAAAAACTAAGTGTTATACACTAAAATCTAAATACGGTTATAACCACTCAAAAACACGGTTAAAATCGACTTTAATTTTTTTGTTATGTAAAAAAAAGTATTAATTTACGTTTAAAGGAGTTTAAAAATGATTTCTGCAATTGAATTATCTAATATTACCGTCAACCCAAGTATTCAAATTATTCGTTTCTTTAAAGACTACGAAGAAACAAGTCCAGGTAAGTTCGAATTATCCGATGATTTTGATCTAAGTACTGAATTATTTTTTATAGATACTAAAGAATCTATTGATAATATTATTAAACTAATTATTTTAGATCCAGAATTAACACAAAATGTAAAGTTTGGTTCAATTAAATATGATTTTATTATAAACAATAAAAATTTATATAGAAAAATTGTTATTAACTCAGGCTCTATTATTGACAAGTTTAGTACTATACCATTTGAATATGGTTATGAAGAACCATCTAAGGATACACTAAAAGAATTCAATGAATTTATAGAATTAACTACACGCAATTATTTATTCAATACAAAGAACCCAAAGGGTATAATTATTACAAATACAAAAGATTTAAAATTCGATGAACTTAATGATTTTTTTAAGAAATTCAGGATCGCAAACATTTTTCAATACCGATGCTAGAGATTTTGATATTCTTAGACGCGAATCAACTATGGTAACTCCGGATAATATTTTCTTTAATCGTGGGGGTGAATTAGTTTGTGTTAATGATTTTATTGACCCATTAAATGTTTTTAAGCGTACTACAGCAATGCTGTTAGCATCTTAAGTATTTTAGTATTTAGAATGTGCTAGCAGCTTAAAATGTTATAAATATACATAAAGGTACCTGATGAACTTCTATAATTTAATTTATGAAAACAAAAAATATAAACCAAAAACTAAAGCAGATCTTAAAGAATTAATCAATGATCTTAGTATTAAATTAAGTGATATAGATACTAGTGATATAACAGATTTTAATGAATTATTTTCTGGAACAAAAAGAACTAATTTCAAAGGTATTGGCACTTGGAATACCAGCAATGTTGTTACTGCTAGACGTTGTTTTTATAATTTAAAAGATTTTAATGAAGATATTAGTAAATGGAATACTTCTAAACTTCAAGATGCTAGAGAAATGTTCTTTAAATGTAAATCATTTAATCAAAATTTAAATTCTTGGAATGTTGGAAATGTTAAGAATATGAATAAAATGTTTTATGAATGTACTAATTTTAAACAAATATTAAACAAATGGAAAGTTGATAAATGTGAGAACTTTTCGGCAATGTTTTTAAATGTTAAATACGTAGAGGAGCACTTTAAAGAATTTAAATGGAATACTAGAAATGCTGACGGTTATTCGGCAAATCCATTCAAAGCTTAAAATGTTATAAATATATTAATTAAGGAGATTAAAATGGCACAGATATTAAGTCAAGAAGAAATTGATGCATTATTAGATGATGTGGAAGTGCCTACATTCAAATATATTTCTGATATATTGGATGTAAAAAATCGAAATATTAGTAAAGAAATAAGCGTCTTAAGATCACAAGCATCTAAGATACAAAGTTTGAATATATTACTTAAAACAGATTTATTCACTACTTCAGATTATGCAGGTATCGTCAGAGATTTATTAGAAATATTAGAATCAAAAGTAGAAAAATCTGAAATGATTTCAGAAATTAGTTATAATGGTGAACTATCTAAAAAGGATATTTTAAAAGAAATAAAAAGTTTAAAATCCAGTTTAGACATAATCTATACCAAAATGACATAACCTATTAAAATATTTTGATAATATAATTGAAGGGTATACGTGTGTGAAGCAGACATCAATAATTTTTTAACTTTGAATCCAGGTATTAGAAAAGAAACACATTTAGAATCTGCAAAATCTATATATCCTTGGTTTAAAGATCTCTGGAATCTTGTAAAAGATTTTGATTATAAATTAATTGGTAAACCATATGGATGTACTCCTATGTTAGAAGCAATGGGAATTACAAATTATGATAGGCCTGGCATAGAACACGATTTTATAGATTGTGTAAACTATGCGGATTATACCTTAGGTAATGCTTTAGGTATAGGTATAGGAATGAAGTTAGCAAAACCAGAAGCTAAAATCTTTGTTTTAATTTCTGATGCTCAGTTGTATATGGGTAATGTTTTAGAAGCTTTAATTTTATTTAAAGAGTTCGATTTTAAAGATTTTTTAATTTGTATTGATTATAATAATAAAGGATCTAAAGAATATAACTCATTTGAGTTTAATAATTTAAATCTTTTTAAAGTCAATGAATGTAAATTAGATTTAGAACCAAATGATATTAATAATAAAATTATAGTTTTTAAACATCAGAATACAAAAGTTTTTAAATACATTTTAAATTAAAACTTTAGTTTAGATTTTAAAATCAAAGTTTTTAAAACTTTTAAAACCAATCGAATATTAAACTAGATTTAAGCTAAAATATTATATAATATATAATATATAAAAGGCAACAAATGAATAAATCAGAATTTAGAATATATCGTGGTATTGTTGTTAATAATGATGACCCTAAAAAAGGAGGTAGAGTTCAAGTTCGTATATTTGAACTTCACGGAATGAGTGAAAATGCTACTCCTGGACAATACCCAGTAACTTCTGGAGAAAAGGACACTAAATATAATCAAATACAGGAAAGTGATTTACCTTGGGCAGAAGTTATGCAAAGTATTGATTATATTGGTTATTATCCAGCACCTTCAGATGGTTCTGATGAATATGCCAACAATATAGATGGTAAAGGTTCTAAATCTGGATACAAAACTATAACAAGATCTGGAAAATATCCAGGATTTGGTTATAACGTTATATTAACACCAGGAACTTGGGTATTTTGTGTTTTAGACAATAATAACCCAAACTTACCTATTGTTATAGGCTGCATTGCAAGTGAAAACGAAATACACAAAAATACAAAACCTAAAAATACTAGAGTATATGATAGTATTACAGGTCATTACGAAGAATGGAGTGATGAAGATGGTAATATTATTTTTCACCACAGAACTGGTACTACAATTACTATGAATAAAGATGGTGAAATGACTATCAATACTGTAAAGAATAAAAAAGAATATACACAAGAAAATAATTTATTGCACGTCGATGGTGAACAAAATGAATACGTTAAAAAAGACGTTAATGAGAAATATGACGCTAACCACAATTTAAATGTTAAGTCAAACGAAAAGTTAGAGGTAGGTTCTGATAGAACACGTAAAGTAGGAGGTAATGAAAATGTAACAATTTCTGGTAACCAGAATATAAATGTGTCCGGCAGCGAAACAATTTCAGCAGGACCTAGTATTACTATGTCTGCTGGAGTCATCAAGCTAAACTAAACTAAATTCAATGAAAGGAATTAAATGAAAATATTCAAAAATATTAAGTTCTCATTTTATATAATACTAATAATATCAATTATTTGTGATATAGTGTCTTTAATTACAGCAGGTAAGGTTGTCGTAGAGCCAGCAACTTATGCTTTGATTTTAGTAGCTATTTGTATAGAAGAAGTTATATGCACTCGCAATAAAATTATAGAAGAAATTAAAGGTATTGACGTTCATATCAAATTAAATGATTATTTAATATCTACTAGTAATGCCAAAACTAGATATTTAAATACAAAGTCTGAAACCGAAGCCGGGATAACTAAAACTAAAACTAAAGTCAAAGATGTTAAAACTGAGTCTAAAGCTAAAGAAAGTAAGTCTAAAGCATCAAAAGCTAAAACTAAATCTAAAACTGATAAAGAGATATTAAAAGATATGTTAAACGGAGCCAAATAATGCCTCCTTTAACTAGAGTTGGTGTTGATTTTAGTACAGGTCATTCTTCGTTTCCACCTAATGCAATTTCGAGTGGTTCTACGAATGTCTTGACTAATTCAATTAGTACAGTTAGACAAGGTGATCCTATGATACCGCACCCAAGTCCTAGCCCGTCACCACCACACGGTGGAAGCATTGTTACAGGTTCTGGTACTGTTATGGTCAATTCAAAACCTGCTTGTAGAATAGGTGATGCCATTAGTTGTGGGCAAGCTGTAGCGCAAGGATCTGGAAATGTTATTTGTGGATAAAAATTTCTAATTAAGGAGTAATATATGTATTTTATTTCTTTTAGTGAAGCTATAGATAAAGATACAGAATTAACATTATTCGATAATCATTTTGTTAAGATCGCTAATAATTTTTATATAAACGCGTCTACTAAAAGTATGTCGGATACATATAAATTCCTTTCTGAAAATTATTTTGAAAATGTAAAAATATATTATGGTAGACTTGGAGATCTTTCAGTTTGTGAAGATGGTAATCTTAAATTTTTAGAAGTTGATAATATAACAAAGTTCTAACCTATGCTTGTTATACTAAAAAGGCTGAAAATACTAGACTTATAAAGCTATGAATACGAATGCTATTTTAATAGGACCTTGCAAATCGAGAATCCCCATAGATGGGTCACTTTCGAATGCTTTTGAATATTTTTATTTCTCTTGGTTATATAATAAAAATATTATTCTTATAATAGATACTACTTTTGAATCTCTTGAGATTGTTAAAAAATATCTTGAAATTAAATATAACATTAATAAAGATTGTTTTAAGAATATTATAATATTTAAAAAATCTTTTATGTCTATTAATAATTTAATTTTATTTGAAATGTACTGTATAGATCATTTCGACAGATATAAACCATTTTTAAAATGCAAGAATTTATATGCTTTAAGCGGCTCAAAAAATCATACACTCGAGTGTAATTATTTTGTGGAATACGAGCATTTAAAACCTGTCGGTAAATCAGTTAATTATAGAAGTAAAATATTTTTTGAGATATTGAATAAACCTAGATTTCAAAAGAATCAAAAATTTATTAATACCAGAGCAAAATACATTAAAAAAGAATCTGAAATAACTAGAAGTGATTTAAATATTATGTCTAATATATTCGAACAATTTAATGAAATGTTATATATACAAGATCCTGTATGTTTTGATGTAAAACCTAGATTATTTCAAGAATGTCAATATTTTGGCGTTCCTTACGAATTTATAGCACATAAAGATTGTTTTGATGGTGCTAATTTGAGAGCATTTGACTATGATTTAGAATCCAGATTTATGAGCCTTGAAGACCCTATAATATCATTATTAGTGGATTCTAATAGTGCTGGTAATGTTAGTTCATAAATATATCAAAGGAGTTTAATGAAACTTATAGATTGTTTTAAAAGATAATAATGATTCTGCTTATATTTTTAAAGGTTTTATATATCATTATATTTTTAAATATAGAATACAAATACTTCAAGGTAAAAGCTATATTATCATAACTTGTTACCGTGGTAAAGATAATGAATACGTAGCTATAAAACCAAAAAAATTACAAAAAAATTAATTAATAAATTAATGGAAGAAAAACAAGCAGATATATTCGTGATGGAAGGAACTATTAAATTAAACTCAGTGAATTCTAAAAATTTTAGATTTACTTTAGATTCTGGAATGTATTTGTATATAAGAAATAAATCCTAGATTAATCTGGGTACGAAAGTACTCAAGATTTTCAAATTACTAACCGTATTCGCATTTGCTAATCATAAGCTAATTAACGACTTATTTTATGTTTTACTATTTTTTTTTTGATTTTATCACAATTTCTACTTCTTTTAATAAGGATTTTAAAATGAATTTAAAAAGTCGAATTTGTAGAATTTTTAATGAATCTGTTTTTGAAAAGATTTTGGTACTATTTTGTTTGAATGTATTCTTTTTGTATATAACTATGTTTATAGCATTTTTATATTTAAGTGTATTTTTATATTTAAGTGTTGTTATAGGCTCACCTATGATTGCTTTGCTATTATGCATAGTTTTTGCAATTGCATCATTTTTTGCTATTTCGATGATATAGTTTAATAAACTTTTAAGTTATTTCTTTATATAATATAATTTTAATAAAGGATTTTAGAATGAATTTAAAAAGTCGAATTTGTAATATTTTCAGTGAGTTTTCTTTTGAGAAGTTAATAGAAAGATTTTTTACGGGGTTATTTGTTTTGTTTATAGCTATATTTGTAGTTGTTTTATATACGTTTATGTTCTCATATTTAGTCAGTGTCATAGGTTCTATAACTATTGCTATATTATTGTGCGTAGTTTTTACAATTATAGTGTTGTTTTTAGGATCACTCTTAGCTGTATAATACAAATTAACAGGTGTTTTATGTAATATTAAATGGATTTGAGTATATTAATTTTAACACACAATAGACCAAAATTATTTAATAGATGTTTAGAATCACTCAAAAATATCGAATTAGATACCGTGGGTATCAATTACGAAATACTTGTGAATAATGATTCTAACGATGTACCAGAATCTAATGATTACAAATTATATAATAAAAAATACTAAAGATCTTAGTGATTTATATTATTTGCTGTATCAAGAAGCAGAAGGTAAATACATTTATTTTTTAGAAGATGATGATATTATCTTAAAACCATTTTGTAAAGTAATTAAAGATACTATTATAAACGATTATGATTTAGTATATTGTAATTTTTTTAAAGTTTATGAACAAACAAATGGTTTAAATCTTAAAGATGATTTAATTAATTTTAATATTTTTAAAAACCAAGATTTTTTCTATAATTTTCAATTATCTCGTTGTATTTTTAAAAAATCTAAGATATTAAAATTTCCAAAAGGTAATAATATTTTTAACGATTATATTCTATTTAAAAATATAGATACTGAATATATTAAAACTTATAAAAGTTGCATTTACAAACAAACTATAGATGGTAATGATAATATATCTTACGAATCTTTAAATAAAGATTCAAGATTTAAAAACCAAGATTCTATAATTATACATAATAACATAAAAGAAATATTCTTTGAAAATTAAAGGATAAAGAATATGTTTAAAACAGCATTTAAAACATTAGAAGTTAAAAATTATAATAATAACCCAGATTTGAAAATAACATTAAAACCTACTTATAAATGTAACCAAAAGTGTTCATTTTGCTGTGAATATGATAATACATTCCCAGAATGGGACAGATCAACTATTACACGACTCGTTGATAAATTAAAAAATACACCAGATAGATTTCAAAAAATATTTGTATATTATTATGGGGGTGAACCCACATTGTTTAAGTATCTTGAAGAACTCACAGAAAAACTTTTTGAAGTTTATAAAGATAGAGATTTGTTTATACAATGTCAAACAAACTTAAGCATAGATAAAAATAGACTTTATAATTTTAAATACAATAATTTTGAGTTTTGTTCCTCTTATCATATGAATAAACAAAAAGTTGAAGATTTTATTGAAAAACTTAATATATTAAAAGAATTGAATATATTAGGTTATTGTTTTATGAATACGTATTTAGATCAAGAACAACAATTCATAAAAGAATTTAATGCTTTAGCGCAAGCAATACCCGATAAATTAAAAATGAGATTTACAGTAGATAATGCTAACCCAGGTTCAAAACATATGAATTATGAAAAACTAATAAAAACTTATCCATTTTTAAATAATTATTTGGAAACACAATTTACATTTTTAATAGATTCTAAAGAAGTTATTTACGATAAAGCATATAACGAAGGATTATATAAACAATGTAGATTTTGTAAATGTGAAGTTGGATCTAAAAGCTTGGTTATTAATTATGATGAATTATGTTATCATTGTGATGATGAATCTAATAAATTTAATAATAAAGAAATAAAAGGTTTACCTTTAAAAGACTTAGATTTAAATAGTTTTTTTGTGCCCTATAAAATTTGTAGAGTTAAACAGTGCCATAGAGGTCTTGAGTTTAAAAAGTGGAGATAAAAATGTTGCTAAAAACTGAACGTGTAGATAAACATAAACAAGATGATATAATAATACATTGTGATATTTTATATATTTGTAATTATAAATGTTCGTATTGTTATGCTAGAGCAAACGAAACTTTTAATCAAATAGACAACAAAAAATGAACTAGATAATATAATTAAAAATTTAGAAAAAATAGATAAAAGAATATCAATATCTATCCTAGGTGGTGAACCTTCATTACACCCACATTTAGAATATTTTATTGATAATTTAAGAAAATTGAAAAATTTAAATAGAATTATAATAATAACTAATGGTGAAAAAAGATTAAAAGAATCTATTATAGATAAAATCGATGCTGTTATAGTTTCATACCATACTGAATACGCCGAACTATCCAAATTTTTAGAAACTGTTGTTTATTATAGTAATAAAATAGACGTATGTGTAAATGCTGTATATTTAAGAAAATATGATGACCTATTAGAATCATTATATAAAAAATTAAAAGAACATAATATAGTTTTTAATATGGATTTAGGCCATTTTAAAGGCAAAAGTTTAAAAACACGTATATCTAATTGGGTTAATGAATATACCAAAGAAATAAAAAGAAATAGTTATTATGTTAGATACTATTATGAAGATTCGGTAAAAGAATATGTTGATATAGAGATGTCTCTAAATAACGTTAGAAATTTTAAAGGATATTATTGTGAAATATCAGAATTAACTATGAGTTTTAAAAAACCTGATGTTTTAACACCCGTTTGTAACCACAATGAAAAATTTACAATAACCGAATTAAATCAAAGATTGAAAGATAAATGTTATTATATTTGTTCTTGTGATGATTGTAGCTGTCAAGGTGGTACGTTAGCAAACAAAGCTATCAATTTAGATTTGATGAGGAGCTAATTAGTTATGCATATATTAAAACAAGAAACTATAACAAAACCTCCATACGAATGTAATAATTATTTAAGATTTCATTGGGATATTTTAACTATATGTAATTATAATTGTTTTTATTGTTATAGGAGGCAAGAGTCTGGCTGGGGTATATATGATAATGTATACAAAAAGGTGTTAGCTAATTTGTCGCAAGTATCAAAAGATTTTCAGATTGTATTACTCGGTGGGGAACCTACGTTACACAGTAAAATTAATGAAATATTAACAACTTTAGATAATCATAAACATTGTAAAAGCTTGAGTATAATATCAAATGGTAGATATTCAAAAATTTATGAAGTATTTAAACCAAATAACCCCTTTTTAGTACAGATAACATTTCACCCTAGTGAAGTTAATAATATGAATGATTTTTTTAACAATATACTAAAAATTAAAAAGTTACACGATGTTAGAATAAATGTTATGCTAGTACCTAATTATTATGATAAAATAAAAGAATGTTTAGAATTTATAAAAAAAGAGTCTATAGATTTTTGCTATAATGTATTATTTAATCCTAAAACACCAGAACTTTTTATGAATTATAAAAATAAAGATGTGCTAGATTTGCCTAATTTATATAAACCTGAGCGAATACTTAAATATAATATAAACAATAAAGAATATTATTATAGTGATATAGATACGTTTAAAAATATTGAATTAAGTAATTTCAAAGGATTTAAATGTTATAATTATAATATACAAATTTCAGTACAAGGTGATTTTACTAGATTTTGTAACGACAAACCCTTAACAATTAACGAAATTAATAATTTAAATGATTATATATTGTGTCCTTTAAAATATTGTACTTGCCAAGGTAAATTATCAACATTAAAGATACCAAAATGAATTTAGAAATATTTTTAACAACTTTTTGTAATTACAAATGTGATTATTGCACTTTAAATACAGGTAAATTAGAATCTAATTTAAATTCTCTTGATACTATTAAAAAATTAAACAATATGTATAATTTTAATAATGTGGAGATATTGGGTGGTGAACCTTTATTACACCCAGATATAAACGATATTTTATTTTTTTAGAAAGTATTGGCAAAAACGTTGTTTTATACTCTAATGCCAGTAACCAATCGTTAAAAAAAATTAAATATTATAATAATTTAAAATTGATATTTTCATTTCACGAATCCCAAGTCGGTTTTAAATCATTTTTAAACAATATAAAAAAAGTTAAAAATATCTTTGAAGTGGTTATAATGGTTGAAAACATATTAAATTACAAGAAATATTTAAACTATTTTAATATTTTAAAAACATTAGGTTATACTGTATATTTAGAAGGTATATACACACTTAAAGGTGGTAAAATAAGTTTAAATATATTAAATTTTTTAAAAAAAGATTATAAAAAAACTAGAATAGGTTCTTTATATAATGAAGATTTAAAAATGTATTATTATGATATTTTTAACATAATAGATAAACCTAAAGTATGTGATATATTTAAATACAATATAACGTTTGATTATAAAAATAACACAATACATAAATGTTTATCTAAATTATACAAGAAAGAATTATATAATGCTGAAACATATTGTGATGAAAAATTATGCACAGCAGATTTTAGTTCTATAAGGAAAATAAATGTTTGACTTTAATAATGTAGTGACTTATAAAAAAATATTTAGTGGTTCTATATTTGAACCTATGACACCTTGTTTCAATTTAAATATTATAAATTTGTGTAATGCTAAATGTCCCTATTGCTATGCTAGAAAATCTAATAATTTTGATAATTTCGCTTCATTAAACAATATCAAAAGATATCTCAATGATCTCAATAAATTAGATTTTAAATTTAATATTTTAGTTATAGGTGGTGAACCCACATTACACCCCCCATCTTAAACAAATAGTAGAAGAATGTTATAAACTAAAAAATATAAATGAAGTGATATTAGCAACAAATAATCTTAAGAAAATAAACATAAATTTCGACAAGGGGTTAATATCATTTCATCCACATATTTTTAGAACACAATCTACAGTAGATGCCTACAAAGAAAATTTATTACATAATAAAAAATTTATTAAACATATTCAAATAGATATCGTTTTAAATATCAATGATTTTGATATGATTAGAAATATGTGTAAATTTCTTAAAGAAAATGAAATATTTTATTTTATAGATATGGGTAACAGGCCAGACCATTCAGGTCCTTTATATAAAGATATTAACAAGGTATTAGAAATATTACCTGACTTACAAACTATTGAAACACCCTGTGTTGAAGCAACGGATATTAATAATAATAAAATATTATTGAAAGATTCTGAATTACAAAAATATAAATTAAAAAACAACAAAGGTTGGCTTTGCTGTAATTTTGGTTTTGATATAGACACTACAAAAAAATATGAACCAAAATTTTTCAAACATATGTGTTGGGGTAAAGAATATAGCTATGATATGCTTAATAAATTTTATAGCAATTTTGGTTTAAATTGTGAGTTAGAACATTGTCATTTACAATCAGGTGGTATTGGGTACAAAATAAATACTAATATTAAGTCTATCGGAGACTAATCATACACCACAGAGGTCACTATGTTAAAAGATAAAAGAATAAAAAAATATTGCAAGAAAGTTATAGGCACAACTAATGGGGTCGTTGATCACGACAAAATATCTTATAACAACATTGTTTATAAATTTGATAATTTATATATTTTATTTGCTTTTACTAAAATATTTAAAATAGAATTAGGTGCTTACCCTACTCAAAAATTTGATAGTTTCGTGTATATAAAACCTGCTTATAAAAAATTAGTACCACAAGAGACTACTGTAAGTTTTAAGGATTTTTTATTTAATAGATTCAATTTAAATAATATCGATAAATTATCGGATTTATATCAAAAAAGTATGTTTGATCCTAAAAATTATTATAAACTAGCAACTGTAGAACATTACCGGGGTTTGGTCATTGTCGGTTGGATTGTATTTCATCAAATGATGTATAGCATCTGCAATAATTTATACTCTGATGATGCTAACGACAATTAATATAAAATATCCAGAATTTTAAATATATCAATATGTTTAATCAAGTTCTGGGTGCAAAGAAATATCTACAAATATCTCTTTTTAATGTAAATAATAAACAATACTATTGTATCCTAATAATGAAGGATTCAAAGTTGGAACCACATTTTGAAGTCTTTTATGAAAATAAATTCAATGAGTTGGTAGAAGCTTTTAAAAATAAAGACACGAAGAAAATCAGTGATTTAGTGAATAGTGAGCTTTTTATTCAAAAAGATGGTTATCCTAAATTCTGGTGTAAATTTTCTAAAAGTATTATCATATGTGTTTTCGGTTTTAGTAGATTACCTGGCAATAAAGCCGATAGGATTTGTAAAAATTATGGGGATACCGAGAAAGTTCAATCTTTATCAAAAGGTAGTAAAAAAATATCATCCAAAAAAATGAGATACCATATCATATTGTAGTAGAAGAGCAAGATGATAGTTATTCTGGTAAAATTACTGGACAAACAAACCCTGCTAAGTCAATGATTTTAAAGTATAATTTTGCTTAGTGTGAACAAAATGCTAAAATATGCTAAAATCTACTAAAACTTCAGTTTAATTTAAGATTATTATTATATAATTATATTGATAAAAACAAAGGAGATAAAATGTACGTTGCTAGATTTAATGAGTATTTTGGTTATGACTACCAATTAATGGATGTTGAAACAGTTGATATTTTAGAAAATATCTACGATAGTTTAGGATATATGCCTAGAGACCCAGAACCAATTGATTTAGAAATTGTTTTAGAAGAATTCTATAATACAGATAAAATCTATGTTTTATGTGAAGCTGATGATGAAGAAATTGAATTTTGTTCTTGTATTGATGAAGTAGAACCAGAAGTTATCATAGATTTTTTGAAATCTAAGGGTCATACTTTTATGGATTCAAATGCTTGATCGCGTTCAATTAAACTTGATTATAAAATAAAGGAAAAATTATGTTATTATCGTTTTTTATATATTTAGCTGGTGTTTTTGATACTCTTAAGGACACAGCTGTAGTAGTACTTTGTTTATCATTAGTTGTTTTTTGTTTGTCTTTTACATTTAACGTGGCAGCACACGTCGATAGAGAGGATCATTTACGTAAAATGACATCAAAAAGTATAAAAATTTGTGCGATAGCTAGTATAATATTTGGTGCTATAATTATTTTAGTACCTAGAAGCAGCACTATGTATTTGATGGCTGGTGCTTACGTTGGGACAGAAGCGATAGAAAATCCGAATATTGTTAATAAATTATCTAAAGTTAATAAAATTATAGATTATAAACTTGACGAAATGTTAAAGGAGCTTGAATCTAAGAAATTAGAATACGAAACAAATTAATTTTGTGCCGGCTAATACTAGCTGGTACCAGTTTGTAGATATCATTATAAACACCCAAAATAAATAATCACAAAAGAGAGATTATGGACTACTTAAACTCGGGATATGAAGCTCCTAAAAAAGGTAATATTAAAATTACATTAGCATCTTTGGTAGATAGCTTTCAAGAATTTTTAACAAAACGTAATTATTTTTTATATAATATAACAACTAAAACTCAAATAAATGATATCAAACAAACAAAAGTTTATAGTGATTTGCACGAACAGTTGAGATCTATAACTTATAGTCATTTTTATGACGATTATACTTTTTATGCTAAAGATACCTTTGATATTGAGCGTGTTAAATTAATTTTTATGACTTGTTATTTAGATTTACTTGAAGAAAATGATATTGATTTATCAAATAATGAATTAGTTGCAAATAACGACGTTAATATCGAACATTTTGATTTAGCTTATAAATGGTGTGATTTCAATACTGAATTGATAAGAACAAAAGCATACGAAATGGGTATATTTAAATCTTAAGCTAAAGGTTCTAAATGGATGAAATCAATTATGATGTATTAGAATATATCATTCAAGATCATTTAAATTGTTCTTTGACTCGTGAAAAATCTGTATTAGATTACTTGAATTTAGAAGCAACTAAAAGAAACCAAAAAATCACGGGTGAGACTGAATCATTTGTGGTCTACAAATTCAAACCATATATGTTAAGTGATGATATTTTAAAACCTTTTATTCCAAGTATCGATAAAAATAAAGGTTCTTAATGATTTATAATATCGACAAATACGATATAAAACTCTACAATGAATTTTTGAGTAATTTATCTAAACATAACGTAGATTACACAGAATACGTGTGTACAAGAGATAATAAGTTCTATTTATCAACTCAATTAGAGCCTTTTATTCTGGATTATATCCCTATTCAAAATGCTTCTAAAATGTTTTTGATATCTAAAACAAAAGGAGTTAATAACCAAGATGTATACCAATATAGAAGACAAAAAGTGACAGCTTCTAAAGATAATTTAAAATTATGCATTAATGATGCTTATCAATATTTCATAGATTTAAATCAAAAACAGAAAAATTCTATATTTTACTTTGTTAATATATCGAATAAAGAACGTGCCGAAGCTTTATCTAAACAACTAGGTAGGCTTTATTATTTTGGGTTTTATTATAATAAGTACAGAGTTTATTTGACCAATAATCAATACACAACAAATTACATAGATTCTGAAAATATTTTAGTAAGTTCTAATGATTTGTTTGATGCTGAGATGCAATTGAATTATAATATATTTAGATTGCAGGATAGACTTAAAAAATTTAGTCAAACACCCTATAGAGAAAATGGTACTACAGTGTTACCAAAATATATAGATCCATTTTTTAAATCACAACCTAAATCACAAAACCAAACTAAAGTTTAATATATAAATCAAAGGAGGTAAAATGTCTAAAGAATCAAGATATACAAAAGTTAAAAAAGCACCAAAAATGATTTCAGATGAAGACTTTGCTGAATTCTTCCAAGCAGCCATAGATTCTAATCTTAATGAAGATTTTAAAAGACCACTCATAGAATCTAAATATAAACTTAAATCTAATATTTTATACTTAACAGATGCTTGCAATTTTGATTGTGATTATTGTTATCAAAAAAATGATAGAGATCGTTTAATAAAAAACACGTATATCTCTGAAAGAGAAATTAATGATTTTTTTAAAGATCTTATTAAGAGAGAACCCGATAAGCCTAGCACTGTAGTTATATTTGGAGGAGAACCATTTTTAAACCCAGATATTGTTTATTATATTTTTGATTTAACTGATAAAATAACATTCCATACTAACAAAAAGTTTAATCTATCATTGACTACAAATGGTGCATATTTTAAAAATACTAAAAATGCTGATTATTTTATAGAAAGAACCCGCAAATTATTAAATCATTTTTCTTTAGAAATATCTTATGATTTATCAGGAAACTCCAGAAGAGTTTACAGAAATGGTAAAGATTCTACAAAAGATACTGAGTTTGTTTTAAGTTATTTTAAATCTAAAGACTATAAATTAACTATCCGTTACACTGTACATAAATTAAATTATATGAATGCTTTAAAAGATTTAATAACATTAAGTTTAGATTCTAATTATAAAAAAATTGTAGTTAATTTCTATGAAACTGAATTAGAACAATATATAAATGTATCTGAGTTTAAAGAAACCCTGAAAAGGCAAACTTGTGAAGTGTTTAAAAGAACTAAAATGCCTATTTGTCATTTAAATTGTTTGGCTTGTATGGGTTGTAATTTTGCAGATTTTGATGGGATATATTACCAATATAATGATAAATCATTTGAAGTCCAAGAAAATGCAAAGATATTTGAGTCTTTTACTGAATATTCTTGAAATTTAAACACACAATAAATAAACTAAAAGTATGAACTAATGAAATTATCTGAATTAATACTTATTTTAGAAGGTGGCAATACCACAACAATCAATAAAAAAACGGGTGAATCTAAAAGTGCTGAAAAAATAGATTTTAATAGATTGTCAATAGAATCTTTTAGAGCTGAATTCATAGATTTATTCACAAGTCTTAATAGATTGTTTTTAAACAAATACAAAGAAAAACTTTGGGCTAATGATTCTTTGATTAAAAAAGGTCTTGTTTTTAATGGTTCCACGAGTTATATTATGAACCCTAAAATGGATCCAAAAGAAATCTTTAAATATAAACAAAGTTCCGGTGATATTGATATTGTTATACCTGCTGAACACCAAGAAAAACTATGGGATTTATTAGATTCTTTAGAAGGTAAAACAATAGGTAATTTTGAATATCACGGTTGTTTTTCACAAAATCGTGAAAAATTAGGAGATCAATTATTAACAATATTCGTGTATAAACCCGAAAACATAGCTTGTCAAATAGATTTTGAAAATGCCGACTTTAAAGATGGAAAACCAACGGAATTTGCGAGATTTAGCCACGGCTCAAGTTTCGAGGATGCCAAAGAATCTATAAAAGCATTTGCACATAAGTTATTATTAAGAGCGTTAGTAGGAGCTATTTCAGCAAATCCAAATATAGTTGTAGCTACTAAGAGTTCTAAACCTGACAATATCAAATTAAAAGCAGATAAAAGCACACCTAGAATGGCTCAATTCAGTGTTACCCGGGGTTTAAGATTTGGTTTGGTTCCTATGTTAGATAAAGGTGAACCCGTTTATTACGAAGGTAAACAAGTATATCAAGAACAAGATACTAGTGATTCAGAATTTATAACAGATTTAAAAGAAATATTTAAATATATGTTTAAATCAAACGTGGGAATAAAAGATTTGCATAGTTTTATTGGTGTTGTTAAATTAATGAAAAAATACTGCGATGAAAAAACTATTAAATTAACACAAGAAAGATTCTTTGATATCATTTTTGGAATGCCAGCACAATTCATAGAGCCAAATGATTTGAAATTAGATAGACAAGTTAAATTAACTGCTTATAATTATTTCTTAAAAGAATTACGTTTAAGACATCCAGGATTAGAAGCAGATATAGATAGATATTATGTTGTTAAAGGTTCTAAAGCTAAAGCTTAAAAGCTTGAACTAAAATAGCTTGACTCAGCAATAAATATACAAAAAGTAGGGTTAAATGGCTGAAATAAAAACTGGTATTTTATTAAGACGTAATCTTAAAAAACATTTTGTAAATGACGCAAAACCAACACAAGGTGAAATCGTTCTTGCTATCGATACAAATGAAATTGGTATGCTTGTAAATGATGAAATACAATGGACTCCTATCCAAGGTGTTGTTAACACGGTTGCGGGTAAACAAGGTGACGTTGAATTAAACAAAAAAGACGTAGGTCTTGAAAACGTTGATAACACTGCTGACATTGACAAGCCAATTTCTAATTCTACAAAATTAGAATTTCAAAGACATTATACAGCTGAAAACCCACACAATATAACAAAGAAAACGCTTGGTTTAGAAAACGTTGATAACACTGCCGACATCGACAAGCCAATTTCTAACTTGACTCAATTTGAGTTAAATAAGAAAATTTCTTGGGATGATGCTAGAAAGCAAGCCGGTGGGAAAGACCCAGTTTTTACAGATACTACTTATACTATTAAAGATGGTGAGCTTTCAGAATTTAACTTTAATTCATATTATAAGAATTTCATAGATACTTTTAATACTAATTCCAGAGTTTTACCAAGCACACAAGCTCTTACTGCCAATGGTAGAACAATAACCTTAAGAAGAGCTGACGGCTCGAGTGAAAGCATAGAAACTCAAGATACTTTATATGATGATTCTGAACTCAGAGCATTAATTGAACAAGCTAAAATAGATTTACATATAAACATACAAGATAATTTAGAATCAGATTCTACTAAAGATGCTTTAAGTGCTAATCAAGGCAAAGTTCTTAAAGGTATAATAGACGAAATAAAGAAAGTAATTAATATTACAGATGATGATTTTAAAAATCTTCAAGATATTATTAATTATATAGAAGAAAACCGCGAAAAATTTGATGATTTAACAATTGCTAATATCAAAGGCTTGCAAGCTGCTTTAGATTCTAAATTAAATAGGGATGATTCTACATATGTTGCACCAAATTCAGCATTATTAGAATCACACCCAGCTAGTGATTTTGTATTAAATACAAATTATAATGCTAAGTTAATAGAAATACAAGATTCTTTAAATTCTATTAATTCACAAATTAAATTATTTGAAACGCAATCAGGTGTAGATTCTAAAATAAACCAAGCAATCAGAGATTTAAATTTCACTGAAACTATACAGAGTATTAATGAACAAATCGCAAGATTACAAGGCTCTTTAGATGGTATTGATTTGGATGCTATAACAGAAAATCTCCAAAAAGTTCAACAAGATTTAACAAGCAAGATAGAACAATTAGAAACCAATACATACTAAAAAAATAGAAGAATTTGAAGTTATTATTAATAATTTTGATATGTCTGAAATACAAAAGACTATTGAAGATTTCAAAAACCAAATCAATCAAAATATTGATAGCATACAAGGTGTTGTAGATTCTATAACAAAATCATTAGATACTATTCAAAATCAAGTTTCAAAGGATATAGCAAACAAAGTTTCAAAAGATGAGTTAGCTGCTGAGGTTAAAACTATTAATGATAACATTACTCGCTTATCAAGCATAGCAAATGAAGCAAAATGGCAAGATAATTTTTATTGTAAAGTTGAAAGAAAACGACAATCTTTATGGTCAATTATATCAATTTCAAAAGACTCTTTCAAAGGTTCATATAAAAAACCAAATACTTATAATTACTGGGAAGCAAAATATAAAAATCTTAAGTATATCAATGATAATTTTGATAACTTAGAAACAATATCTAATGCACCTACATACGACGTTGTTACTAATCAGGTTATTAAATTAACTTTTAGTGATATTGCGGAAGCATCATTTTTAATTGGAAGTCCTAAGAATAAAATTCAAATAGCTAAAATTATAGCAGTAAATGCTAATACTAAAAAAGCTGTGTTTATATATGGGTACCCAAGTTTTATGACCGACGATTTGTCAAAAATTATGGTAACTATAGAAAAAGATTCAAGTTTTGGTAATTATCTATCAAGAGCTAATAAAACAGATCCAGAAACTTTTCAAAAAATTGTAACCACGCAAGAATTTGATTTACCTGACGATACTGATGATTATTCATATTTTGAAGCTAGTTATGAAATATCTGGAAATATAATAACATTAACCATACCTGAAAATATATTTTTAGAATTCTATGGTAATATGACAGCAGTGGAAACAACTGTTACTGGTTCTAACGCAGCTCAAGTCTGGTCAACGACTTTAAAATCCACTGATTATGAAGGTAATAAATTATTCTCAAATGGTGTGTTGATAGGAAAAGATTTAACCGGAGAAATCTTAACTATATATGATAATAAATCTACATACATAAATACCTTGGGTGAAGCTAGAACTAATTATAATGATTTTCAAATAATACGCGAAGAATACGAAGATATTATGTATACAAGGGATTTTTTACCAGGAACTATAGAACCAGGTGATGATGAGTTAGAATGGTAATAACTTTTAAACTTTAATTTAAACATTAAAAGCTCTAAGATTTAAGAATTATTTAAGTAAAAATATAATATAATTAAAACAAAAAGGAATTATATGTTAGAATTAAGCAATTTTCTTAGATCACCATTCTTAGATATGCCTAGCATATCATTTAATAACAAAAATACTTCAAGATTTATTAAAAAATGTTTCAGAAACAATGGAAACATATCCATCATCAGTTACTTCGTATTTAACAACTGAAACTAGTTCGGGAATTGATGTTGTTGTATTGGCACCAGGAGTCCAAGAAGATGGTTCTAAAACAATTGAATTAGACTTTAAACCTGATGAAATTGTAGTTAGATATAAAGTTATAGATGATGCTAAATCATTTTTTATAACTGGTTATAATACAATCAGAGTTAGTTTGGATTCTGTTAATAACTTTAAACTTAAACAAAATTCATTTAAAGCTAGAAATGGCATTATAACCTTTTCGTTAGAATCTATTAAAGAAACTAAAAATACATACACATTCTAATAACTTAAGCCTTTGGGTAAATACTAAAGGCTTATTAACCACAATTCATAAATAAATATACAAAAAGCAAGGATTGTGATGGCTTTTACACACAAAAATCAAAAAACCTTTTATACTGATTATGCTATTAAACACGGTATGGTACCTACTGAAGATACTATAAATCTATTTCAAGTTCGTCTTAAAAAAGAGACAACTGATATCTATAACAAATTTCAAATGGTGAACGGAAAAGCACCACTAGAGTGGAATCAATCCGAGAACTACGAAGTTAATGAAATTGTAAGATATAATGAAGTAGATTATAAATGTGTGCAAGAATGTGTTAATAAAGTTCCTAGTGAGGAACCTAGTTTTTGGGTCGTTACAAAATATCAAGAATATACTGAATTTCCCGCCAGTAATTACCTAGCTAAAGACAATCAAGATCCTTATGATCCTAGTTCAATGCAAGATTATGAAGAATCTAATACTTTTCACCCAACAACCGTTAAACACGTTGAAGATCGTCTAAAACATTGGTTTGATAATGAAACTGTTACAAATGCTGATAGACTTGATGGTGAACACAAAGATTATTTCTGCTCTAAACAAGAGTTTGATGATTTTGTTAGAATAGCATTGACTGAAGAATCTGTCGTTGATAGTTTAGAATCTGATAATCGCAGATTACCATTAAGTGCTTACCAAGGTAAGGTTCTTAAAGGATTAATAGATCATATTAACACAATTTTAACTTCAAATGACATAAACTTAGATGAACTTCAGGAAATTGTTAACTGGATTAAAACAAATAGAGATATGATTGAATCTTTGGGTATTGATTCTATTAAAGGATTAAGAGATTATTTAAATCGCATAGATTCTGATCTGAAAAAAAGAGTTACTTACGATTATTGGAATGCTGAATTTCTCAATAAAATTAAAGAAGTGGATGGGCATTTATCTGGAGTTGATGCTGATACATTAGATGGTCAACACGCAGGTTATTTCTTACCAGCAAGTAGATTTACACCAGAAGAAATTGCTTTATTACTTCAAAAAGTACCAGGATCTTTGGGTAAAATAGATGCTGATAAATTAGATGGATTAGATTCTAAAGATTTCTTGAGACGTTCAACCAGTGATACCCCTACTCAAGATAATAAATTTAGTTTAGGATCTACAGCTTTAAGATGGTCTAATATATATGCTGTTAATTTTCAAGGAACTGCTTTGCAAGCTAAATATGCTGACTTAGCTGAGTATTATGAAGTTCCAGAATCTATTAAATCGAATATAAAAGCAGGTCATATATTAGGCATAGATGCTTGTGGTGTAAATTTATTTAACCCAGGTATGAAATTATTTGGTGTTGTTTCAAAAAATCCTGGTGTAATTCTGAATAATGAATGTGATGGTGTTCCAATTGCATTGAAAGGTAGAACTCCAGTTTATTGCAAAAATAAACCTAGTATAGGTGATTATATCTATGCTGATTCTAATGGGTTGGGTATTGCAAGTGAAACTGAATTAGATTTACCATTAGTGGGTATTTGTATAGGTTCTATAATAAATTATAAAGATTTTTGGATTTGCGAGATCAAAATCTAATCAAACGTAAGGAGTATTATAATGAAATTAATGATTTAATTACTAAAAACTCGAGTTTAATTTTTTTAAACTCGAATTTTTAATTCTTATATATTATATAATATTATATTTTAAATTTAAATTTTTAAGTTTTAAATTTCGGGTAATAATATGCAGCGAGTTCCAAATTCAACACCTTGTGTATCTTTTTGGAATTGAATACTTGAATAAAAACTATCTTTAAAACTTGAACCTACTATAGGAAATGTTAAAGTATCTTTATACGTTGGATTTCCTCTCCATTGAAAAGTTTGTCTTGTGGTGTCTACGGTAGCATCTTGTAAAACACTCCATTTTGGAATACCGCAAGAATCTATTTTATACTCAGAAGTTGTTCTTACATTTGTGTTATTGTACTTGGCACCAACATCCTTAAAATAACCTAATGGGCTATCAGAGTCACTGTTTATATAAGTTATAATCTCTGCTGGTAATGTAGTTTCATCATAATTATTAGTATCTACTAAAGATTCTAAATCTAAATCTGTTATATTAGTGCTTTCTTTGATAACACCAAAATAACTTCTATCTAATATATAACCATACATAGCGCCTATAGCCAGATTAAATAACCCGCCTACTAAATCAACAACCCCACACGCGTGACCATTATGACTAATTTTACCCATTTTAGAATCTGAAACACTACCTGTTCTATACAACGCGTTAGTACCATCCGTATACCCAGCAGTTTTATAATCTAAATTATGAATAGCTTGAATATCTCTTTGCACACTTTGCATAGTATTCATACCTTGAATAAATGCAAATCTATCTGTTCTTGATTTAGCAAACTCAATATTATTGAAATTATTTGTATTATAAGCATTTTGATATATACATTTAGACAACAAAATCAAATAATTATAAGCAAATATAGTTAATACTTGAAATTCAGGGCCTCTATTTTTAACAGCTTCTAAGAAGCTTGAATTTCTATTCTTAATAGATTTTAAATCATCAGAATCTAAATCAGAATCTTCTGTAATTTTATTACCCAAAGCAACCTTTGCAGAAACTCCTGAGATTAAAGCTACAGAGTTAAATTTAGAATCACAGGTTAAAGGCACTGTATTACACCTAGAACCTAAAATACCCCCTTGGTTAGATGCTAGATATTTGTCTATAAAAAAACCTGGAATTTCTTTACCATTATTAATAAATGCTCTATGGCACCAAAAACCTTCTTCTTGAGTAGCGGAAACTTCAACTTTTAATCCGTAATATGGTGCAGCGTCTACATTTGAAGTCTTAATATAAAGTTTAGGTATCCAAACCATAACATTACCGCGGATATCAGTATAATTTCCATAATTCATATGACCAGGAGTAAAAGTTCCTAGCATAGGATACATATTATATTTGTTAGTAATTTCTTTAGGTGCAATACCCACTCCAAAACCAATATCACCAAGATTTGGATTACTTGGAAGTGCACCAGCAACTTCTCCGTTTCCGTTTATCCAGCGATTTTTATTTTTTGTTTTATCTATACAAGTCCAAATAACTCCAGTAGCTGTATTTAAAAAAAGTTGCACTATCGATTGTAGGATTTATAGAAGGTGTGGGATCATTTGATTGCTTATAGTTTATAGAATAATTATCAACTTGTGTATGCAAAGCTTTAACATCTTCTTTAACCGGATCTAATTTTTGATCTATTAAGAAATTAGCGGTATTGGTATCTATAGAATTTTTAATTTTTTCATAATTATCTTTAAGTTCATTTATAGCTCCTACTGCTGTAGTTTTTGCTTCGGTTTTTAATGTTGTTACATCACCAATAGTATTGACTTTTTTGGTTAAATCTTTTTGGGTATAAGCACCAAGAGCTAAATCTTTCATAATGAACCTTTTATGTTATTTATTTGAATCTATATAAGAAGCCTTTAAGATATTTTATAATATAATATCCCAAAGGATAAAAATGAAAGGTAAAACCTGTGATAAGATGGCTAAATAATAGTTCGCACATTACAAGCAGATAGCTGCTATAAATAATTGAAATTAAATGAGGCTTTGAATGGCTAAGTTCGTTACTCCCGCAGGGAATTTACTTAATTCTTTAAATTCTAAGAACCTTAGAAATGTTCAAAATTATAGCCAAACGATAGTTTGGTCTTTTGAAACTAATGAAGAGTTTATATCTGCTAGAATAGTTGATGAAGGTGTAGAACACGTCCCTAAAGGCCTAAAGAAAACTTGGACACCCACTTCTTTAACTCTTTCTGGTCTGCCAGATGATGTTGATTTGTATCACCCAAAAATGATTACATATCTTTGGAGTGGTTTTAAGTTGGATGGGACTGAATTTAAGGATACTAATTATGAAGAAAAAGCTACTATAGAAGATATTAAAAATCAAGATATGCACTATACTGGCAAATCCTGGGGAACTAAAGGTATTGCTGGATATTATAGGGATAATAATATACTAACATTTCCTTTTACTGTAGAAGTTACTTATTGGGAATATTCTAATTCGGGTTCAAACTCAAGTTCTGGCTCTAAAAATACTCGTGAATCTGGTTCTGGTGGACTTAAGGTTCAAAGAACTATAGCTCAAAATTATTATATTACAGTAGTTCCTAATATGGATCCAGCATTATTTTGTAAAAAATATGGCGATGCTCACGGATTTAAAGGGCCTAAAGGCGAAGACTTTAATTACGATCAATATAAAGCTTATATGGTTTCTTTAGGCTTAGATTTCTTAACTATAGATAGGACTCAAGCGACTTAATACATTGAAATATACTTAAATATTGCTTTAAATCTAAAATCGATTTAAGCCGGTTTTTGAGCCTCTATACATATATTTGAATTCTACTAAAAATATACAAAAAAAATATACTGAAACTTCAATTTAATTTAAGATTATTATTATATAATTATATAAATTAAAAAGGAGATTCAGATGTTACAAGACAAAGTTTTAAAAAGTTACAGAGATTCTTTAAATCAAAGATTGTCAATCTTGATCAAAGACCCAGAAAGTAACAAAGATATCATATCTGATATTAAAGTTGAAATAAAAAAGATCAATAATATATTAAACAGATCTTACAACCGCGGTTAATTCAAACAAGACTAGTAATGGTTAGACAAAGGAAACATAATGGTAGATTTTAAAAATTTTTTAACAGTAAACAAAGTTTATATCGATAAATCAGATATAAAACCATCGCAAAGAAATGTAAACTCAGTTCTTTATAAGTTGCTTTTAAAAGGTTATAAACCAAGCCAGACATTGTTAGAAGCTATTAATAATGCTTCAGATTCTGATCTTAAATCATTTGAAGAATCTATAGTATTAGCTGCAGGTACAACATTCTATAAAAAATATACTCATAAATTAAGAGATATTTCAGATTATGAAGATCAATTCTATCACTATGTCTTAAGATATATTTTTAACTTAGATACTCACGATTATACTCTAAGTATTAATTTTAGTGATCTAATACCAAACAAAGAACTAGTTGAATTAGATTTAATACAAGAATCTGAAATTGAAAAAATTACAAAAAAACATCCTAGAATCTCAATTCAATCCTACGGATAATGAAAAAGATATCATAATAAAATATGGTTTTAAATATATGCCAAATAAGATTCCAAATAAGTTAGCTTTAGAAACTTTGATTTCTAATTTAAATCCTAGTGAAGCTCTGGAATTCTACTAAAAAAATACAAACCAGAAAATGTTAATGCGGTCAGAACTATTACTAAATGCTTAATTAAATCTGAATACGATTTAGATATAGACAAATTAGATAGAATTTACACAAAAGAATTCAATTTACCTAGATATATTAAAACTTTTGTTATGAATTCTATTAATGAATTAAAATTGGATCGTGAAACTATATTAAATGAAATGTTAATATACAAGAAATTCTGGCAAAATATACAGTATTTAATTGTTACAACACAAAAAAGATATAAAAATCTAATAGTTGCAAACTATGTTTTTAACAAAATATTAAAAAGAGATTATAAACAAACGGGTACTTATAGAATCAGAACTTTACTAAATAACCCAGTAAAATTTAATAATGCTTTTATTGAAATTTATAAGTATAATATAAATTTAGCTTATAAAAATGTTTTTAATTTAGCAGCTAAAACTAATAACAATGATTTTAGTATTTTGTTGTATCATAGACCTAAAACACTCAAACAATTATTGGATTTAGTTCTTAATTATAAAAGAACTGGTAAAGTTCGTATGTCTAATATCAAAGGAAATATTTTATATTTTGATGAAGCTAAAAAACCAAGCGGTAATCTTTGGGAAGTCTTAAGTAAATTATTTTCAATTTTATTACAATCTAAAAAAGATTTAATTGATTTTGGCTCAGCTAAAAGAATAGCAATTTCTGATGATTTAGAAACTATGGTTCCTCCAATTAAACCTAAAGATTCTTTAAAAACTGATATATTCTTTCCAAAAGGATCCAGCCTTAGAATAGATTCTAAATTTCAAGTATTCGTTGCTTGGAAAAGGAAGGATAATTCTAAAGGTTCGTTAGACTTAGATTTATCTTGTTTATTCAGAGATAGTTCAGGTTCACTAAAGAATGTTTTGGATTATACAAAACTTGAAACTAGCATAGATGGTAAGATTCAAATACACTCTGGTGATTGGACCAGTTCAAGAAGTTTTGATCCTAAAAATCCATTAATTACAGCAGAGTTTTGTACTTTGACTTTAGATCCTGAATCAGATTTAGAAGTATATGTAAATGTTCATAGTTACAACAAAGTTTCACTCAGTGAATATGATGTAATTGTTGGTGTTCTACCAGGTGATACTAAAAATAATGATGGTGTTATAAATCTCCAAGATGCTATTTTTCAATTCAATGTTGATGTAGATTTCAAAGATATATGTGCGTTTAGAATTCAAAATGGTTTACTGCAAGTTATTGGTGAACCATTTAATATGAGAGGTTCTCACTCAGGGGGTTATGGTTTTAAGCAAATTGCTCCAATATATGATTATTATAAAGTTTATAATCAAATGAGTTTAAAAAGATTATTTAAATTAATTGTAATTCATAAAGGTTTAAAACTTGTGGACATCAACGACAATCCAGATTTAGTAGTTAGTTCTAAACTAAGTTCTAAACACAGCTCTGAATATAAAATTTATAATGTAAGTGAAAAAGCAAACGAACTCAAAGAGTTAATGGTAAAAGATTAACTCTTTGATTCCATTAAGTTTGATTCTGGATTTATAGGTTCTACCATTGACTCAATTGGAATAGGCACTGCTGGTTCATTTGGTATACTAGGAGTGTTATCATTAGGATTAGAATCAAACTCTAAAGATTCTACACCTCTTGGGTCTATATAATATACTTTAAAATGTCTATCATTTTTAACTGCTTCATTTAAAACATTAATCAAATCTTTATTATTTTCTATTCTATCGTCTATCCCATTTTTATTAATATCTTTTTCTGGTGCAAACTTACTAGCTTGATAAACAATTTTTTGGCCAGAAACATATAAGATTATTGACCCACCAAAAGATACTAACAAAGGTTCTAATCCTAGATTTGCATCAAAAAATCTATTAAGAATTAAAGCCAAAGAACATATAAAAAAGTTCTGTATTATAATATGTCTATTTCTTTCTGGGTTACCATAATTAGCAGAATCTTTAGTTCCTTTAAAAGTGGCAATAACAGAAGTTGTTCTGTCGACCCCCCACATATACACAACATAGAGTAGCATATAGTGTGGTTAGTGTTTCCATTGGGACTTGAAAGTTTTTATTAAAGATACTCGAACCTGGTATATAATAATCTATGATATAATCTAAGCATTGAAATATTAAACAAACTGCTGTGAATATACCAAAGAATATAACATAGCCAGCAGTGCCTTTAATATTTTTATGTAATTTATTAGTAAAATAATCAGATTTAATTTCTTTTGCTGTATACGTAGATTCGTTAGTTTCTTTATTTAAATACAT